AAATAAAGAGGTACTCTATGGAAAACACGAATGTGCCGGTGATATCGGCAAAGGATCTGAACCTCTGGTACGGCGACTTCAAAGCGCTGAAGAGCATTTCGCTGGACGTGGGCGAGCGGGAGATCACCGCACTGATCGGCCCCTCCGGCTGCGGCAAGTCCACCTTTTTAAAGACCCTGAACCGCATGAACGACCTTGTGCCGGGCGTGCGCATCGAGGGGGATGTACGGCTGAAGGGCGAGGATATCTTTGCCCGCGAGATGGAGCTGACCGACCTGCGCCGCCGCGTGGGCATGGTGTTCCAGAAGGCGAACCCCTTCCCCATGAGCATTTACGATAACATCACTTACGGCCCCAAGCTGCACGGCGTGCGCAATAAGGCCGAGCTGGACGAGCTGGTGGAGACCTCTCTGCGGGGCGCAGCCCTGTGGGACGAGGTGAAGGATCGCCTGAAAAAAAGCGCCCTTGGCCTTTCCGGCGGGCAGCAGCAGCGTCTTTGCATCGCCCGGGCCTTGGCGGTCAAGCCCGAGGTGCTGCTGATGGACGAGCCCACCAGCGCACTGGACCCCGGCTCTACCATGAAGGTGGAGGCGACGTGACCTTGTGCGAACTTTTTGGACAGTTCGCCAGCCGCCGCCTCCGCGTCCATGACGAGGTCGAAGTCGGCCTCGGCGTTAGAACCCCCCGAATAATTGAAAGCAATCCGCAGGTGGTCATCGGACAGGTAGACCACCGACACAAAGGCATCAATGACCTTGCGCCGGAACTCTTGGCTCTGCAAGCTGCCGCCCCGGAAGCGATCCAGCCAAAAGAGAACCTGATCACGCTCCAGCCGGACGTGGCTCAACTTTTCCAGTTCGATGGCCCGCTTCAGATCTTGGGCCTTGGCTTCCAGATCCAGAAGCCGCTGCTTTGTGGTCGAGGTGATGATTCCGGCTTCGATGGCCTTCATCACATTGTCGGTGGCCTTTTGGTTTTCCTCCAGCTCGGCGGTCAGGGCGGCAAGCTGCGCCGAGGCCGCCTCTCGCTCCTGATATTCCATCACGGCATCCGCGATCCACTCCATCACGTCAGGCCGGAGGACGTAGTCCAGAGCGGCCTTCACGACCACACGCTCGATCCACTCGCGGGGCACGTTGGCCTTTTTGCAAGCCCGCTCCCGCCGCCGCTTTTGGCAGCCGTAGTAGTAATGCAGTTCGCCGCTCTTCCCGGTGCCGGAGAAGCCGATCATGTAGGACCCGCAGTGGGCGCACTTCAGCTTCCCGGTCAGCAGGTAGTCCCCGCCGTCTTGGTGACGACCCCGGACGCTGCTATTTGCTTTCAGCCGCTCATTCGCCGCCCAAAAGGTGCCCTGATCGATGAGAGCGGGCATCCCGCCCTCGATGCGGGTGTCCGAGAAATGATACACCCCGATATAGGCCTCGTTCATCAGCAGCCGGAAGCTGCCCTTGTTCCACCGCCCGCCCCGGCTGGTTTTCAGCCCCCGGCTGTTCAGGTCGTTGGCGATATCCACAAAGGGCATCCCCGCCGCAGCCTTTCGGAAGATCTCCCGCACGACCTCGGCGTTTGCTTCATGGATTGCAAAGCGGCCATCCGGCCCCTTGCAGTACCCGAAAGGGATGGAGCCGGAGTTCACCTTGCACTGCTCGGCGTTGTATTTCATGCCCCGGCGAATATTCTGGGCGAGGGCTGCGCTGTAATATTCAGCAGACCCCTCCAGCACGGATTCCAGCAGAATCCCCTCCGGGCCGTCCGGGATGGACTCCTTTGCATAGAGGACCCGCACCCCGGCCTTTTTCAGCCGGAACTTGTATGTGGCCGAATCGTAGCGGTTCCGGGCAAAGCGGTCGATCTTCCAGCAGATCACATAAGCCCAGTGGCCGTGAGCGGCATCCTTCAGCATTTGCTGGAACTGGGGGCGGTTATCGGTAGTGCCAGACAGATGCCGATCGGCGTAGACCTTCACCACCCGGAGGTTGTTCTGCCGGGCAAAAATCTCGCAGTCCGCCACCTGCTGCTCGATGGAACAGTCCCGCTGGTTATGAGACGAGTACCGAGTGTAGATCACGGCATCCTGCATATCCGGCTCAAGCATGGCCGGTTTCTTTTTTGCACACATTCAGAGCAACCTCCCGCCGCCCACCGAGGGCGGCTTTTTATTTTGCGTTGACTTCATCCAGCCAGTCAACATAGTCCGAGATTTGCTGCTCGTACCGAGCGACCGCAGCGTCATAAATATCCCCGGCCTTTGCCACCCGGTACGCTCCAATGGCCACAATGATCAAGCCGACCGGGAGCGACATGACGCAGACCGCAAGGCCAACGACCGCCAGAGCGATGCCGACATTCCGCACTGCACCTTTAGACTTCGGCGGCTGTTTCGGGTCCTTTGGACGCTTCAGGGCCTCGACCTTGTCCGGCTGATCATAAATAGAGAGATCCACAGGCTCCGGCCCTTCAATGCGCTGCGGCTTCTGAGCAGGAGCCGCCCGCCGCTTCTTCGCCCCGGATTCGCTCACATAAGAGATACCCGTGCCCGGAACAGAGAACGTGGTCCGTGTTCTTCCGTTCGCCATTTTTGTGATCCGCGCTCCCTTGCCGCCGAAGCTGGTAGAAATTCCAGACTTGCTGGCGGTAAAGCGAAACGGCCCGACATTGACAGATTTTCTGTACCTAAACCCCATAGCACACCTCACGATATACACTATAAAAAGGGAGAGCTGCCCACACAGACGGCTCTCCCTTTTTTCTTTTTTGGCTTCACAGGGGAGACCCTCAGCCATTACTAGGTTTTCTATTGTACGGATTATATGCGAGATCGTCTGCGTATGTAATGACCTTTTCAACCGCCGCACTGTTCAAGGCATCGCAAGCCAAGAGCAGCCGCTTCTTCAAAAGATCTTCCTCGCTTTCATGCGGGGCATTGTTCCGAGGGTCGTCGCTCAAGCCAAGAAGCCAGTCGGTTGTGCAACCGCAGAAGTCAGCGACCTTTATAAGGTAATCATGCCCCGGCTCTCTTGAACCGTTCTCATAATTCGTCACAGTTCGGTAAGACATCCCAAGAGCATCCGCGAACGCTTTTCTATTATACCCGATAAATTCACGCGCTCGGACAAGACGCTCCCGCATTTTTTCGCCGTCCATCGAATCCCTCCTTTCAAAACAATTTTACCACACTCCCATATTATAATCAAGGATTTTTTACCCGATTTGGAGAAAACATTTTTGAAATTCACTTGACATTTACCCGAAGTGGAGCTATTATAGATTCAGAAAGTTACCCGGTTCGGGTAAACATTCAAAATCAAAAACGAAAGGATGACGAACTATGATGTTCCCCAATATCGAAGCCGAGAGAGCAAGAACCGGCATGACCAAGACCCGCATGGCACAGGAGATCGGCGTGACCCCCGACACCATGAAAAACTGGCAGAATGGCCGCACCGAAATCCCGGCCAGCAAAATCGTTTCTCTTGCAAACCTTTTCGGCGTAACCACCGACTACCTGCTGGGTCGCACTGTCAACCCGAAAGCCTAAGCGATGGAGGAACCCCATGAACCTCAAATACATGAACGTATACGAGGGGCTGGAACACATCGAGGACCTGAAAGCACTTTCCTCGTACCGCCCCGGAACCCGCAAAGGCTATATCTACGTTGTCGAGTTCAGGAAAGACGGCGGCGGCCTTTGCAAAATCGGGCAAACAGGGTGTCCTTTCACCAGAATCCATGGGATGTACTACAGTGACTTCATCCCGACCGATATTCTGCGGTTTGCAGTAAGCCCTGCGCACAAGGACCCGCTGAGCACCGAACAGTACCTCCACAAGTCCTTTGAAAGCGTCCGCATCCCTAACACAGAGCTTTTCAGGATGAGTTTTGAACAGGCTGTAGAGTTTGCCGATCTGACAATCTCAACCATTCTGGCTCAGCAACAAGCCGAGTTTGCGGATCTTTCCAGCAAAGAAGTCGCCTTTTGCAGAAGCTACAATCCGATGTCGATCATTCATCACATTGCAACCTTTCCCCCGGATAAACAGGGGCAGGTCGTTCGGATGGTCAACGCCTACCTTGCCGGGATGAAATTTCAGGATCACATCCAAAAAAATCTTCTGTGAGAGGCAAAGCGATGGAAATTGAAGAACTCGAAAAGATGCTCTTTTTCTTCCGTTCCATCGGAGAGGAAGAACAGAAAGTCGCCTTTGCATTCCTGCAAGGTATGGAAACCCAGCGTTTCTCGGACAAACAGTCCGAGCCTTACACCGCGAACCAGTAAGAAAGGAGCCATGCCAGATGGCCAGCACAAAGAACCTCAAGGCCGTGCCGACCACCGGCACGATGCCCCGACTTGACACCAAGAAGATACCCAAAGCAGAGCGGGCCAACATCGGCCAGCTGGTCTTTGATGCCATCCAGCGAGAGTTTCAGAACCCAGAGATCCGGGCCGAATACGAACGCTGGAAAGCGGATCGGGCCGCCAAGGGCATCGCCTGAACCGAAAGGAGGATACATGAGAAACGCAAAAGTCACAGCCGCCATTACCGCAGCAGTCGCAGCAGTCCTCGCCGTTCTTGGCAAGGCGTTCAACTTCGGAGTGGACACCACCACCCAGATCTTGATGCGCTTCGGTTACGACTGGGGCCGGGCAGCAGCAAGGGCACCATTTTATTTTAGCATCGCCATCGCCCTGATCGGGCTTCTGGCTTGTACCGGCTGGATCGTCTCGGAGGATGCCCGCCGCCAGCTTTGGAAGATGTGGAGCAAGCCGAAAGGCTACGGCAAGATCACCCGGAATCACGCCCGAAACCCTGAGTATCCGAAGCAGGAACGGAGGGGTTGACCGTGGCGAAAGCCGAAAGCCTTAAATGGACACGGACCTGCACCCGCTGCGGAAAGAAGATGGTCGGAGTCGCCAGCAACAAGAAACTCTGCGATTCCTGCCTCCGCATCCGGCAGATCGAGCATGACCGAAAAAAGGCTCAGAACAACAAGCTGGAGGTCGTAGAGCGGACCACGCCGAAACACGCCCCGGAGGATTCCCTCCAGAATGATGTCCGGGAAGCGGATCGGCTGGGCGTGAGCTACGGAAAATACCGGGCTTGGAAAGATGGGAGGATTCACATCCATGGTTAAGTCTTTCTGCAAGGACTGCCCAAACCGACACACGATCTGCCACGACACCTGCCCGCAGTACCAGAAGTACAAGCTGGAGTTGAAAGCCGAGAACGCATACAACCAAGCCATGACCGGGCACGTTGGTGTTTATCACCGCGACCATGAGGACCGGCACCGTGAAAAGGGGCGCAAGCGGTACATGGGAGCGAATGGAGGTGCAGATCGATGAAAATGGCCCTGATAGAAAACACCCTGCTCATCAAAGAGGCCGACACCGTCCAGTTTGCGGTGATCAAAAGCTGGGGCAAGATGAAGTGGTCGAAAACCACGCAGACCCTCTCCGGCACCGCAGACATCGAACTTCTGGACAAGCTGTCCAGCATCGTCAAACTGCCGCCCCACATCGAAGCCCTGCGCCAGAGCCTCCACGACACGGCAGCCGCCGTCGATCAGGAGCGCATGAACGACAGCCCTGAGCCGCTTCTGGACTACCCGGTCAAGATGAAACTTTTCCGGCATCAAGTCCGTGGGGCGAACATGGCTGCAATGGTTTTCGGGTGGGTTGACCCGAACGGAGGAAACGCAACATGAGCGATATTCACAAAATGAGCCTGTCCTCGCTGCTCTGTCAGATCGACAGCATCAAGGACAACAGCGCATCCTTTCTCCCCTGCGAGGGGAAGCAGGACCCCGACAAGAAGATCTGGCAGGACGACGTGGACGCTTGCAACGCAGCCACCGAGATCATCAAGAAGCTCTGCGAGGAAAACTGCTTCTCGGTGGCCGAGGCAATCAGCTACATCGCACAGAGCAAGAAACTCCTGCAGGACTGGGGCAACCTCCACGCCAAGTACGAGGTGCCGTCGCAGCCGGTCAAAAAGGACGGCGTATGGCACTGCCCGGACTGCAATCACAGGGTGAACCCGCACCACTCGCACTGCCACTGGTGCGGTACCCGACTGTTGGGAGGCGCAATCAGATGAGACGAAAGGTAACATTCATGCGGGTCGAAATCGAAAAGGCCAAGCAGCCCCTGCCCGAAAACGGGCACATCTTCGCCACCATGCCCCTGCGCAGAATCGTGCCGAACCCCTGCAACCCGGAATGGAAGCCAGCCACTTGCCCGATCTGCAGGCAGGACTGCTGGCTTCAGACCGGGAACGCCGAACTGGTCAAGCGGATCTACCCCAGCGCAAAGTTCGTGTGCAGCGAATGCGCATGGACAGGAAAGGCGGCGGCAAACCAATGAACATCCGAAAATTCATCTCTACTTACAAGTGCCGCCTTTGCGGGGAAACCTTTCAGAGTGTGGGCACCCCGAACATCAACAACGCCTACGCTGAGGTGTTCGACATCGCCATGTATCACAGTGGCGTGAGGAAAGAACTCAACGAAGTGCGGTCTCCCTCGCTGTTTGGCATCCACCACTGCGATGATGGCAGCGTGGGTCTCGCAGATCTTCAAGGTATGAAGAAAGTCGGTGGCAGCGATGGGTAAAGGCTTCGGTTTTCTTTTTGAGATGGGCTGCGGCAAGACCCTGACCGCCATCGCCGTCACCGGGGCCGGGTACAAACTCGGCAAGATCAAGCGGGTGCTGATCGTGGCCCCCACCTCCGTCTGCGCTGTCTGGCCGAAAGAATTTGCAGACTATGCCGACTTCAGGTACACGGTCAAGACGCTGCTGGGCACAAAACCCCAACGTCTCAAGGCCCTCGCCGATCTCGAAGCGTTTCCCTTCCAGAGCCTCAAGGTGGCCGTCATCAACTACGAATCGACGTGGCGGGATGGCATCTTTGAAAAGCTGCTGGAGTACGATGCCGACCTGATCATCGCGGACGAGAGCCAGCGCATCAAGACCCACGATGCAGCCCAGAGCAAGTCGATGCACCAACTGGGTGACAAGGCCCGGTACAAGCTGATTCTCTCCGGCACCCCGGTGCAGAACGAGGCGGTGGACATTTTCAGTCAGTACCGCTTCCTCGACCCGACCATCTTCGGCACCAACTTCTACGCCTTCCGCAACCGCTACGCCGTAATGGGCGGCTTCAACCGCAAACAGATCGTCCAGTACAAGGATCTCGACGAACTCATCCGCAAAGAGCATTCCATCGCCTACCGGGTGACCAAAGAGGAAGCCCTGGACTTGCCGGAGCAGACGTTCCAGACCCGGAGCATCATCCTCTCGGCCAAAGAGCGGGCCATCTACGACCGTCTGCGACGGGACAGCTTCACCGAGTTGGACAACGGCGGGAAGATCACCGCCACCACGGTTCTGACCAAACTCCTGCGGCTGCAGCAGTTCACTGGCGGCTTCCTCGTCGCCGACGATGCAGCCAAGCCGGAGCTGGTCAGCACCGGGAAGCTCGATGCCCTCTCGGACATCATCCAAGACTGCGCTCTGGAGGGCAAAAAGAAGCTGGTGATCTTCGCCCGGTTCATCCCGGAGGTCTTGGAGATCATCAAAAGGTCGGAGAACATCATCGGAAAGAGCGGCATGAAAACGGTGGCCATTTACGGAGCCATCCCGAAAGAGCAGCGGGGCGACATCGTCCAGCAGTTCCAGAAAGACCCCTCCACGATGGTTCTCGTCGGCCAGATCGACACGGCGGGCACCGGCATCACCCTGACCGCAGCCGACACCTGTGTCTACTACAGCGTCACATTCAACTACGCCACCTACTCGCAGAGCCTCGCCCGCATCCACCGTATCGGCCAGCGCAACACCTGCACATACATCCACCTCGTAGCCGAGAACACCGTGGACAGCACAATCCTCAAGTCTCTGAGCAAAAAAGAGGATCTCGCCAAAACGGTGGTCGATGACTGGAGGCAGTTCTTTTGAAAATCTACATCGTGGACGGCACCCCGGTTTTAGACGGAACCCCGAAAGAGCTGGCTCAGTATCAGCGCACGGTGCAGGAGCTGGCGGTGTACGATGCCTATCAAAAATTGCTCAAAGCTATCGCCGAGGGAAAGCCACCCGGCGGGCAGCTTGAGGATAAACCACCCGCCCGGAAACGGGCAACCCCGAAAAAGAAAAGAAAGGATGAGAGCAATGGTTGATTCTTCGCAAATTCCCTATGCCATCGCAATCGACTTTGATGGCATCCTCTGCCAGAACGCCTACCCCGACATTGGAGATCCGAACTGGGACACAATCCATCAAGCCCTGAAAGAACAGAGCAACGGCGCAAAGCTGATTCTCTGGACCTGCCGGGAGGGGCGGTCACTGGAAAGGGCCGTCGCCGCTTGCGCAGGCTGGGGCCTGACGTTTGACGCTGTCAATGAGAACCTCCCGGAGTGGCGCAAAGCCTACAGAACAGATCCTCGAAAAGTCGGGGCAAACGAATACTGGGACGACCGAAATGTCATCAATGACAACGAAAGCCCGTTGTTTTTTCGTGCCCACCAGTGCGCAAAGGACCATGCGGAATGGGAGGTGCGCCGTCAATGCTTGGAGCAATCCTGACCATCGCAGCCCTCGCAGCCATCGGAGCCTTTGGATACCTTCTCTGCTGGAAAGCTGGCGAAGCTGACGATCGAGCAGAGCAAGAGCAAATAGAACGCCTGAACAGAAAGGAAGAACACAAATGACACTGTTAGACATGGTGCGCGATTACCAGAGCCTTCTGGAGCGCAAGGAAGAACTGGCCGATGAGGTCAAGGCCAACAACGCCCTGATCGAGGAAGCTAAAGCGAACATCTCGCAGCAGATGATCGACGACGACTGCCCCTCGATCTCGGTCGGCGGCTTCAAGTTCACCCTGACCCCCAAGACCATCTACAACAAGAAGTCCGAAGCGGAGCTGGCCAGCGAGGGTATCAATTTCTTTGAGACCCTCCGGGAAGAGGGCCTCGGCGACATCATCGTGGAGAGCGTGAACACCCGCACCCTCCAGTCCACCATCAAGGCATACGTCGAGGAAAACGACGGCCTGAGCGAGGACCTCGCAAAGTGCATCAGCATCTTCGACACCTACGACATCACCCGCCGCCGTGAGAGCAGCCGGGCCACTAAGGGAGGAAAGAAATAATGGCAAACCAGAACTACCAGCAGACCGAGATGAATCTGCGCACCAATCTCCAGCAGGACGTGGACTGCAGGGTGGCCAGCGTGATCGATGATACCTACGATATGCTCAAGGATTACAACCCGCCCGCCGTGCGCAACCGCCACGAGGCATACGGCATCGCCGCCGACAACTTCACCCGGATCAGCGCAAAGGTCAAGTCCGTTCGGAATGACATGGACACCCTTCTCAGCACCTTGGCGAATCCCAACTACCCGGCAGTCGAGGCGGTCAGTTCCCTGCACAACCGGGTCAGCGAGCTGATTTCCCTGTCGATTGTCATGGCAGCCGAGATGAAGCGCACCATGAACGACCTCTACGAAGCCGAGCGCAAAGACGACACCCCCACCCCGCTGGAACAGGCAGCGGCAGAAAATGATGGTTTTGAAGAAGCCGAACCCGCCGACGTTGAAGCCGACGATGAAGAATAAATAGGAGGACACATACTATGGCAACCGCAAAAAAGAACACCGAACTGGCCCCCGTTGAGAGCTTCGCCCTGACCACCGCCTACGACGGTCTCGACCCGGAACTGGCAGCCGAACTCAAAGATCAGATGGACGATCTGGACGATGAATCCGGCATCAACTGCCGAACCATCAAGATCCCCTCTGGCGGCAGCCTTGCCTTCACGGTGCAGGGCGACGAGGACGGCGATGAGGACTACCCCAAGGAAATCGAGGGCGTGATTGTATTCACGCACCGCATGAACGGCTACTGGCCGAACGCTTTCGGCAGCAGCACCAACCCGGAGGACAAGATCCCGGTCTGCTCCAGCATGGACGGCAAGTCTGGCCTGAACATTCGGACCGGCGAGATTTGCGAATGCGACAAGTGCCCCTGCAACCAGTACGGCAGCGACCCGAATGGCGGCAAGGGCAAGGCTTGCAAGAATATGCGCCGGATCTACCTCATGCGCAGCAACGACCCGAACCTCTATCTCCTTACGGTGCCGCCCACGAGCATCAAGGAAGTGAACAAGGCCCTCACCCGCATCATGGCCTCCAAGGGCATCCCCTACACCAACCTGATCGTCGGCTTCAAGCTGGCCAAGGCCACCAACGCCAACGGCATCAATTACGCCACCGTGGTAGTCGACAAGCGTGGCATCCTGCCCCCGGCAGTTGCTCAGACCGCCAAGGCCATGCGGCAGGAGATCAAGGCAAAGTACAAGGAGATTGCCATCACGATGGACGACTACAGCACCTCGGCCTCCAGCAACACCATGGCGGCAGACGAAAGCGCACTGGACGTTCAGGTGTCAGATACGGAGTTCACCGACGTGACCGACAAAGACAAGGATCTCCCCTTTGTTTAATCAGGCAGCAGCCCTATAAAATTTCATGCCCGCAGGGGGAACCGCATCGAGGCGGCTCCCCTTAAGGCATAAAGGGGAACAGATATGAAATTCAAGAAAGAATGGCGGTGGAGGCAGCATGGCGGCAAGAGAGATAGATCTTGATAAGGTGGTGGATTACCGTGCCGAGTACACCGCCGTGATTCAGAAATACAAGCTCGCCGGGGACAAGCTGACAGGTCTGTGCCCTTTCCATGAGGACAGGAACAACAGCTTCTCGGTCGATCTCAAGACCGGCAAGTGGCACTGTTTCGCAGAGGACCGGGGCGGCAACTTCGTGTCATTCTGGGCAGAACTGCATGGCGTAGACACAAAAGAGGCATACAAGCAGATTTTGGAGAAATACGGCGTTGCTGCCGAAACCCCGAAGCCCGCCAAAAAGGAAAAGGCCACAGTCCTCGAAGATTTCAGCCTTGCCGAGTATGCCTTTGCAAAGCATCTCCCGGAAGAATGGCTGGCCAAGACCTGCCGCCTCGAAACCCGGAAAGACCGCAACAACGGCACCGCATGGCTCTACATTCCCTACTACAACGCAGCCGGAGAAGAATCCACCTACCGCAAGCGGTACGCCCACAAGGACTTTCGCTGGCGCACCGGCAGCTCCGGCAAGATCTGCCTCTACGGTGAGTGGCGCATCCCTGAATTTGCCAACGCCGGGTACGCGGTCATGGTTGAGGGCGAGAGCGACACACAGAGCCTGTGGTACATGGGCATCCCGGCCATCGGTGTGCCGGGGGCCTCAATGTTCAAGCCGGAACAGTCCTCGGTGCTTCAGGGCCTGAAGCTGTACCTGCACCACGAGCCGGACGGCGGCGGCGACACCTTCATCCACAAGATCTGCACCGGCCTCCGGGATGGAGGCTACGAGGGCGAGGTCTACGAGTGGAGCTGCAAGGCTCTCGGCGAAAAAGACCCTTCCGACCTTTACATCAAGCATGGCCGGGAACAGGCTGCCAAGCTGATCCGGGATGCCCTGAAAACCGCAAAACCTGTGGACTACAAAAAAGAGGACATCCCCGAAGCGATCAGCGGCGCACCGATCAGTCTCCGACAGCCGGAGGGCTGGATTTACTCGGACAAGGGAATCAGCCGGATCGACGAAAAGAAGTTCCAGCCGGTCCTCTGCTGCCGCACCCCGATCATCCTGACCAAGCGTCTCCAGAGCATCGAAACCGGGGAAGAAAAAATAGAGGTAGCCTTTAAGCGAGACGGCGTCTGGCAGAGTGCCATCTACCCCCGGTCGGTGATCTTCCAGAGCCGCAGCATCACCGCCCTTGCAGATCTCGGCTGCACGATTACCAGCGAGAACTCGAAGCAGGTGGTCCGCTTCCTCGGAAGTCTTGAGGCCGAGAACATCGACATCATCCCCAAAGAGGACAGCACCTCCACATTCGGATGGCAACCCGGCAACAGGTTTGTGCCCGGACACGCTGACGGAATCACGCTGGACATTGACCCATCCCAAAAGGCAATGGCCACGGCCTACTGCCAGAACGGAACTTTTGAGAAATGGGTGGAACACATGGCTCCGCACCGCAGCCGCCAAAAGTTCAGGTTCATCCTTGCAGCCAGCTTTGCCGCCCCGCTCCTGCGGATCGTCAAGCAGCGCATCTTCTTCGTGTACAACTGGGGCGGTTCCAAGGGCGGCAAGACCGCAGCCCTGAAAGCGGCCCTCTCCGCATGGGGAGACCCGGAACGGTTGATGGTCAACTTCAACGCAACACAGGTCGGCCTCGAACGGACGGCAGCCTTTTACTGCGACCTCCCCCTCGGCATTGATGAGCGGCAGCTTGCTGGCAACAATCAGGCCGGGCTGGAAAAAATCGTTTACATGATCGCATCCGGCACCGGCAAGATCAGAGGCGCAAAGAGCGGCGGCATTCAGGCCACCCAGCAATGGCGCACCGTCGCTCTGGCCACCGGCGAGGAACCACTCAGCACCGAGACCACGCAAACAGGTGTCTCCACCCGTGTGCTGGAACTTTACGGCGGGCCGTTCGACAACGAGCGGGATGCCGGATTGATGCACCAACAGTCTGTGATGGACTGCGGCTGGGCTGGCCCGGCCTTCGTCAAGAGGATAATCGCCACCCCGGAGCGCACCATTTGTGATGCCTTCGAGCTGATGCAGAGTTACGTCCACGCAATGGCCAACGGCAAAAACGGCTCCCACGTTTCCGGCATCTCCGCAGTCGCTCTGGCCGATGCCATGATCGATAGCTGGTTCTTCAACACGCAGCAGCAGGGCGACCTCACCGACGAGGCCGATGTTCTGCAGCAGCTGGGCATCCACCCGGAATCGTGGAAAAAAGCAAAGATCATGGCTGCCAGCATTTTGGAGGAACAGGTAGAGAACAACTCAACCGACGTGAACGAAAACGCTGCGCAGTTCATCGTGGACTGGGTCATGTCGAACAAGGCATACTTCGGAACACAGGTGATCGGCACCTGCCTCGGCATGATGAACGAGAGCGGCAACACGGTCTATATTTTCCCCTCCATGCTGAATCAGGCCCTCACGAAAGCCGGGTACAGCCCCCGGAAAACCATGAAATATCTGGCCGACAAGAACCTGATCAGCGTATGGACAGAAAAGAGCGGCAAGGTCACCTACTCCACGGTTCGCAGATTCGGAGATCGCAGCTGCCGCTTTGTCGAGTTCTTCATCGGCAAGCTGGCCGAGAACGAGGACCCGATGGATGCGCTGGAGGAACAGATGGACCGAGAAGAACCACCTATGCCCCCCGCAGCGGCTCCGTTCCAGACCTCGGCCACGCAGACCACAATGCAAGACGACTTCACGGTGGTTGACGACTTCGACGACCTGCCATTCCCGGTCTAAACCGTTACACCTAAAATCAGGTGTAACGCTAGGTGTAACATTAGGTGTAACACGGAAAAGCAAGCAGCCAAGCGGCTTTTTAATAGATTGTTACACCTATTACACCTAAAACTAAAATACAATATGTTTTTGCACATTTTTGCATTTTGCAAGATTTTCATGCAAAATTGCAAAATTCTTAGAAATACGGTGTGTGTTCAAAATTAGGTGTAACAGGAGTAACAGAGCCGGGAGAACCGCACCACCACAAGGAAAACGCCGTTACACCTGTTTTTCAGAATTAGGTGTAACAGGCCAGACAGGAGGCATTGCAAATGGAAATGACCTACGAGCGGGCCACCGAGATCCTCGACCCGGAGCATCTGGAGAACTACAGCATCGAAACCGTAAAAGAAGCCTGTTGGATAGGCATGGATGCGCTCAAGAAGCAGATCCCGGCAAAGGTGAATTTGTGGGAAAACTCACAATTCGGAAATTGCCCGCTTTGCCACGAAGTCGTTTATAGACCGGCCCTGCGCAAGCGCGTGTATTGCTGCAAGTGCGGCCAAGCATTAAATTGGGAGGATTGAGAAAATGCATGATTACAGTTATAGCGCACATCTAGTGATCAACGATGGGTACGAGGACCGGCTGGACATGACGATCACCTGTCAGAACGCCCAGCAGCTGCTCCGGGCAAAGGACCTCATCGCCGATCAGATGAACGCCTACATCGCAGAGTTCGCCGTTCAGAGCGGCCTGACCGGGGCACCGAGCAACGCCGAACAGAATGCCGCTGCGCTTCAGGCAGTCATTCAGGAGCAGACCGAAAAGGCCAAGCAGCAGGAGCCGGAAGAACCTGCCGAGCCGGGGCCGCCCGAAGTTGCACCCGATGAGCCGGAGGAAAGCCCCCCCTCGCACGATGATGCACTCGATGCCGTCTGCTACCGCCCGGATCTCGCATCCTTCAAACTTGCACCCACCGAAACTCCCAAAAAGGCAGCGAAACCCGAAGGAGCAAAAGGCTTGATGAGACTGAGATGCCCGAAGTGCGGCGATGAGTTCGTCGCTTTCACAAAGGACTACCGCACCGAGTGGACCTGCAAAGAATGCGGTGCAAAATTCTCGCTGGAAAACACCGCACTGTTTGAATACGACTGCAGCTGCGGTCGGCACACTTACGGACAGACAAACATCGAAAGCCCGGATTTTAGCTATCCCTGCGGCGATTGCGGCAAGGAGACCACTCTCAAATGGAACCCCAAAGCCAAAAAATACATGGAGTGATGCAGATGCCCGCCTCGGACGACGACCGGGAAATGATGGCCCGATTCAACGATACCTTCAGGAAGCTCAAGACCAACCGTGAACAGGTGCCGCTGGAAGTCCTCCAGACGAAGTACGGCAAAGCCTACCAGAAGCTGACCAAAGAAATGGCCGACCTTGCTGACTGGTTCGCCGCCCGGCTCCGGGAGAGGATGCCGTTCCCGATGCACCCAAAGGACATCGCCGGGAATCGGCAGCTATCGCAGCAGATCGCCGCCGTCCTCGCCGAGGAAAGTCAGCCGGGTGCCCTCATGGACCAGTACCGAAAGGCCCTGATCGATGACCTCGACTATGACAAGTTCCTCGACCTCGTCTGGCAGCTTTACCACCGCACCGAGGAAGCCTACGAACCCTACTGGCAAAAATACAACTTCTGGCACGTTTACCCGGACGGCCACCGCTGGATCAGGAACCACATCACAGGATTCTTCTGGCAGAACGGCCAGCCGGGGAACAATTCGGATTCATTCACCAACGAGGGAGGCTACTGGATGGACTCCAAAGGAGAGTACCAAGGCGCAGCCTTTCCCCCTCACATCAAAGGAGACAAGATATGGACAAGAAAGAATTGATCGCCCGGTTTGAATCGGAGATGGCCAAGGTCAAGCGGCCCGGCATCGACAAGTTGATGGACTACATCCGCAAGAGCGACTTCTACACAGCACCCGCAAGTACGAAGTTCCACCTCTCCTGCGAGAGCGGCCTCCTGCAGCACAGCCTCAATGTGTTGGATGCCCTCCGGGGTCTGCTTCAGGAAGAACAGACCAATGAGGACGGCACGAAAGCATGGTTCTACACGGTAGCCGGAACCTCGGTCGCACAGATCAAAGATGAGAGCGTCATCCTCATCGCCCTGCTCCACGACATCTGCAAGACCTACTTCTACAGCACCAGCACCCGGAACGTCAAGAACGAAAAGACCGGGAAATGGGAAAAGGTGCCGTTCTACACGGTCAACGACTTGATGCCCCTCGGCCACGGCCCCAAGAGTGCCATGCTGATCAAGAATTACATCAAGCTCACCTCGGAGGAAATGTACGCCATCTGGTGGCACATGGGCTTCACTGATCAGCACACCGACACCATGAGCCTCGCCGCAGCGATTCAGAAATACCCCATCGTCTGGGCACTCCACACCGCCGACATGATGGCCTCGAATTTCATGGAGGACAAGGACGGCAACAAAAAGGACTTCGAGTGGCAGGAACTCGGTGCCGAGAATTCCAGCAACAGCGCAGGTCAGTACGCCGACAACCCGGCTCTGCCCAGCGATAGCGACGAGCCTGTGTTCATGGAGGCCGCACCATGCTGATGGAAGTCGGGCCTGATGAACAGGTAATCTACGAAGATGATCTCATTCACGAGGCCAACATGAGAGCCGAAAAGAAAGAGAAGTTGATGAAACCCATCCGGCTGGAAGTTAAAATGGAGCTGGCCTACGACTTGATTTCAGAGGTGAATGCCGACGTTTGCCGGACGTGGTCTTGTTCGCCAGCGAAGGACGAAACGACCGAAGCGGCAATGGACGCTCTGCGAAAAATCATGGAGCTTTCCCGCCGAGTAAGTGAGGCATACAAATGAACATTACCCGGAACCTCCTGCACGAGTGGTACCACGGCGGGGCCAGAACCTCGGCAGATGTGCGACATCTGGCAGCCGAAAGGCTCGGCCTCCAGTTGACCGCAGAAAAAGTGGCCAACATTCTCCGGGACCAGATCCCGCTGGAGCAGTGGTATCAGACCAGAATCATGCAAGCCATCAAAGCGGCGTACCCTGACGCATTCGTTCGGAAAATTTCAGCTGGCGTGTACAGCGAAAAAGGGTTCCCGGATATTCTGGTCATCATTGATGGCAGGTATTACGGCATCGAGGCAAAGCGGCCTTTTGTGGGGAAGCCGTCACCGAATCAGGTCGCAACGATCTTAAAAATCAGAAAGGCCGGGGGCGTTGCAGATTTTGCGTGTCTCCCGGACGAAGCACTGGAGGTCATCAAAAATGGAACAAAACGCGATTGATACCCTGTGGAATGCAGCACAATGCGCCGTGCAGAGGATGGCGGACTTCTTCAGACGCATCAGCGAATTGCTCAAGGGAATCTCGTGGAAGATTGTCCGCTCCTATGCCAGCAACATGGCCTTTTATTTCAATCTGGCCACGGACCGTCAGATCAGCCTTATGTACCACAAGCGGGCCAGAACCCGGAAGAAGTGGTACAGAATCATTCTCCGGCGCATTGGCCGATTTATGAAAGAGAGCGTTCTGGTATGAAGAAGCAGCGCAACACTATCCCCTTTAAGCCGAAACCTTTCAGCATCAAATCAAAAGCCAAGCAGCGCACGGCAGAGGACGCACTGGCCGGTATGCGCACCCTCCCGATTCCAGCCCTCGTCACGACCATCAACATGATGATCGGCGTTCTTTCGGAGCGAGGATTCCAGATCTACGACTGGGACAACAAGGACAAGGCGGTCTATAAGCTGGTGTTCAGAGGCGGCAAAATCTACGCCCTCATTCCACACACTGCCAAAAAGGAGGATGCCTCCCATGCAGAAACACCCGTCTCAGATGAGCGAGGATGAGCGCATCTTCCTCAAGCGATACCTGAGCCAATATTACCGAGCAAAGGAGCGGCAGAAGATCCTGCGGGAAAGGCTGGCCGACATTCGGACAGAACTGGACCCAGCCGGAAAGAACGGTCGGAACACATCCCTCGCCATCAAGATGGCCGAAATTGAGGACAGAATCGCCCAGCAGTCGGAGATCGAAGCGACGGCCATTCTGGACATTATGGAAGTCCTCGAATTCCTCCCGCAGGATTCCGTAGAGCGGGAGATCATGGAAATGCGCCACATCGACTGCAAGCCGTGGAACGAGATCATGCGCACCATCCACCTGTCAAGGGCACCGTGCTTCAGACGGTACAGCACAGGGCTGGAATGGCTATACACCTACAAAAAGGTGCGCACCACGCTGGCCGAATTCAGGGCGAGGGTCGAACGCACAGAAAAGGACGGCCACTAAAAAACAAAGACCGGGGCATAGTTCCGGGGCAGCACACTGGGAATTCCCGCACAGAGAAATCCCGGCCAAGGCTCCCGGCTATGCCCCGGCTTTTTCTTTTCCCATTATGGATTTTAGGCTCACCCCTCGCACACCCCGGATTCCATGCCCCGGCTGTCGCCCGGAAATTTTGCGCCGTGTTCAGGGATTCAAAAAAAGCACAAAACCATACGCCCGGAAACAAAGCCCCCCTGTCTGGCCCTGCTTTTTACCAGCGGTAAAAACAGCCCCTGTGTGGCGTGGGAGCAAGGTCATTCGGAACCGTGGACACCCGGCAGCACATCCCCACAGCACAGAGCAGCGCAGGGGCGCAGCGGGGTCGAGGCGGGGCAACCGCAGGGCAGCGAAAGAAGATACCCAAAGAGACCCCAGAAGTCAATACAATGGTCGCATGGACAAGGGCCAGCCCGCCCAAGCCCATCACGAGTAGGCATCGTGTTGTGTTCTCTCCTTTATACCTTTTCACGGACAAAGGCGCACCCCGCAACCACGCTCGGTGCGCCTTTGTGTTGGAGAGAGAGGGGCTACCCCCTCCCCGGCCACGGCGTAGGTACTACCCCGCCCGGAGAATGATGCGGGGCGAGGAAGGCCCGAAGGTTTTTCGCCTGAAAACTAAAAAAATTTTAGCATTTCGTTACGCAAACCCCATTCAGACCCCACACAGGAGGTGAACACCATGCAGCAGACCAACCCCATGCGGATGGAGAGACGGCGACTGGCCGACCTCATTCCCGCCGCCTACAACCCCAGAAAAGCCCTGACCCCGGAGGACCCGGAGTATCAGGACATAAAGGCCAGCATTCAGGGGCTGGGCTACGCTGACCCCATCGTCATAAATTACGATGGCACCATCATCAAAGGCCACCAGCGGCGTACCGTGATGATGGACATGAGCATCGAAGAAGCCGAGGTCGTCGTTCTGGACATCCGGGACAAGGCCAAGGAAAAGATGATCAACGTGGCCCTGAACAAGATCACCGGCAAGTGGGATCTTCAGATTTTGAAAGACCTCCTGTCCGATCTTGACCTCAACGGCTACGACTTCTCCGTGACCGGCTTCCATCAGGATGACCTCGAAGATTTGATCCAGCAGCTGGATGTGCCGGAAGAAGCCCATGATGACGACTTCGACCCGGATGCAGCCAAGGAAGAAATCGAAGCCCCGGTCACACGCCGGGGCGACATTTGGAAGCTGGGCCGCCACCGCCTGATGTGCGGCGATGCCACGTCTCTGGACGATGCGGAAATTCTCATGGCCGGGAACAAACTCGACCTCGTAATCACAGACCCGCCCTACAACGTGGACTACGGCGCAAAAGTTGGTTTTCTGAACGACTACCTCGACCAGACCGACAGCCGCACGAACAGCGTCATCGAGAACGACCACATGGATGCGGCCAGCTTTTACAGTTTTCTGCTGGCCGCATTTCAGGCCATGAACGATGCCATGCGCACAGGCGCAGCGATTTATGTTTTTCACGCCGAGAGCACCGGGCTTCAGTTCCGGCAAGCCTATTCTGATGCCGGGCTGAAACTGGCCCAGTGCCTGATATGGGAGAAAAACGCATTTGTTCTCGGTCGCCAAGACTATCAGTGGCGGCACGAACCGATTCTCTACGGCTGGAAAGAGGGAGCGGGTCACTACTTCATCAATGACCGCACACAGGACACCGTTCTTCTGGACGACCTGCCCGACTTCCAGTCAATGAAGAAGCAGGAACTTCTGGCCTTCATCGACCAGATGCTCCGGGAATACAAGGATCAGACCACGGTTCACTTTGAGCCGAAACCGACCCGAAACGATATGCACCCGACCATGAAGCCTGTACCTCTGATCGGACGGTTGATGAACAACTCCAGCCGCCCCGGATGGATGGTCGGTGACTTTTTCGCCGGGAGCGGGTCCACCCTGATGGCAGCAGAGCAGCTCGGACGGACGGCATTCTGCATGGAACTGGACGAGAAGAACTGCGACGTAATCATAAAGCGGTGGGAAACCTACACCGGGCAAAAGGCAGAGAAGCTCTAACCGCCGTATGACAGACCACGAATTACAACTAGCTATCAGCGGGGGGGGGGCTCTATTTGAACGATAAAGGCGAAGTTGCAGGCGGCTCCATGTACCGCGTGGAGGTCATCGCCAAACTGTTCGGAGTAACCGTCCGCCGTATTCAGCAACTCACACAGGAGGGCGTTCTTCCCACGACCGAGACCCCGGAGGGTAGACGTTACGATCTGGTTCCCACGATCCAGAAGTACGTCAAATACCTTTCGGACAAAGCCTACGGCAAGAACCGCTCCGAAAAAGAAATGGACCTGAGAGAACAAAAACTTCAGGCCGATATCGCCCTGAAAGAAGCGCAGGGCGAACTCCACAACATGAAGCTGTCCGTTGCATCCGGGCAGCTTGTGGACGTGGAAAAGGTCAAAGAGGACTACAGTCGATTCTTCACGACCTTCAAAAAATTCGCCATGTCGCTCCCCGGACGGCTGACCAGCATGGTGAGCGGCTACGTCGAACCACTAGAAGCCCGGAAGATAGAACGTGACCTGCAGGGGGAGGTCAATCGACAACTCGAAGCGTTCTATCTGGCCGCAGTAACAGAAATCCCGGACAAGGGCAATGGCAGCAAACCGAAAGCCCCGGATTCGTAAATTTCTGGTAACCCCCTACCAAAAAGAGGCCCTGCGCTACCTGCGCCCGCCAGAGGACATCAATGTCTCAGAGTGGGCGGCAAAGTATCGAATGCTGGAGAGCAAGACCGCATCCGTGTCTGGTCCATGGATGAACGACAAGACCCCATACCTCGTGGGCATAATGGATGAACTCCGAAACTATGAAACGGAGGAAATCGATTTCATCAAGCCATCGCAGGTCGGCGGCACTGAGGTGATCTTGAACTGCATCGGTTACATCGTGCAGCAGGACCCCTCCCCAACAATGGTCGTTTACCCCATCGACACACTCGGCAAGAGCGTGTCCGCCAACCGCATCGAGCCGATGCTGCTGGCATCTCCGACACTGAAAAGCCTGTACCACAAGGAAGAATCCTCCGTGATGGAACTTCAGTTTGACGGAATGTACCTCTCGCTGGTCGGCTCAAACTCCCCTGCAAGCCTCGCAAGTAAGGCAATTCGCTTTCTCTTTCTGGATGAGGTGGACAAGTACCCCGGAGCCAGCAAAAAGGAAGCGAACCCCATCAAGCTGGCAACGGAACGCACAAAGACGTTCCACAACAGGAAGATCTTCATGACCTCCACCCCGACGCTTCGGACAGGCCCCATCTGGAAAGCCCTCGAAAGCGCGGACGAGGTCCGGCATTACTTCGTGCCCTGCCCGCACTGCGGGAAATTCATCGAACTCAAATGGGCGCAGATGAAATTCCCCGGCGACAAAACCCTCGCCAATGCAGACAGGGCAGCCAAGTGCTACTACGTCTGCCAGAAGTGCGGCGGCATCATTACCGACCGCCACAAGCCGCAGATGCTCCGGGATGGCCAGTGGAGAGCCGTGGAATCCAAGACCCAGCTGGTCAAAAAGGTGGCGTTCTGGATGAACACCCTCTACTCGCCGTTTGTTCGCTTTTCGGAAGTCGTCAATGAATTTCTGGACAGCAAGGACGACCCGGAGAAGCTGCAGAACTTTGTGAACAGCTGGCTGGCAGAGCCGTGGGAGGACACCAAACTCAAAACCAGCGCAGACCTCGTCCTCGAACGGCAGACCGATCTGCCGGAGTACATGGTTCCGACGTGGGCCAAGTTGCTCACAGGCGGCGTGGACGTGCAGGAGAACTGCCTCTACTGGACGATCAGAGCGTGGGGCGATTTCATCACCTCGCAGAACATCGCCCACGGTCAGGCTTTCAGCTTTGCCGAGGTCGAACAGGTGATGAACCTGCAATACCCCCGGCAGGACGGCGGCCCTCCGATGGCGGTTGATCTGGCACTGATTGACTCCGGCAACGATTCGGATAGCGTCTACGACTTCTGCGCCAACAACTCCGACTGGGCACTCCCCTGCAAAGGCTCCAGCAATCCGATGATGACCCATTACAAGCTGTCCACCGTAAACAAGGCCACCAGCAAAGCCTACGGCATCCCGCTGGTACTGGTGGACGGCGGTAAGTACAAGGACATGATCGCCGCCCGCATGAAGCGAAAGCTGGAGGAGGCTGGCCGATGGACCGTTTACTCCGGGTGCGACCGGGAGTACGCCGAGATGGTCACCGCCGAACACAAGATAAACGTCAAGGCCAGCAACGGCAGCGTGGTCCAGCGATGGGTGCAGAAAAGCTCACACGCAGACAACCACTATCTGGACTGCGAGGTCTACGCACTGGCCGCAGCCGACATTCAGGGAGTACGCACCCTGCATCTTCAGGCCGTGCCGGAGGAAGCAGCACCCGCACCGCAGCCGGAACAGCCAACACCCGAAGAAAGCTGGATCTCCCAAAACGAGGACTGGCTTCAGGAATGAAAGGAATGAAATCATGGAAGTTATTCGTCATCCCACCACAGGCGGTGCCCCGGTGGAGTTCCAGTTCAGAGCATCCGGCAGCCGCTTTCTGGTCAAGAACTTCACCTCCGGGTACATCACCTGCGGCATCCTCGATGCAGAGGTAACCATCCCGGCAAATACCAGTCAGGTGATCGCCACCCGGCTGATTCCCCGCACCTCCGACATGACCGACAAGGTCACCGTCACCGCGAACGAAACCAGTGCGATGGGAGTTGAAGTACAGTGTCTGGATTACTGACCCTTTCGACCTCCGGCTTTATCGGTTTGGAGGTTGGCCTCTACCCGTTCGCCCCGAACGACGGCATGAGGCAGATCCGATCTTCTCTCGGCGGTGGCATCCTCATGGTGTCCACGCCGAGCATCACAACCCCGGCTGCAACAGCGGCCACGACACAGGAGGTATGACATGGCAGACATCGCTGCAAGCGGGAACTTCACCCCCGCCGAGCTTCTCACCGAAGTCAATAAAGCGATTCAGGCAGTGCTTGTCGGCGGCCAGTCCTACAAAATCGGCTCCCGAAGCCTGACCCGTGCAGACCTGAATCTCCTGCTCGCCACCCGGAACGACCTGACGGCGCAGATCGCAGCCGAAGAGGACAATGGCCTCTTCTCGGATACCTACGTCGCATTTTTTGATGGGAGGTGACCGGGATGGGATGGCTTGACAACATCATCGGCTGGATCAGCCCGGAGTGGGGCGCACGGCGCGAGGTTTGGCGGCAGTACATGAACGAGGTCCGGCACTACGATGCCGGAGACTACAGTCGGCTCAACTCCGGCTGGTACGCATCGAACCAGAGCGCAGAGGTTACCGACCGATACAGCCGGGACACCGTCCGGGCAAGAGCAAGAGACCTCGAACGAAACTCTGACATGATGAACTCCGTGGTCGGTCCGTTCGTTCGAAACACAGTCGGCAGTGGCTATGTTCTTCAGTCCTACATGGACGATCAGGACACCGCCCGCGAGATTGAACGGCTCTGGAAACTCTGGTGCAAGAAGCAGAACTGCGACGTAACCGGCACCCAAAGCTTCAACCAAATGCTGCGCATGGCTGTGCGCCGAAAGAAAGTCGACGGCGGCATCCTCTTTGTGAAGCGATACACCGACGCTGGCATGGTGCCGTTTCAGCTGCAGATCTTCGAGGTGGACGAACTGGACTGCAACCAGCTGAACACCAAAGAGAAAGGAAACCGCATTGTTGGCGGCATCGAGTACAACCAGTATAACCGCCCGGTCGGTTATTGGTTCCGGCAGTATGCACTGGACGGCATCACCATGATGGAGCCGATCTACGTTCCCGCCAAGGACGTGATCTTCTACTTCAGCAAGCGGCGGCCCTCCCAGTTGCGGGAAATGTCCGACATGAGTCAGACCATCACCCGCATCCGAGATGCCAACGAATTCATGACAGCCGTCAGCGTGAAGCAGCGCATCGAGGCTTGCCTTTCTGTGTTTATCAAAAAGTCGCTGCCGACCGCAGGCCTTGGCCGCAGCCAGAATGCAGCGACCGGGCCTCGTACCAGCTACGACGGCAAGACCCTGACTCCCGGCATGATCCGGGAACTGAACGCTGGCGACGATGTGTACGCCGTCAACCCGCAGGGTCAGGCGACCGATGCGTCCAGCTTCATCAAACTTTTTCAGCGGCTCATTGGAGCGGGTCAGGGTCTGAGCTATGAGGCCACCTCCCGCGATATGTCGCAGAGCAACTACTCCAGCACCCGGCAGGGTCTCATCGAAGATGGCATGACCTACGTCGAGGACGAAGAACTTCTTCTGGAGGTCATGGACGAAATCTATGAAACCTTCGTCATTTCCGTGGTTCTGGCGGGTCTCATCAAAGCCCCCGGCTTTTGGAGCAACAAACAGAAGTTCTTCCAGCACAAATGGGTCAAGGACCCGAAGCCGTGGATTGACCCGGCCAAGGAAGCGACCGCCACAAAGATCGCCCTTCAGACAGGGCAAAAGACCTTCAAGCAGATTGCCGCAGAAAACGGCACTGACTGGAAAACTCAGGTGGACGACATCGCAGAAGTCCTTCAGTACGCCAAAGAAGAACACGGTATCGATTTAGGAGGTGTAATCCTTGGACAGGCTATGCAACAGCAGACAGCTCCCGCCCAGCAGACCGAGACTCCGGCAGCGGGCAGCGGAGCAGACAGCAGCACCCCCGGAAAAGCGGAGTAATACCCAGCACCGGGAACTTTTCAGCGGAGCCATCCGAGCAATGGACGGCGAGGGCAATGAGCGCAAGTTTACCCTGTCGTTCTCCAGCGAGGAACCCTACGAACGCTGGTGGGGCAATGAAATCCTCGACCACGCAAGCGGGGCCGTCGATCTCGCCCGGTTGAACGAGATCGGCGTGGTGCTTTTCAACCACAATCGGGATTCGGTCATCGGCAGGATCATCCGGGCATGGCTCGGCGACGACCACCGCTGCTACGCAGAGATCGAGTTCGACACCGATGAACAGTCGGAGATCATCTACCAAAAGGTGCGGAGCGGTACGCTCAAGGGTGTATCGGTAGGCTACCGCATCGACACAATCGAGGAAGTTCTGGCAGGAAAGACAACTGCGGATGGCCGTTTCACCGGCCCCGCCGAGGTGGTCCGCAAATGGTGGCCCTACGAGGTCAGCATTGTGAGCATCCCGGCAGACAGCACGGTGGGCGTTGGCCGTCAGGTCGAGGAAATCGGCCCCGGCACACCGCTGGATATTCTGGAACGCCAGCTTCAGATCAATAAAAATTCCATATAGGAGGTACCCATCTATGGACAAGAAGCAGATCAGAGCGGCCAAGATCAAGCGGCAGCAGGAACTGCTCGATGCCGCAAAAAAGGCTGGCAATCGCAGCCTGACCGACACCGAACAGGCCGAGTTCGACTCCCTGCAGCGTGAGATCGACACCCTGACCGAGGAAATCCGGGCAGCAGAAAACCCGCAGACCCCGGCAGACCCGGCACCCGCTCAGAACCCCACCCCCGCAGCACCCGCGAACGCAAACCGTTCTACGGACCCTGCCCCCGGCCCCGAAGATAATATCCAGCGGGCCATTGCAGCAGAACGCACCCGCGTCAACGAGATCACCGCAATGTGCCGTGACTTCGGCGTTTCCGAGTTGGACTATATCCAGAACGGCAGCACCGTGGAGCAGGTCCGTGCAGCCATCATGGATGGCCTGCGCAAGAACGGCGCACCCATCCGCACTGGCATTAAGGTCACCGGCTCCGGCGAGGACGAATTCCGCCGTGATGCAGCAGACGGTCTGCTGATCCGTGGTGGTCTGAATCCCGAAAAGGCCTCCGATGGCGCACAGCAGATGGCAAACATGACCCTGCGCGACATGGCCATCGAGTGTCTGGAGCGCAGCGGCGTGGCCGATGCCCGCCGCAAGAGTTCGGACGACCTGTTCACCATGCTGATGCAGCGTCAGTTCTACAACCCGACCGCAGCATTCCCCGCCATTCTGGACAACGCCATCAATAAGTCCTACGTCGAGGGCCACCGCAAGGCCCCGGTCACTTTTGACCGCTGGACCAAAAAGGGCAGCCTTAAGGACTTCAAGGTTCACGACAACAACTATCTGGCTGGCCCCATCGGTGACTTTCTCGAAGTGCCGGAGGGCGGTGAGCTGAAGAACGACAAGCCCACCGATGCCAAGCTGCCGACCCGCCGTCTGCACACCTACGGCAAGCAGTTCACCCTGTCCCGTCAGGCGTTCATCAACGACGACATCGATCTGGTGACCAGCATCCCCGCCCGCCATGCAGCAGCTGCCCGCCGCACCATCAACACCCAGTGCTATCAGATCCTGATGGGCAACCCCGCCATCTACGACGGCAAGAAGCTGTTCTCCGCAGAACACCGCAATCTGCTGAAAACCGGCAGCGGCATCACCAAGGCGGCAGTTCAGAGCATGATCCTGACCCTCTCCACCCAGAAGGACGAGTTCGGCCAGCCCATCATCATCCGCCCCGGCGCATTCATCGTCCCTGTCGGCATGAGTTTTGATGTCTACACCCTGTTCAACAGCCCCACCATCAACACCGAGGGCAACACCCAGTCCGTCAACCCGCTGTACCAGTACCGCAATCTGGACGTGATCGAGGACCCCACCATCAACACGCTGGCTGGCGGCTTCGGCAATGTGATGCCGTGGTTTATGACCGCGAACACCACCGACACCGCCTTCATCGAGGTTGACTACCTGAACGGTCAGGAGATCCCGACCATTCGCCGCATGGAGACCCCCGGTCAGTTGGGCTTCGTCTGGGATATCTACCTCGACTGGGGCATCAACGTCATGGATTACCGTGGCGCGATCAAGAACCCCGGCACCAACATCGCAGACCCGCTGGGTTAAAAGAAAGGAGCGCATGAGTTATGGCAAAAGCTGAATTCTGGCAGCGCGGTGAGGCTCTGGACTACACCAACACCACAACCGCCACCATTCCCGCGAACACCATCGTCAAAATCGGCGACCACATCGGCGTGACCGGCACTGACATCGAGCCGAACAAGGTCGGCTCTCTGCACGTTGGCGGCATCTGGGAGATCCCCAAGACCGGCACCAAGAAGATCGACATGGGCGCAACCGTGTACTTCGACGGCAACGGCATCACCGACACTGCAACCGGCAATACCGCAGTCGGCTACGCAGCAGCATCCGCAACCGCCGAGGACACCAAGATTCTGGTCAAGCTGGATGGCTGATCGGCTTCTCGCCCTCGCCCACATTCAGGTCGGCTTTGCCCAGTACAAGCCCGGTGATTTCCTCCCGGCAGACCGCCCGGATGACACCGCCGCATGGATTGAGGCCGGAACCGCCATGTGGGTGCCGGAGGACTACCACCCGCCCAGCGGTGTGGCAGCCCGCCCGGTGACCGCTGAACCCGGTCTCCCCGGAATCGCTGTCGGCGGCGAGTTAACCGGGAACGACCTCGTCGGGAAAATCCCCGAAACGGTGGAAAGGCGGCGCAGAAAATGCAGAGCATGACTTTCAAGCAGGTCATGGACCGCGATGTTGATGAAACCTTTCTCAATGTCGCCGAGTTTGCAGACCTGCACAACATCGACGGCAACAACGTGCCCGCCCTTATTGACGACATGGAGAACATCGAGAGAGAGAAGCGGATGAAGTCTAACATGGACGGCATCCACGCCCGGCAGGTGCTGCTCTACGTCAAAGCATCTGTGTTTCCCAGCGGTCTCCCGGCGCAGAAACGGTTGATCAAGCTGGACGGCAAGATGTACACCGTGGTCGATGCCACCGATGAGGGCGGCGTTTACACCATCACGCTGGAGGCGAACCGCAGCAGATGAATGTATCTTCTTCAGACGGCATCCTTCGGTTTGGGTTCGACGAAGATCTTCTCCACGCTATAGAGGATGCCCTCGGCTCCATGAAAAGTGAGAGCCGCAGAGTTCTGAAGAACGCCGTCAACGACACCGCCAGAGATGCCAAAAAGGACCTCGCCAAAAAAGCGCAGGAAACCTATGCGGTAAAGCAGGGCCGCTTCACCAAGGCCATGAAAACCCAGAACGCCACAGAGAGCAGCCTTACCGCCACGATCAATGTCACCGGGGAACAGCTGGAACTAAAAGATTTCAAAGTGTCACCCGCCACATATCGTACCGGCCAAGACAAGCCTGACGTTCTGAAAGCCAAGGTCCTGCTTTCCAGCAGCCTGAAAGGATTGATGAAATCCAACAACAAGGCATTTCTGGTGAAGTTCCGCAACGGTCACGTTTCAGTCGCCCAGCGATACCACAAGACCCGCTACCCGATCAAGAAGTTGCTGTCGAACTCCATCCCCACGATGATCGGCAGCAAAGACCGGGTATACGGCGTTATTGAGCCGGAAATCTATGACACACTCATGGACAACATTCTCAAAGAGATCAAGAGGGTGACCAGATGACCGCAAGAGATCTTCAGGTCAGGCTCCAGCAAGACCTGACTGAACTGTTTAAGGACAGACGATACAAGACCCCAGATGGGAAGATGGAACCTGTCCATGTGTTCCGTCAGAATTTGCCCCAACGCAAGAGCGAGGAAGATGAGGACCCGTTTCCTTACATTATCGTTGCTCTTGACAGCGGCGGGGTCAAGGATCAGATGACCGCACACAAAATTGCTGTTGTTTTCCGCATCGGCATCTACGATGACGATTTAACAAATCAGGGCCACGCAAGCGTCCTCGCAATCATGGAGACGATGCAGCAGCACTACGAGGAATCCAACACCCTCGGCCCCTTCGCTTTCAATGACGATGGGGACGGCTTTGCATGGGCACTTCAGGATGAACAGAGCTGGCCGTACTTCTTCGGTGCGGTCGGCATGACGTGGGAAGCCCACGCTCCCCGCAGAAAGGCAAACAAGTTCGTATGAAGAAAACGATTTACCTCGGCCCGACCATCATCGGCGTGGCCACCACAAGCACCGTCTTTGACGGCACCGCCCTCCCTGCGACGATCACCGAAGCGGCGCAGGAGGAACCCGCACTCCTGAGCCTGTGCGTTCCCATTGCGAACGCATCCAAGGCGATGCAGGAGATCACGAACGGCAAAGGCCCTGCTGCCGTTTTCTACCGCAAGGCTCTGGCTTATGCAGCCAAGCTGGACAAGAAGCAGGGCAACTAACCTCAGAAAGGAGTGAATCCCTATGGCATATCAGCATGGCATTACCGTTCTCGAACAGGCCACGAGCCTGACCGCCCCCATTAAGGGCGACTCTGCGATTCAGGTCGTGTTCGGTACGGCCCCCATCAACCTCGCCGAAGATCCGTACTCTGCCACCAACGTGCCCATCATCGCATACAGCTACGCAGAGGCGGTAAAGCAGCTGGGCTTCAGCTACGATTTCAAGAAGTACACCCTGTGTCAGAGTATTTATGCCAGCTTCCAGTTGTACGCAGTCGCCCCGGTGATCTTCGTGAACGTTCTGGACCCCAAGAAGCACAAGAAGCAGAACGCTGCATCGACTGTCCCGGTGGAAAATATGCAGGCAACTGTTCAGGTTGACGGCATCCTCGCCGACACGGTCAGTGTGAAAAAGGACACCGAGAGCGGCACCGCCCTGAAAGTGAACACCGACTACGTCACAGAGTTTGACAGCAATGGCTATCTGGTCATCACCCTGACCGCAACCGGCGCAGGTAAGGATGCCAAGTCTCTGAGCGTCACTTCTACCAGCATCGACCCGACCGCGGTCACTGCGGCAGATGTGGTCGGCGGCTACAACGCCAGCACCGGCGCAGAGACCGGCATGGAGCTGGTCCGCCAGATCTATCCCAAGTTCGGCGTGACCCCCGGTCTGCTGTTGGCCCCCGGCTGGTCGCATGACCCGGACGTCGGTCTGGTTCTCGCAGCCAAGTGCGTCGAGATCAACGGCGTGTTCAAGTGCGAGTGCATCGTCGACATCGACAGCACCACAGAGAAAGGCGCAAAGGTCTACACCGAGGTCAAGGCCAAGAAAGAGGGCGCGGGTGTCAGCAGCGAACACGCATATCCGCTCTGGCCCTGCTTCCGAGTTGGTAGCTACATTCTGTGGGCCAGCGCAGTTGCTGCAGCCCGCACCGCATATCTGGATGCAGCCAACGACAATGTTCCCTACCTGTCCCCCTCCAACAAGACGATCAGCATCACCGGCACCTGTCTGGCAGACGGAACTGAGGTCGTTCTGGATCAGGTACAGGCCAACGCCCTGAACGGCGTAGGCGTGACCACCGCCATCAACCAGAACGGCTGGCGGCTGTGGGGCAACAATACCGCAGCCTATCCGGGCAGCACCGACCCCAAGGATCGCTGGTTCTGCTGCCGCCGCTTCTTTAGTTGGTGGGGCAACAGCTTCATTCGGACCTACATCCAGTACGTCGACGGCCCCGTCAGCGTCCAGTTGGTAGAGAACATCGTGGACAGCGAGAACATCCGTGGCAACTCCTACGTCGCGCAGAACAAGTGTGCTGGAGCACACATCGATTTCCGGGCAGAGGAAAACACCGCCACCGACATCATCAGTGGCGAGGTGAAGTTCCATCAGAAGCTGGCACCGTTCGTGCCCGCAGAGGACATCACCAATACGCTGGAGTTTGACCCGGATATGCTGTACGCAAGCATCAACGGAGGTAGTAACTAATGGCTATTAACGGTATTCCCGAAGTCCTCAACGACTACAACGCCTACCTGTCCGGCAATCGGCTGGTCGGCACCACCGGCGAAGTCAAGCTGCCTGATCTGGAGGGCCTGACCGAAACGATCAAGGGCTGCGGCATCCTCGGCGAGTTCGAGACCGTGATCACTGGCCGCTACGGTGACATGGAGCAGGAAATCGCCTTCAATATGCTTTCGGAGGATGTCTTCAAGATGATCGACACCACGAAAGCGGTTGAACTGGTTCTGCGCGGTTCGCAGCAGTACACAGACCGGGCCACCGGCAACGTAGACCAGATGGGTATGCGTGTCGTTTTTCGTGGCCGGGCAAAGAAGCTGTCCCCCGGCGACATGAAGCAGGGCAAGGCCATGAACGGTTCCGTCACCCTCGGCCTGACCTACATCTACATCGAACTGGATGGCAGCCCGAAGTTTGAACTGGACAAGCTCAACAGCGTGTTCAAGGTCAACGGCGTTGACCTGCTGGCGAAAGTGAGGAAGTACACCTAATGGCAGACGAAAAGATTTTGACCAACGCACAGGAGGATGAATCCTCCACCCTCGTGAAGTTCAGCAAAGCCTATCGCTTCGAGGGCAAGGACTACACCGAGGTGGACCTGTCCGGCATGGATGACCTGTCCGCAGAGGACATGATCGCCGCCGACCGCTACCTCACCCGCAGCGGCAGTTTCTCCGTTATGCCGGAGATGACGCTCGAATACGCCTGTTTCATTGCCGCCCGTGCAGCGAAGCAGCCCATCGAGTTCTTCAGGGGTCTGCCGCCCAAGGATGCCCTCAAGGTTAAGAACCGCGTGACCTCTTTTTTCTACAGCGAGGACTGAGCGCAGGGCACAGCGACGACCTGAGAAGCATCTGCATCAATCTTTCGATGTCGCTTCATTCAGACCTCGGCCTTTTTCTCAAAATGCCGCTGTCTGACCTGATAGCGACCACAAAGGAGGTGGCAAAGACAGCCGATGGCAGCCGCAGGAAAAGAGTATAAGCTGGCGGTCAAGATCGCCGGTTCAGTATCCAGCAGCTTCAACAACGCAATGGGGACTGCCGAAACAAAAATGCAGTCCCTTGGTTCCATCGCCGCAAAAGCCGCCAAACTCGCCGCCGCTGCATGGGGTGCCGTTAAAATCGGCCAGTTCGTCAGCGATGCCGTCAGTACATACGCCGACTTTGATCAGGCAATGGCGAACACCGCAGCCATCTGCGGTGCAACCGCTGACGATTACGCCCGCCTCCAGCAAGCGGCACTGGATATGGGCAAGGCTACCACAAAAACTGCCACAGAGAGTGCAGAAGCCCTCGGTTACATGAGCCTCGCCGGGTGGGATGTGAACGAGTCCATCGCAGGACTGGAACCCATCCTCCGGCTTTCGGAGGCCACGCAGATGGACCTCGCTACCTGCTCCGACCTTGTGACGGATTCGCTCTCTGCCCTTGGTCTGCAGGTTGACGACCTCGGCGAATATCTCGACGTGGCAGCGATGGCCAACAACAAGTCCAACCAGACCGCACAGATGCTGATGGAGGCATACATCGCGGTCGGCGGCACGATGAAAAACCTGAACGTCCCGATTCAGGAATCTGCCGCCGCCCTCGGTGTGCTGGCCAACCGAGGCATCAAAGGCTCCGAAGCCGGAACCGCCCTGAACGCCGTGATCAACAACCTCACGACGGGCACAGGAAAGGCCGGCAAAATGATGGACAAGCTCGGCATTTCCGCTTTTGACAGCAACGGAAAGTTCATCGGACTGGCCGAAACCCTCCGGGTCGTAGATGATGCCACCAAGGACATGACCGAGGAACAGCGAAACGCTGCACTCGCAGCCCTTGGCGGTAAAGAGCACATCGATGCCCTGAACGACCTGATCTCCGGCCTGAACACCACCACGGCAGATGGCCGCAGCGAGTGGGAGGCCCTGACCGATGACCTCTACAATGCAGACGGCGCACTCAGCACGATGGCCGCTACGGTCACCGACACACTGCAAGGCGCAATCTCCATCTTTGGCAGCGCGATGGACGACATGAAGATCCGGCTGGCGCAGACTTTCGCACCCGCAGCCAAGGATGCCATCAATGCCGTCTCCGCTGTGATTCCGTCGATCACCGACCGAATCGCCGCAGCGGGCAACGCCTTTGTAGAGTACGCCCTGCCCAAGGTTGAGGCATTCGCCCAGAATTGCGTCCCCGCACTCGAAAAGGTCGGCGGCGCATTCGCAGCGGTCGGCGCAGTCATCGTGGACCACAAGGACCTGTTCGACAGCCTCGGCAGCCTTGCGATCACGACCATCAACCTGATCGCCGAGGGCATCCAGCGGGCCACGCCGTTCGTCACGGCTCTGGTCGATGGTCTTTTGACCGCAATTCAGGTCTCGGCAGACTTCGCCAACAAGATGCTGTCCTCCCTCGACTCCGTGTCCCGGTTCCGGGATGAGTTGGTCGCAGCGGCGGCAGTCCTTGTGGCGTTCAAAGCCGGGCAGGGCATCCAGTCCATCATCAACGGATTTCAGATGGCGCAGGTGCAGCTGAAGCTGTTTGCGATGAGCACCAAAAATGCCAACATCGCACAGGCAGCCTTTAATGGCACCCTCAAGCTGAACGAAGTCCTCGTGGCTCTCTTTACGAAGCAGGTCACGGTGTCCCAGCTGGCACAAGCTGGATGGGCAAAGGTCACCGCCGTGGCGACCGGCGCACAGAAAGCACTGAGCGCAGCGATGACCGCAAATCCCATCGGAATCATCATCGCCGCCATTGCAGCAGCCATCGCTATCATCGTTCTGCTCTACACCAAGTGTGAGTGGTTCCGCGACGGCGTGAACGCCATATTCACGGGCATCAAGGGTGCGCTTTCTCAGGTCATCGCAGCGACACAGAACGCCGTGGCATCTGCCGCAGCGTTCCTGAGCAACGCCCAGTCCTCCATCGCTGAGTTCTTCTCCGCAGCAAGGCAGAGGTTCACCGCAGCGGTCGAATTCCTGTCCGGGGTCTGGCAGAGCATCACAGCGGCGGCCTCCGCAGCGTGGCAGACCATCAAAAACGTCGTTCAGGTCGGCATCATGCTGATCGGCGAGGTTTTGAGTGCGGCGTTCCAGATCATCACCCTGCCGTTCCAGTTCATCTGGCAGAATTGCAGGGACACGGTCCTCGCCGTATGGGAGGCAATCCGCACGGCGGTCTCCACCGCACTGACCGCCATCGGCTCCGCGATCTCCGAAAAGTGGACGGCCATCCAGTCCTTCTTCGGACCCATCCTCTCCGCAATCGGATCTGCCGTGAGCGGAGCATGGACGACCGTGGCCGAAAAGACCTCGGCAGCATACGAGGCCGTCAAAGAGTACATCTCCCAAAAGCTGACAGCAGCCAAAGAAACCGCAAGCGGCATCCTTTCGGCGATGCACTCCGCAGCAGCTACCGCATGGGGAGCAATCTCCAGCGTGGCAAGTTCTGCATTTGAGGCGGCCCGCTCCGCGATCACCAGCAAGATCACCGCTGCCCGCGCTGCCGTCAGCAGTGCTGTGGCCGGTATCCGCACGGCGGTCTCCACCGCACTGACCGCAGCCCGCACGACCGTGGAAAACATCTTCAGCAGCATCTATAACTCCATTGTGAGCAAGATGGAGGCTGCCAAGAACGCGGTCGGCTCCGTGATCTCGGCCATCAAGCAGAAATTCAATTTCTCTTGGTCCCTGCCGAAACTCAAGCTGCCCCACGTCAGCATCACCGGCGACTTCTCGCTCTCTCCGCCCAGCGTTCCGCACTTCGGAATCGAGTGGTACAAAGAGGGCGGCATCCTGAACGGTGCGCAGATCTTCGGTGCGATGGGCAACAAGCTGCTGGGCGGCGGCGAGGCCGGAAAAGAAGCCGTCCTCCCGCTCTCGGAACTGTGGACGCAGATGCGCTCCATGCTGGCAGACACCCTGCAGGCAGCCAACGCTGGAAACAGCGACGGTAGCCTCGGAAACATGATCGGCACCGGGCTGGGCTTCCTCGCGGACAGGCTGCGGGGTATCTCCGGCACTGGCTACGACATCGCCGCCCTGCTGGAAGCCCTGCGGGGCAACCGCCCGCAGCCCGCCCCGGCTGGCGGTGGGCAGCCCGGCCCATACCCCTCCATCGTCTACAACCCGACCTATCAGTTCTACGGCGGCACCCCGTCCAAAGAGGATATGGTCGAGGCGGGCAGAATCTCGCAAGAAGAATTCAACGAGATGATGGACAAGTACAAGCGGGACCATGACCGAACGGACTTCTAACAGGAGGGCAGCCGATGGCGATCTACACAACGGTTCAGGGTGACACGTTCGACACCATCGCTCGTGCCACCTACGGCGACGAAACCAAAATACAGGCTCTGATGGAAGCGAGGGAGAACATCCGGCTTCTCGACACAGAGGTATTCCCCGCAGGGGTTGAAGTCTTTGTGCCGGAGGTTTCGGAGGAAGCATCCTTCGTGGAAGCAGACGACCTGCCCGAATGGAGGCGGTAGCAAGTGGAGCCACGCAAGGCATCCGTCGCACTTTTGTACAACGGCAAAAATGCCACGGCGCAGGTTTCCCCATACCTCGCCTCTTTTACCTACACCGATGTGTCCAGCGGTTCCAGTGACACGATCAGCGTCGAGTTGAACGACCGGGACCGAAAGTGGATCGGGCCATGGTTCCCACAAACCGGGGACCGCCTGAAGCCCACAATCAGAACCCAGAACTGGGACGCGGACAACATCAAAACCTCTTTCCTGTGTGGCGCATTTTGCGTGGATGATTTCTCTTTCAAGGGCAATCCCATCAGAATGTCTTTGGACGGCGTGGCGATTCCGGCCACAAGCAGCTTCAAATCGACCAAGCGCACCCAGACCTACGAGAAAACAAACCTCAAGGAGATCGGGCAAAAGGTCGCGGAGCGGGCCGGGATTGCGCTGTTCTACGAGGCCAAGGAAATGACCATCGAAAAGGTAGAGCAGAACGATCAAGACGATTGCAGCTTTTACAATTCGCTGGTCACAAAATACGGCTTCGCAATGAAGATCTTCAACGACAAGATCGTGGTCTTTGACGAGGCCACATACGAACAGAAGCCGACCATTGCGATCCTCACAGAAAAGGACTTCGACCCCAACTGGTCATGGAACACCTCCATCGCCGGGACTTACACCGGGGTCAAGTACGAATACACCAACTCCAAGAAAAACAAGACCTTCACGGTCGAGGCCGGAGATGGAGACCGCATCCTGACCTGCAATGAGGCCGCAGAAAATTTGACCGAGGCGACCGCCATCGCTCTGGCCGCACTGAACAGCGCGAACAAAGGCACCACGACCCTAAACCTTACACTCAAGGGGAAATGGTACATTTTCGCAACGGCTTGCGTCCTGATCGTTGGCCTCGGCAAGTTGAGCGGCAAGTATTACGTCGACAAGGCAATTCACACGCTCGGTGGAGACAGCGGATACAAGACCGCCCTGAAACTCCGAAAGGTGGAAAAGCGCATCACCGATGTAAAAACTCAGTCCAGCACGGTCGCGGAGCGGTCCAAAAGCAAAAAATCGTCGTCCTCCAAAAATAGCGAGAGTTCCTCCAGCGGCACTCCAACTAAGGGCGACACCTACGAACTCAAGACCACGAAAAAGGGATACTACACCGCAGCCGAGGCAGCAGCAGGGCAAGTCAAACCCGGAAACCCGTCCGGGGTACGGCGGCCCGGAACCTACTACGTCTTCAACACGTCGCAGGGTATGCTCAACCTCACGACCGCCAAGAGTGTCCCCGGCTCGTGGATAAACCCCAACTAGGAGGTGATCCAGTGGCCGACAGCAATATCCTCCGCATCGGAAAGATCAGCAGCATCAACTACCCGGAGGGCACGGCCAGAGTTTCCTACGAGGACAAGGACGGCAGCACAACTTCAGAGTTGCCGTTCCTCGCATGGGAATACTGGATGCCCAAGATCGGCGATCAGGTTCTCGTGGGGCATCTCTCGAACGGCAGCTGCGCTGGCGTGATCATCGGCCCGGTGTGGCACGGAGACTACCAGCCAGCAGATGGCCGGGAGGGAGTGTACCGCAAGGAATACTCCAACGAGCCGGGCACCGCAAACGAGACCTACGATGCCGGGGCCAAGGCATACAGCCAGACCATAGATGGCACCGCCGAGGTGACCGCCACTGAGAGCTGGACGATTCAGGTCGGCGGCTGCACCATTCAGGCCAACAAGGATGGCACCATGACCATCATGGCCAGCAAGAAGATCACCATCAACGCCCCGGAGGTGGAATTCTTGGAAAAGGTCACGATCAAAAAAGAGACCACCCTCAAAAAGACCTTGCTTGTCGAAAAGCAGATCACCACCCACGATGGAGTTACTGCAACGAACGATGTCAAGGCTGGAACGATCAGCCTGCAGCAGCACAAGCACACTCCGCAGGGCTTGACCAGCCCGACAACGCCACCAATACCCTAAAAGCAGGAGGTATCTGCCGTGATAATCGGAAACTGGGGCCTCGGCCTGATTTTCCAGACCTCCGACCGGCGCGTTTTTACGCCGGAGAACCTCAAGCGCACGACCTCTGCAGTGTGGGCCACGCACAGCCGCATGGGGCTGAAAGATCAATCCGAGTTCATCCGCCCCGGCCTCGGACAGATCACATTTGACATCCAACTCAATGCAGAGCTTGGTGTCAGGCCCCGGCTGATGATGGACTACATCAACAACTGCGTCGAGACAGGCGACGTGCAGATGCTGGTCATCGGCTTTCGGAGGGTCGGAAAGCACCGCTGGAAGATCACCAATGCCTCAACCGCCTATGAGGTGGTCTACAGCCGGGGCGAGATCGTCAAGGCAAAGATGACCCTGACGATGGAAGAATATCTTTGATGGGAGGGATACGATGCAGATCTCTGACGTACAAGTCAGCTTCGATGGTGACAGCACCGAGCTGGAGGACATCGCCCGGTGCGTGAGAAACATCATCCTGACCCCTGCGGGCACCTGCCCGCTTTACCGGGATTTCGGAATCAGCTACGATTCCGTATCTCACCCGGTGCAGGTAGCCATGAACGAAGTGGCACTGGAAATCATGGAGAAAATCGAAAAGTACGAGCCGCGAGTTGACTCCTGCGAGGTAAGCTTCGAGGGCACGGACGAAGTCGCCGTGATGAACGGCAGCCTGAAAGCAAAGGTGGTGTGTTCTCTTGCCTGATACCCTGCAATCCGTTTTCGACCTCCCGGAGGTCTCGTTCATCGACAACGACACGGTCGATGCGATGATGCACCGCATGGTCTCCAACTTTGAAAAAAAGTACAAGGAGGTCACCGGGAAGAGCCGCAGCCTTGCACCTGCAGACCCGATGCGCATCCTGATCTACAGCGTCGCTCTGGACCTTTACCAGCTGGAGATGTACACCGACCGGGCTGGCAAGCAGGATCTGCTCAAGTACAGCTACGGTGAATTTCTGGACAACCTCGGCGGCAACCGTGGCGTAATTCGGCAGCAGCCGAAAGCAGCGACCACGACTATCCGCTTCACCCTTTCGGAGCCGAGAGGCTACGCCATCGGCATCCCAGCCGGAACCCGCGTCACCAACGGCGACGGCGTATACTTCGCCACCTCGGAATATGGCGAGGTCGAGGCCGGGAAAGAGAGCGTAGACATTCGGGCCACCTGCACCGTGGAGGGCATCACTGGCAATGGCTATATGCCCGGTCAGATCTCCACCATCGTGGACCCGGTGGCCTATGTGGAGAGCGTCTCCAATGTGACCGAGAGCGGCGGCGGCGCAAACCTCGAAACAGACGAGAGCCTCGCCGAGCGAATCTTCCTCGCCCCGGATTCGGAATCGACCGCCGGGTCTGAGGGGTCTTACATCTACTGGGCAAAGACCTACAGCACCGAGGTGGGTGACGTTGTCCCGTTTTCCCCGGAGCCGTGCAAGGTCGTGATCTACGCCCTGATGAAGGACGGCACTCTTCCCAGCAGCGGATTTCTGAAAGGGCTTCAGGAATCCCTGAACTCCAAGACGATCCGGCCCATCACGGACAACGTCACCTGCTCTGCTCCGGCAGTCCAGACCTTCAACGTCGATGTGACCTACTACATCAACCGCAGCGACATGGCACAGGCGGCCACCATCCAGAACGAGGTGACTGAAGCCGTGAACGCCTACGTCTTGTGGCAGCGCAGCGACATCGGAAAGGACATCAACCCCAGCGAGCTGGAACACCGCATCCGGGCAGCCGGGGCAAAGCGGGCAGTGATCCGCTCCCCGGCATTCACGGTGGTCTCGACCACAGAGGCAGCGCAGCCCGGAACCGTCAACCTCGTATACGGAGGGCTGGAAGATGACTGATCTCTACAACGGCCAGATCACCGACCTGCTCAACAATGCCTACAGGTACGACCCGGAGGTGATCGCTTTCTCCTACGCCATATTGCAGGAGAAGCGTCGCATCATGCAGGAACTGGCCCAGACCCGGACCATGTCCGTCATTGATGACCTGCCGGAGAGTATTCTGGACGTTCTGGCCGTGGAACTCCGCACACCTTACTATGTCGACAGTCTGAGCGTCGATGCCAAGCGGGAAATCATCAAAAAGAGTTTCCTGTGGGCAGCGAGAGCCGGAACCGTGTCAGCGGTCGAGGAATTGATTCAGGCAGTCTTCGGAGAGGGCGACGTGGTCGAGTGGCCGGACTTCACCGAGGAACCGAGGGAGCCTGGCACGTTCGACATTGTGACCAGCGGCCAGTTGACCCCGGATGCCGCCACCTTTTTCACGCGGGTGGTCAAGCGGGTAAAGAACGTCCGCTCCCACATCCGCAGAATCCTGATCGAGCGGCACGAGAAGATGCAGATGTACGCTGCAGCTGGGTCTCTTTCGGAACCGCACCGCCCGGTGCTGAACCATCACAAGGCCATGGCCAGCGGCAGCCTTCAGGAATTGACGGCAGCAGCCATCGCCGCTGCACCGTCCGCAGCGATCACCAACCACCCGCAGGGCAGAACCGGGAACGCAGATCTCGTGGAGACCTCCGCTGCAGCAATGGCAGCGGCCCCGGCAGCCCATATCTACAACCACACCCCAGCCCGCACCACAGCGGCGCAGGGTGCAGTATTTATCCCCGCTGGCGGCTTTTCGGCTCCCAGCACAAACATCCTGAACCACGCTGCATCCCGGCAGCGGGGCAACGCAGCAGCGCAGACCGTCACCTCGGCTTTTTTTGTTGAGAGCCGCACAGTTCGGATTCTCAACAATTTCAACAATGTCGAGTTGAAAGCCCTCGCTGCGCAGAGTGCCCCGGCAGCCGCCGCAGCCAATTCACACACCATCATTCTTTGACAGGAGGTACCACAATGGCCGGAATTTTCAAGGAATCCGTTTTGACGAAAAAGGGCATCGCCCTTCTCGCCAAGGCACAGGCCGGACGCTGCACCATCAAACTGACCAAAGCGGCAGCAGGTGACGGCAGCTACACGAGCGGTGAGGATCTCACCACCCGCACCGCCCTCAAGTCGCAGAAGCAGACCTTCCCCCTGACAACGACCACCGTACAGAATGCCACCAACGTCTTTGTGAAGTTCATCATGTCGAACCATCAGGACAGCGGCGACCTGAAGAACGGCTACTACGTCAAGGAGATCGGCATCTTCGCCACCGACCCGGATGAGGGCGAGATCCTCTATGCACTCGCCATCGCAGAAACGGACCAGTGGGACTATATGCCCGCTTTCAACGACCTGCTGCCGTCCACGATCACCATCGACTTCTTGCTGGAGGTCAGCAACGCCACGGACGTCACGATCCAGATGCCGAACAAGCAGTACGCCTATGATGACACCACCGGCAAGAAGTACATCATCGGCATCGACAACGGCCTTATTTATTTTCAGGAGGTAACGGAATAATGGCAGGAGAAAAAACCTATATCGCCGACAAGGAAACGCTGGACAAGATCTACAACATTCTGGCGGTCGACCCGATCTACGGCTTCGTCGAACACATGAACATTCTCAGCCCGACGCAGCGCATCGAGTACATCGGCCTGAATAAGAACTTCACCCCTGTGAGCCGCAACACCAACGGCAGCATCTCCCTGAACGACTGGGCTGGCTTTGAGATTCTGGAAGCAAACAAGCCCTACATGGTCCGTTCGGACGGCACCCCGGACTACCGCCTTCAGGACAACGACTACTCCAAGAAGTACAGCGACGGCTCCGCTTCGGACGTGGCCAACACCTCCTACGACGGCGGCGCATTCAGCTGGCTCCAGAAGATCTACAAGAACGAGACCGTCGTCGGCGATGACCGCATCGTGAAGTTCAGTCTGACCAAGCGGGAGGGTTACGAGCCTGTCGGTTTCATCGACCCGGACAACAAGGAGCTGGAGGGCGTATGGCTGCCCATGTTCTACGGCTCCATCGTCGAGGACAAGATGCGCTCCCTGTCCGGCCTCCAGCCCGACTACAACAAGACCACAGCCGCCCAGAAAACCGCCATCGATGCGGTCAGCAACCGTGCCAAGTTCCTCGGCGGCGCAATCGTCGAGACCATCGCGGACCTGCTGCTCATGTTCGGCAAGAACTCCAACATTCAGGACGTGTTCGGATACGGCAACTGCTCCGGCTACGACCAGAGCCTGACCCCGACCATGGGTGTCAAGCAGAACGCCGTGGTGGGCGGTGGCCAGTTCTACGCCACCACCGACCAGAAGAGCCTGAATAAGATCTTCCACTCCATCGTGCTGGGCAGCTACCAGCAGTGGATGCGTGATCCGTACACCCTGCTGGTAAACGGCGACCACAAGGTCAGCAAGAACTACGCCTACGACGTGACCGGGGCGACCTACCACAACACCGGCATCGTCCTGCCGACCACCGATCAGGACAAGTGGGAGTACCCCTCCCACTACACCACGGTGCCCGGTTTCGGAGCCGTTGCAATCGAGCCGTTCAACGGCAGTACCGTCCTCGGCGGCTGCGACGGCGTTTATTACCATGCCGAAGGCACAAAGGTGGGCCTACGGTTCGGTTATTGCAACGGTGGCGCCATTACGGGGCCTCGGTGCATCTATCTGAGCAGTGACGCTGGCAACGCGTACTGGGACCTCGGCTCGGCCATTCTCCTGTTACCACCTGTAGGCGTGGCGGTGTAAACCGCCCCGCAGGGGGGTCTGGGGGTGCGCTGCAAAGCGCAACTCCCCCAGTGGAGCCTAAATCGCTTATTCATTTTTGAAAAATAAATAAGGGGAGTGCGGCGGCGTCATCTTCGGTGGGCCTACGGTTCGGTAATTGCAACAATGGCACCAATACGGGGCCTCGGTGCATCAATCTGAACAATGACGCTGGCAACGCGAACTGGAACATCGGCTCGGCCTGATTCTATCTGCAATCTACATCCTACGCCAAAGCCGCCGCACTCTGCATTTTATGCACTGCGCCATGATGGGCGCAGCCTACACCGCTGACCGTTGAAATACGGCTTACTCGCCATAACTGGAAAGATGAGTGGAAATAGGTCCGATACAGGGCACCCGGTAAAGCGGTCGCACCTGCCGGGTGCAGGAGATAGAAGAAAGAATATCTTATAGGCGTACAAGTTGAAAGAGTACAAGTATCTGTATCAAGCAATGCTTTCGGAGGAAACAATCCGCAAGGCATACAAGAACCTTCGGAAAGGCAAAACACGCCGAGCGGAGGTAAAGTATATCGATGCCCATCTGGACGATGAAGTTCAGAAGATGCACGATATGATTTTGAACACCAAACCCGATGGGATAGAAGTCCAGAACCCGAAACTCGGATTCAAGCCCCATAAGCACACCCCGAAGATCATCTACGAACACGGAAAGACCCGAAAGATCTTCGAGCCGGAGATCCACGAACAATGGCTGCACCACATCATCGTGCTGGTGTTGGAGCCGATCATCACCGGCACCGCATACAAGTACAGCTGCGGCAGCTTCCCGAAACGCGGCGCACATTACGCCAAGCGGAGGATTGAAAAGTGGCTCCGTTCAGACCCGAAAGGGACCCGGAACTTCCTGAAAGTTGACATCCGGCATTTTTACAACAACATCCGGCTGGACGTTTTGATGCGGGAGCTTGCAATCAGGATCAAGGATGAATGGTTTCTCCACGTCATCTGGCTGTGCCTCCGGGAGTTCAAAAAGGGCATCCCGCTGGGGTTCTACATTTCGCAATGGCTGGCCAACTACCTGCTGGAGCCGCTCGACAAGTTGATAACCGAGACCCTCTGCCTCAACAAACTCGTGCGGTACATGGACGACGTGACAATTTATGCAGCGGCCAAGAAAGCCCTGCACAATGCCGATGTTCAGATCCGAAAGATGCTGGGGCAGCGGTTCCGTTTGAAGCTGAAGAAGAACAGGCAGGTCTGCAAGTTCTTCTATCAGGGCAAGCGGAAAGCAATGGGCCGACCTCTGGATTTTATGGGCTTTGTATTTTACCGGGACAAGACCATCATTCGCAAGCGGATCATGCTCAAGGCCACACAGACGGCCCGGCACCTCCACAAGGCGAAAGAGGCAGGGCGTAGCTACTGCCGCCACAACATCGCAGCCATGCTGAGCTACATGGGCTGGTTTTCTTGCACCGACACCTACGAGTGCTTCAAGCGCAGGATCAAACCGAACGTGAAGATCGGCAAGCTCAAAGAAATCATCTCAAAATTAGATCGGAGGAAAAAGAACCATGAAACCTTGGGTAACCGAAGTATGCTCCAGCCAGCCTGAAGAACTCCAGATCATCGGCCCGGAGACCTACATCCAGCGGCGCAACATCACCGCCGTGGAGCATCCCGAACAGGACGGCACTCCGGCCTACACCGACTACAAGTGCGAGAGCCGGGAGATCACGTTCTCCGAGTATCAGATGCTGGCATCGATCACCGAGATCGACACCAGCAAGGCCATTGACGACTACACCATGCAGCTGATCGAACAGGGGGTTTTGTAATTATGACTGCTACTACTTTAGTTGAGAGCCTGTCCCGCCTCTATGAACACGGTCGTCTGACCAAGGCTGGCATCGCAGCCCGCGTCAAAAAGGGCACCATCACCGAGGACGACTACAAAACCATTACTGGCGAGGATTACAAGGATGCCTAACTCCTCTGGCGGGCTGGAACTCATCGACTTTTTAGCCGATGCCGTGGCGACCCTTCTCCGCATCGCCAAGGCGCAGAACGAACAGCTTCAGCAGTTGGGTGCCGTTGCAGCCGAGGAAGAATCGCTCCACGACATCGAGTGCGCCTGTTCTGCCGTTCTGCCCAGTCCGGCCAGAGGGGAGGTGGCGGAAGATGTACATTGACCTCGACACCGTAATCAGGGCCGCATCGGTGATCTCGTCCATCGGCGTGATCATCGGTGTGATCGTGGCCGTCTACAAGGTCTTTCAGATCAACCGCAAGCAGAGCGACTTCATCAAGTCCATCGAGGACGAGCAGACACTGCTCTGCTACGGCCTGAAAGGTGCCCTGCAGGGCTTGATCGAGCAGGGCTGCAACGGCCCGTGCAAGGATGCGCTCGACAAGCTGGAGAAGCACCTGAACAAAAAGGCCCACGAAACGAACGACATCTAACAGGAGGAAAGCTATGAATATCACCGAAATCGCAACCGCCATTCTTCCCAGCGTCATGGAGATCATCGGCACCATTGCAATGCTCATGGCTGCCAAGATCGGCATTCCTTGGCTCCGCGAGCAGCGCATCTTCTCGCTGGTCCGCAAGCTGGTCAAGGGCGCAGAGAAAGCCGCAGAAGCTGGCAAGATCCCCAAGACCGACAAGCACGCTCTGGTCATCAAGCTGCTCAAGATGAAGAACATCGAGGTCACGCCCTTCTTGGACGCTTTCATCGATGCCGCCATTAAGGAGATGGACGAGGTGGCCGAGAACATCGCCGACGAGATCACCAAAGACTAACACATTCAGACCTTCCCCGGTGGGTACAGAAGCCCGCCGGGGAGAAAGGAGGTCGCTCCCATGAGCAACAGTTCTCTGATCTCCTACACCAAGATCAGCCCGAACAGGACAAGCCCCCGCAAGAAGCCCATCCGCAAGATCACCATCCACCACATGGCTGGCAATCTGACCGTTGAGCAGTGCGGCGCAGTTTTCGCCCCGACCAGCCGAAAGGCAAGCTCCAACTACGGCATCGGCACCGATGGCCGCATCGGGATGTATGTCGAGGAAAAGGACCGGGCATGGACCTCCAGCAGCCCGGACAATGACAATCAGGCTGTCACCATCGAGGTGGCGAACAACACCCTCGGCCCGAACTGGACTGTGAGCGACAAGGCGATGGCCTCGCTCATCGACCTGTGCGTAGACATCTGCAAGCGCAACGGCATCCAGAGGCTCAACTTCACCGGCGACAAGACCGGGAACCTCACGATGCACTGCTACTTCAAGTCCACGCTCTGCCCCGGCCCTTACCTCAAAAGCAAGTTCCCGTACATCGCCAGCGAGGTCAACAAGCGGCTGGGTGCAGAGGCCACCCCGGAGCCGTTCATCGTTCAGATCACGGCCAGCAGCCTGAACGTCCGCAAAGGGCCGGGCACGAGCTACGCCGTCGCCCAGACTGTGCGTAAGGGGCAGGTGTTCACCATCGTGCAGCAGCAGGGCGGCTGGGGCAAGTTGAAGAGCGGAGCCGGATGGATCAGCCTGAGGTACACCGCCAGAAAGTGAGGGCACCATGCAAGCAGAAGAACTGAAGTATTTGTCCCACGAAGCGGTCATCAAAAAGGTCGCACCACTGGCCACCTTGGACAACGTCACGTCCGGCATCCCGGCAGCGATCACCCTCGCCCAGTTCATCATCGAAAGTTTCTGGGGCCGGTCTCCGCTGGCCTCGGCTTCCAACAACTGCTTCGGGATGAAGAAGAACCTCTCCGGCAACAACTGGCCCGGCTCCACATGGACCGGGAAAAGCATGACGTGGGTATCTTCAGAGGCCAGCAGCGGAGAGACCGTCCGGCAGCCCTCCGAGTTCCGGGTGTACGCCAGCGTCGAGGACTCCATCGCCGACCACAGCGCATATCTCGCCGGGGCGATGAACGGCACCGACCTGCGGTACAAGGGACTGCGCTGGCAGCTGGACTACCGCACCGCCGCCCAGATCATCAAGGACGGCGGGTACGCCACCGCCCCGGACTACGTCGAGGTTCTCTGCGCCATGATCGAGCGGTACAACCTGACCCAGTACAACGTGGCGCAGCCGCCCTTTCTGGTTCGGGTGACCGTCCCGATGGTCGCCGCCCGGAAAGGCCCCGGCAGCGAGTACCCCGCCACCGTGGTCGTCCGTGGCCCGAACATCTTCACCATCACCGAGGTGCAGGGCAGCTACGGCAGACTCAAGAGCGGAGCCGGGTGGCTCAACCTCCACTACGCAGAGTGGCTCTGCAGCGAGTAAACCAACACGCAAAACAAAGGGCAGATGCACAATAGCACCTGCCCTTTTCTGCGCCCGCACAGAAAGCCCCTGCGTGGCGTTTTGTGTATTCAGAATAAAGTTACACCCCCGGAGAGTTTACACGCTTCTCCGGGGGTGTTTTTTCCGTTGGAAAAATCAAGGCTCAAGGGGCGGCTTTGAAGCCCATGCGAGCGAGGTACTTCTCAGCCTGCGGCAGCTGGGTGAATGTGCGGCTCCTGCGCTTCTGGCGGTCACGCCCGATCACAAGCGTTTCGCCGATGCCCTGAACCACCCACGTCTCCTTCCCGTGCTTCCATGCCCGATTGAAATAGACAGCCTCGCCCTTTGCATTCACCATTTTCATAATTTATACCCCCTTACAAGATTTTGAAAATCATAGGTTTGGACAGGCACCCGGCCCGAAACAGCAATGTCGCCGTCGTGCGTGTATGCCTTGCACTGGAAGAACCCCTCGGAATGGTCGTGGCTCTCAGTCACCTCGCTGCGCTTCAGGTTGACCTCGAACACCGAAACCTGAAGCACTCCCCGGATGATGAGGAACTTGCAAGCATCCAGCGGGGAGCGGCAGAGGAACACCTCCCCGAAAGGCCCGGCTTTCAGAACGCCGTCCTTTTGGATGCTTGCCGCAGCCTCCTTTGTGGTAGCGTGGTAGAATTTCACGATGCAGACCCCCTCGGCTTACTTCTTCCGTATACCGCCATCTGGATAAATTCGGCATCGGCAGCAATCGACCCGACAGATGTTTGTGTGGATTTAATTCGGAATGATCCTTGTATAAATTTTTTCAGAACGCTCACCGTGTACTTCATTATGGCAGCCCCGAAGAAATTTGTAAGGATCTCGATGACCTTATCTTCATGGCCGCCATAATCGCACTCGTAGACTTTATGTTCCGGGATGAAATACACCCAAAAGACAGCCTGAGCCATATCATGCCCCGCCTTTATGTCGAGGCAGATGGTCTCCGTTTTCAGGTAGCGAATTGCACGATCCGTCAACTGATGCAGTTCCTTTTCCCCGATGGTGCAGCCATCCGGGAAAAGTTCTTCCATGAACTGCCGGAAACGCTGATCTCCGGCGTTACCCTCGAACACGTCATGCCAAACCGTAGCATAATCGCTCAGTTCCTCTCTTTTCCCGAAAAGAATCGTGCAAGCCATCTTTACGAAGTTCTCCGGGGATTCGACCCTGAAGTTCATATGTTCCACACTCATTCCTCCTTCACAACGACGATCGAGATACCAGCAGCCCCGCCGAGGGCCTCATACGGCTCCGGGTAAGTCAGTACCACACGGTATCCCTCCCACTTGGCATCGTTCTCCGTAGCGAACTGCACCGGCCCGAAGAACAGCCCATCCCGGTCGCACGGAACCGGGCGATCGGCGCAGATCCAAATCGGGGTGTCATCCTCGATCACGTTCAGCAGATCCAGCAGCTTCACGGTTCAGCCCTCCTTTACCCGACCGATCTTGTCGCAGGGAACGAACTTCTCGCCGGTCCACTTTGCGAACTTCTTCTCGGTGTTATTGCCTCGGTAGTCCTTCTGGCCGTAGCCGTAGACCCGACCCTCGACAGGTTCCGTGACCACAAGGTCACCGGCCTCGCCCTGATCGCCGTCCCCGGTGTAGGTGCCGACCCGCTGCGAGAAATCGTACTTCCCGGCAGGGGTCATGGTGCAGACCCAAGGGGTGCCGTACCGACGCTGGTTGAAAGAACTGTAGCTGGCGATGATTGCGTTGGAAACAGTAGACATTTCTAAGTCCTCCTAAAATTTCGTTCACGATATGCAGGTGGTTCCCGCGACCTTCCCGGCTGGCTGCCGGGAGGTTTCGGCCCTTACCGGGGGGCCATCATCAGGCGGGTTACGCGTTGAGATAGATTGCAAGAGAGGTCAACGCACTTTCCATCCCGAAGCCGTAGAAATGCTCCTGCATATCATCGGAATTCTCCATCTTGCGGGCCTGCTTCAAAACAGCGTTCATTGCCTCTTCCAGCTCTTTAGAGGTGATGGTCTCTTTCATTGTTCAGTCCTCCTTAGTCTTTGATCTCACACACGTCGGTCACTTCGTAGACATCCAGACCGTGCCCGGTCTCATCGATCAACCGCTGCACTGCCACGTTCCGGGCATCCACTGGGTCCTCGGCAAGGACCTCGTAGCAGTCCCAGAACTTATCAACCGTGTTGTAGACGTACACCTTATAGCGTTTCATAATTCGGCCCTCCTTTATTTACGAGTGAGGCGGTAGCATTCAGAAAATTCATGCCGAGCCTCCATCTCCTTATTGGTGAAGCGGGAGATCATAAACCCCGCAGCCTTTGCGTCGAACTCGTTGTCGTGCCAGCCGCCAGCCACACGAGTGGTCCGAACGATGATCTCGTCCTCCTTGGTTCCCTTTAGAAATGCGTACAGGTTCTCGATGCGCTGACCTTTGTATTCCTTCATTTTGCTTACCTTCCTTTCTGTGATTATATATTACCATACACGCGCATGGTTATCAAGGTGTATAATGCACAAATAACAATGCGTATGTATGGTTATTTCGTCAAATTGACAAAGCCATACACACGCAGTATAATAGAGCCTGAAAAGGAGTGATCACCGCATGAGAAAACTGACGATGACCGAGAACATGACCCCCATCGACAAAAAGCTGATTGAAAAGGGCATGACCAGATCCGACCTGTCCAAGCAGAGCGGGGTGCCGCTTCGGACCATTGAGTCATGGTGCCGCCGCCTCCGTGTGCCCCGTGACGTTTACCAGTTGCTCAAGCTGGCAAAGGTTCTCGGCTGCCAGATCGAGGACCTGATCGAGCCGGAGGCCGGGGATAAGAAGCAAGAAGAATAAGAAAACCCCCGGCAGCGATGCCGGGGGCCTTTTCGTTCTTCAGATCTCAAACCCTGCGTTTTTGACGGTCTCGGCGATAGCGTTATAGGTACGCTTGCCGAGAGTGGAGTACCACCGCTCCTTGTAGGCATCCCGCCGACCGTCCGAATAGAACCACACCCGGCAGACCCCGGCCTCCAGATTGACGAACAACTTGACCTCCAGCGTGGAGGTCTGCTCTCCGTACCAGCAGGTCTGTACCTGCTTCTCGTACTTCTTGGAGAGCAGCGTGTGTTCACAATCGAACTCCATGGACTGTGCGTCGGTGAAGCCCTGAGCCTTCAGCATATCAATCAGAACGTTCTTCATTGCGGTGCCCTCCTTAATTCTTGCTGGCGGCCAGTGCCCGGTTCAGGTCGGCCATGACGGTGAATTTGTTATCGACGAAGATCTTCAGTTCAGCGGCCTCATCGCTCCACAGCTTCAGAGCGGTGATCAGGTAGTCGTAGGAGCTGCCATAGTAGGCGAGAGCCTCGGCCTCTTTACGGTTCAGCGTGATCTGATATTTTGCAGAGTTTGCAAAGTATTTAGCGGTCATTTTGGATTTACCCCCGTCCTTTATTGTGTCTGTATATTACCATACATACGCATGGTAAACAAGAGCTAGACTGCACAAAGATACTGGCGTGTATATGGTCTTTTTGTCAAAAAATAAACCCCGCCTTTTCGGGGCGGGGTGCTTGTTACAGCAGCTCTTTTTTCAGGGTTTCGACGACTTCCAGAGCCTCGTTCTGATCCGCGATGAACTTCTGAAATTCTTCGGAATTCAGCGCACCATAGGAAGTGGTCTGGATGGAGAAGTCCGGGGCTTTCTCGCCGAACACGTCCTCGTTGTAGTAGATCTTCGGGAGATAGCAGCCGCTCTCATACGGCTCGGTGACGGAGATGGAGCGGCGGGTGCGACCGTCTGCGTAGGCAGCATCGTCAATGCAAACCTCATAACGACCGACCATGTAAGTGCTGCGGGTGTAGCTGTTACCGTTGACTTCCTTGTGCAGTTCCTCGACCTTAATCATTTTCATTTTGTTGTCCACCTTTCCTTTACTGTGGCTATATATTACCATACATACGCATGGTTATCAAGGTGTATACTGCACAATTATTGACCGCACTATGTTGTTTATATTGTCAGCAGGACAAAAAGAAATAGGCACCCGGCTATCAAGGCCGAGTGCCTATTTTTTACCGCTCAGGGAGCGGCATGGTCAGGACGAAGAACGCACCCACGAAGTAGATCGTGGGGGGTTCGCCTGATTCACATTTGGTGGAGGAGTTGATGAACGAACTGAAAAAGAACTACACCGTGGTCATCGTTACCCACAATATGCAGCAGGCGGCCCGTATCAGCGACCGCACCGCCTTCTTCCTGCTGGGGGAGCTGGTGGAAGTTGGCCCCACGAACCAGATCTTCAGCACGCCCCGGGACAAGCGCACCGAGGACTACATCTCCGGTCGGTTCGGTTAATGCAGGGAGGAACAAAGCAATGAGCATTCGCAAACAATACGACAGCGATCTGGAGTCTCTTAAGGCCGCGCTGGTGGAGATGGGGCAGAACGCCGCCGAGGCCGTGGAGAACGCGCTGGAAGCGCTGTGCACCGCCGACACCGCAGCCGCCCAGAAGATCGTGCAGGGGGATGACCGCATCAACAACATGGAGCGGGACATTGAGCACCGCTGCATGGCCCTGCTGCTGCGCCAGCAGCCGGTAGCGGGCGACCTGCGCCACATTTCTACCGCCATGAAGGTGGTCACCGATATCGAGCGCATGGGCGACCACGCCTCGGATATCGCGGAGATCATCCCGCATCTCGTCACCGTGCGCAAGGAGGGCGACCACGCCGTCAGTCAGGCCATCGCCATGGGACGCAAGGCCTACCAGATGATCCTGGACGCCATGGCAGCCCTGACCGCCGAGGACGAGATCGCCGCCCGCCGCGTCATCGCCGCAGACGACGCCGTGGACTACGACTTCAACGCCATCAAGCACACGCTGGCACAGGAGATCGCCGCCGACCCCGCCAAGGTGGACGCGGCGCTGGATCTGCTCATGGTCATCAAGTATCTGGAGCGCATCGGCGACCACGCCGTGAACGTAGCCGAGTGGGTGCAGTTCGTGCGCACCGGGCGCTACAAGGACGAAAGCATGTTCTGATACTCACTCTGCCCTTTTGGGCGCGTGTTTTCCTTATTTTCTTCTGGAAAAGGCTGTCTGCCACCCGGCAGGCAGCCTTTTTCTGTGGGAAAGCTCCCCCTACAACGAAAATTGACTAAAAAATTTTTATCTTTTCTGCAATATCTGCGGCAGGTCATTCGTATTCAGGGTATAAGAGCCCGGAAAGGGCTCCGCAGTTATCGTGCGGCGGGTGGTTCCGGCTTCCCCCAGTCCCCCGCCAGCCGCACCGTTACGGAGGACAGATACAATGATGGCAAAGCTTGAACGCTCCACGCAGCCCGCCCGCATGGAGGCCGTGAGCCGCGATGCACTGGTGCAGGCGGCGCTGCAGGAGATCACCCAAAATTATCGTGAGGCCAGCCTTTCCAATGTGGCAAGGGCTTATGGTGTTTCGCTGGCGTATGTCAGCGAGTGCGTGCGCGCCCAGACCGGGCGCACCTACAAGGAGCTGCTGCAAAAGCATCGCATGGAAACTGCCGCGCGGCTGCTGCGCCGCAGCGATCTGAACATCCAGCAGATCATTGCGCAGGTGGGGTACGAGAACACCAGCTACTTCTACCGCCTGTTCCACGAGCGCTACGGCCTGAGCCCCCGGGAGTACCGGCTGGTGCGCACCGGCTCTACCACCCGCCGCCCCACCGCATGAAGCCCTCTTTTGATTTGCTGCCCCTGACCGCCGTGCTGCCGCCCCGCGCACGGCGGTCTGTTTTTGCCGCAAAATGCTGAATAGTTAAAATAAACTCGAAAGAAATCGACACGGTTTCTTCCGGGTTTATTTTTTTGCGCATTTTTAGGAAACAAGGGGGCTGAGAGAGCTTTGGGCGGCAGACATTTGACGATTGAGGATCGTCGGGAGCTGGAAAAATATTACCTCGATAGGATCAGCGTGGAGAGCATCGCGGAAACTTTGAGGGTTCACCGCTCCACTATTTATAACGAGCTTCGCCGCGGGGACACTGGGCGGGTGGATAAGAACGGGAACTGTGAGTACAGCGCAGAGCTGGCACAGAAAAGAATCTGCGATGCCCGCCGCAGCATCCATCATCATAAGAAGCAGGAGGACACCGCCAATGCCGATGTTTAAGACCTGCACGGCCTGTAAGGAAACATTCATTGCAGAATCACCGTTCATCAAGGTGTGTCCGATCTGCAATGCAAAGAGCCAGACCACCCCGGCGGAACGTGCGCAGCGCAAAACTCGCATTACCCCGGATCGGCTGATGCTGGATGTTCGACAGGCGGATGCAGCGGGTAAATCCTATGGTCGGTGGCGGTACGAAGAAACCGAACGCCGCCGCAAAGAGGAAGAAGAGGAACGTCGCAAGTTTGAGGAACGCCAGAAACGGCGTGAACAGATGAAAGCAGCAAAGGAGAACGAACATGGCGAAAGTGAAACTTGACTACATGAGTCTGAGCATGAGGGTGGAGGGCGACGACGACATGGTGCGGGAGCTGTCCGGCAGATTTCTTGATATGGCAGAGAAGTACGGCGCACCGGGCGTTTTCTTTAACGTCCCGCCCTCTATTTTCGAGGACGGTTGCCGTGACCCGGAAGAGCTGAACACGGAAGATATAAAGCCGCTGACCGTGCCGAAAGAAGTTGCGCCCGGCGCAGACTGGGACGTGGTGGCAATCTATGACGATGCGGGCGTTCCGTCCATCATGCACCGCTTCCGCCGCATGAGCAATAAGGAACTGTTCGGCGGCAGCGATAAGCCGCACCCGGCGTTCATCATCGGCGGCGAGGTATACGACGAAATCTATATTTCCGTGTACCCTAATGTGATGATTAACGGCAAGCCGTACAGCCTGCCGTTCCAGAAACCGGCGGGCAATCTCACGCTGGACGACTTCTCCAAAGCCTGTTTCAGCAAGGGTGAGGGCTGGCATCCCATGACGGCAGCAGAGTGGGGGTTCCTTACAAACCTCAGCCTGAAACTGGGAACCCTGCCCCACGGGAATACAGACTACGGCGCATGGCATGGCGACCACAAAGAGCACGGCCAGAAAGCACCGAACAGCAATCAAACGCTCACCGGAACCGGCCCGGAAACATGGACGCACGATCACACAAAAACCGGTGTCCACGATCTGTGCGGCAATATCTGGGAGCTGCTGGCCGGTCTGCGGATCAAAAACGGTGTGCTGATGGTGGCAGAGGGCAACGATGCAGCACTCCCGGAAACCGACCTGACCAAATGTGGCGACGACTGGAAGCTGCTGACGGACGACAAGGGCGCACCGGTGTACGTTTCTGCATCCGGCAGCGAGATCGTGTTTACCACCGACCACGATGAAGCGGGCGGCTTGGGTAGCTGCGAATGGGGCAAGGTCAAGACGGAATGTAAGAGCGAAATGCTCAAAGAGTACGCGCTGTTCTCTGGGGAGAAAGAAGCCTACTGTTGCATTGATGCAACTGAGGGCGAATACATTCCGCTCCGCGGCGGCTACTGGTACGATGGCGAGAGTGCCGGTGTGTTCTACTTGTACCTCGGCATTCCGCGCTCTAATTCGTGGGCGAACTACGGGGGCCGTTCCGCTTTCTTCAAGAAAAAGCAGAAAGCTGAACGCTGAAAAGCTGATGGGCTGCGCGGCAGCGCAGGCCAAGGCGGAGAAACGAAAATGGTACTTATCATTCTTTGTGTTGTACTTTTGATCCTGTTCTTGCTGGCAATCGGCATAACGCTGTTGATTTGCTTTTTTGCAGGAGAAGCATTTAGCTGGGGGATTGTCGCGTTGGTGTGGCTGTTCCTGCTGATTGCAACCGTTGCCGTTGGCGGCGGGAATGGCTGGGAATAAAGCCAAGCCACGGTCTGGGCGTACCGAAACACGCCTGCCACATGACCGGGCACTTAGGGAGCGCACCGGTCAGCCGGTTTCCGCAAGACCGGCATCTTACCTACCGGGGATGAAAAGAACACGGTAGGGCGACCCGCACGGGCAGGAGCGGAAGCATTGCGCTGTACGACACCGCTCCTTTCTATGGCGCAGCCAGTGCAAGCGGGGAATTTACACCGCCCCGCCGCCCAGTGCTGACTCTGGGATGCGCCGCCACTTCCGAATATTCATCAAACAAAGAAAGGAAAAAATTATGGCACGAGCTGAAATCCATGCAGAAACCAAGGGCGAGGGCGCGATGATCCGGGTACAGGGCAAGCCCATTGAGGTTATCAATCTCGCAATTCAGATCACCGGTAGCGTTATCGCAGATATGCCGAAGCTGATGCAGCCGTACATTATCGGATGCGTTCAGAAATCTATCCCGCTTGCGGTAGAAAATGAAGCGGTGGCGGAACGCCGGAACAGCGAGGACGAAGAATGGCAGAAACCGGAACCTGCCGAACCGAAAAAGCCGGAGCCGGAGAAGAACGAAGAAAAGCACACCGCACACACCGCGGGCTTCTTCATGGCAAAGGAAGTCGCAAAGGCAGACCCGGAGTTTAGGCGGTTCCTCCGTGACATTCTGGCCGATCTCGACAAGGAAGAGGGCTAAATAAATATGACGAACAGGAACCGAAGCCCTCCCAGTAAGGAAGCTCGCAAGAGCGAACAGTGCCGACACACGTTCAGAATCACGGCTGCGAAGTGCGCACCGTGCGATGGGTACAACCTGAACTGTGAGCATTACGAGAAAACCAACAAGGGTGCTGCTGATACAAAACATCTTTCGAGGCAAACAAGCCGCCCTGCGCCGCGTCAGCGGGGCGGCTTTTATATGTGGTGCGGGGCGGTTGGATGCGCGACCGACCACCGCAAGCGGGGCCGAACCCCGTCCGCACCTGCTTTACTTGAAATCATGGAAGCCGGACTGCACCGGCAGGCGCGAAGCGTCAAGCCATACCTGCATGACAACGACGGAGGTTGAAAGGTATGCCCGTGGCATGAGCGCAGAAATGCCTTGTCCGATCCACCCAAGCCAAAGGTGGTAGGGCTGATTTGGTAGATCGGCCCGTCCCGCCGTCCTGCCTTTCTTAGAGTTCAGCAGGACGGCGGGTATCTATTATGCGGATGCGCAATGGAGAAGAACAGCTCTCCCATTACCTCCGAGCTGTAAGGCCGGTTCGATCCCGACCATCCGCACAAGAAATATGAACGGAGAAAGCCGATGCAGAGATACAAAGTGGTTGTCGTCTGCTGTACCGCTGACGAAACGGATGTACATACAATCCGCGTCAACGGCTGGGGCGAGAGCGAAGCGGAGTACAACGCCCGCCGCAAAATCCAAAAGTTCCACCGTCGCGAGTATGAAAAGATTACCGTGACAAGGATAGAAAAAATCAAATAGGAGGTCAAGAACGTGCTGTACGTTGATGCAATCAGGGTTCTGGAAAAGGTGGCACGGGCAAGGTTTGATCTTGCGTCGATGCCGAAGAAAGAGGAAATCGAAGAAGCAATTCCGATCGTGGCAGGCATGGCAACAGTTCAGGCTTGCCCGAAGTATGCGCTTCACGCCGCGCTGTGGTGGCTGGTGGTCAAATCCAAAGAGGTGGAACAGTGACGAGAAGAGAAAAAGCAATTCTGGCTCTGATCTGCGCCGCTGAAATCATCAACTGCGCAAAGGTCGGGGTGCTGAAAAGCCGGATCGCGGACCTTGAAACGCAGCGGGACATTTACGCAAGCCGGGCGCAGCACTGGATCGACCGAGCGTTAGAGGACGAAGAGGTTATAGATTCTATGCAGCTTCGCCTTGATGCTCTGGCCGATGGGAAAGTTGAGCTGGAAGATGCAGGAGTGTTTTTCTGCACGGCTTACTGCACCGAGCAATACCCGCATATCTGCGGGGAGGGCCGCGGGATCACCGCAAGCGGCCAGCCGATACAGGCGGGTGTGACCGTGGCGGCAGATCAGTCAATCTTTCCGTATGGAACGGTTCTGTACATTGAGAATGTGGGCATCCGCATTGTGCAGGACAAGGGCGCGGGAGTGCAGGGAACGCACCTTGATGTTGCTGTTGATACCCATGAGAACGCGCTGTCGTGGAGCGGGTACGGTGAGCATCGAGTGTGGATTTTGAAAGGAGAATGAATTATGCCGAACTGGGTAGAGGGAAAACTGAAAATCCGCGGAAAAACAGAAGATATTAAGCGGTGGGTGGAGGAATGTCTGCATTGCTACACTACGAACTGGCTGGGCGACGGCGCACACACGGAGCTTGTAAAGGGTGCTGTTCGATTTGAGCACGACCCTGACAGCGAAGAAATGTACCTATATGTAGACAAGAATGCTCGTATCGAGGGAACGAGAAGAAACTTCGTAGAAAAAGGCGAATATGTGGACACCTGCGAAGAGGGCAAAAAGTCAATCCTTGTTGTGAGAATGAAAGCTGCATGGAATATAGAAGAGCAGCCCTATATTGAAATGTCCAAAAAGTACAACTTGGATTTTAGAGTGTATGGCTATGAAATGGGCATGGAGTTCAACAAGGAAATCGAGATCGTAGAGGGCGAGATCGCAACGTATCGGCTGATCCAATTTAAGGACTACAAGTGGGAATGCCCTGATCCGAAACTTGGAGGGTGAGCGATGAAAGTTCTCATAGCCTGCGAGGAAAGTCAAGAAGTGTGCAAGGCTTTTCGGCGCAGGGGGCATGAAGCGTACTCGTGTGATATTCAAGAGCCGTCCGGCGGACACCCGGAGTGGCACATTCTGGGCGATGCTGTAACCGCTCTGCGGGGGGGGCAAATCGTCACAATGAACGACAAGGGACATTATATTGATGCGTGGGATTTGCTCATTGCGCACCCGCCTTGTACATACCTGAGCAACGCAGGGGCAAGACACCTTTGGAAAGGTCATGTGCTTCAAGCAGATCGTGTCATGAAAGGAATTGAGGGCCGCGATCTTTTTATGCGCTTCTGGTGGGCGGATGTTCCACGGATTTGCATAGAAAATCCGATCCCAAGTCGCGTTTTCTGCCTGCCGCAGTACACGCAAACGATACAGCCGTATGAGTATGGACACCCGTACAGTAAAAAGACCTGCCTTTGGCTAAAAAATTTGCCACCGCTGTTTCCAACAGACATTGTGACACCGGTTGCAACATGGTGTCCGTCTGGCTCTTACAGCAAAAAGCATGGACAACAACACAAAGGGGTGTTTACGACTGACCGGGCCAAGAACAGAGCAAAAACATTTACGGGTGTTGCAAATGCAATGTCCGAACAATGGGGATAGAAAGACAGAAAATGAAAGATGAAGATTTTGCAAAAATGATCTTAGGAATGATGGAAGCGCGGGAAAAAGAAAGGATGCTGGGGATAAGAGTTCTGATAATCGCGCACAACGCCTACAAGTTTCAGGGCTGTGCGCAGATTTACCGCAACTACTTGCCGCAGCACATCGCAATCCATGTTCGGAAACAGTACCTTGCTGAACTGAACAGAAAAAGAAAGGGTGGACGAAATGCGCAGGGCGATAGCCATTGATTTTGACGGGTGCATTTGTCAGAGCAAATACCCGGAGATCGGGGAACCAAACTGGCACGTTATCGAGGAAGCCAAGAAAGAACAGGAGGCGGGTACTGGCCCGATCCTGTGGACTTGCAGGGCGGGTAAGGAACTGGACGCAGCTATTGCAGCCTGCAAAGAGTGGGGCCTGAACTTTGATACCGTGAATCAGAGCTTGCCGGAGTGGATCGAAGCGTGGGGCAGCGATTCCCGCAAAGTTGGCGCAGATGAATACTGGGACGACAAAGCGGTGATCGCGGACACGACCTGCATCCTGCGGAGTGCTACCTGCTACCAGAGGAAAAACAAATGAATTTGCCAGATAAAAAATACGCCGTGATCTATGCTGATCCTCCGTGGTCATATCGCCAGTGCGGAACCGGCCCAAAGAGCCGGGGCAATGCCGCGCAGCATTATAACACCATGACGACGGATGATATATGCGCCCTGCCGGTTAAAAACCTTGCGGGGGGGGGGCGGTGTGCTTCATGTGGGCGACATTCCCACAGATAGCTGATGCCCTGCGCGTCATGGAAGCATGGGGTTTCGAGTATAAGACCTGTGCCTTTGTGTGGATCAAGAAGAACCGGAAGAGCAACACAAACTTTTGGGGCATGGGAGCGTATACACGAGCGAACGCCGAGATTTGTCTGCTGGGAGTAACGCCCGGATTCAAACCAGCGGCGCAGATCAAGAACCATGCAGTACATCAAGTTATAGAGTCCCCGGTAGAGGAACATAGCAAGAAGCCGGAAGAAACAAGGCGGCGGATTGTGAAGCTGCTGGGTGACGTGCCGAGGATAGAACTTTTTGCCCGCCAGCGGTCGCCCGGATGGGACGCATGGGGCAATGAAATAGGTGAACAAGATGAAAAGTGAAAAAGCAATTACGCCGATGCGCTGCGTCAACGCAAACCCCGGAAAGTATGTCAGCATCATTACGAACTTTGGCTGTCATTACACCTGCCCGGAGTGCATCGTAAGAAACAATGGGCTGAAAATGAGCGAAACAGACAATTTCAGCACACAGGAACCGCTCAACAAGGTGCTCTGCAAGGAAAGGCCGGAGTGGGTTTCGGTGTCCGGTGGTGGCGATCCGCTGTTCCATTGGAAAGAGCATTGGTCATTCTACGAGGGTCTTTTCCACACGGCAGAGCGGCGAAACGTCAAGTTGGAAATGCACACGAGCTATCTCCCGGATAGCCCGGAAGTGCAAGACTTCCCGCTTAATTGGTTTGAACGGGTGGTGTACCACGTCCATAAATTCGACGATCTGCTCCACGTTAAAAGAAAGTTCGGTGAGATCGTCCGCGTGGTATTTGTCGTTGACGACAATATGACCGAACAGGATGTGCTTTTCATCGCCGGTTATGTGGCGGGCAGCAAAGAGATTGACGAACTTTCTTTCCGCCAGCGGGTAGATGAAAACTACAAGGAAACCTACCACCTCCACGATTTGCTGACGGAGTATCACAAGAAGCTCTGGTGGTACATTACCCAGTGCGATTATAACCTCTACTTCCATAATGGCAAGGTGTACACGAAGTACACTGATATTTTTACGGAGGGCAAAGAGTGACACAGTATTGCCGGTATTGTTCTCTGGCGGTTCTGAATGACGACGATTTGATTTACTGCGAAGCAAAAGACGAAATGCGAGAGGGCAAGCAGATAAGAAATCCGAACAAGTGCAAGCACTTTGAGTTCAACCCGGTGGACGTTCTGGACGAGAACAAAAAGTATAGACCGAGAGAACCGAAGAAGAAAAACATTGAGGGGCAGGTGAGCTTTTTATAAACCACTGGAAACCGAACCTCCCACGATCAGACCCCACCGCAGCTTTCGCCCGTACATAAGCACATGAGCGAAAGCGAGGAAATATGATCTTTTTCATCATCGGAGTGCTGGCCGCGTTGGTTGCGCTGGCCGTTCTGCTCCTGTCCGAAGAGGGCAAGGCCGCAGCATTTATTCCCGGCGTGGTCGCCGTTATCATGATCGGTGTGTCCTGCGTGTCCTACGTCCCCACCGGCTACACCGGCATTGTGACCACGTTCGGCAAAGTCGAAGATGGCACAAAGGACGCTGGTGTGGTGTTCAAGTCACCGTGGCAGTCTATCGTCAAGATGGATAATCGTGTTCAGGAAATGAACATGGATTTATCGGCGTTCAGTTCTGACATTCAGGAAGTCGCCACGAGCGTTGCCGTTGGCTACCGGATCAACCAGCAGAATGCCATGACGATTTACAAGTCGGTCGGCAAGAAGTACGAGGACACTCTGATTACTCCCCGTGTGCAGGAAACGGTCAAGGCCGTGGTCGCCCACTACGATGCAAGCAGTCTTATCTCGAACCGGGATGCCGTTGCATCACAGATGGACACGAAGCTGCGGGAAGTACTGGCAGAGTACAACATTGACTTGCAGTATATCAGCGTCACCAACTTCGACTTCACCGATACCTTTACGGATGCCGTTGAAGCCAAAGTAAAGGCCCAGCAGGAAAAGGAAAAGGCGGAAACCGATGCAGAGAAACGTCGCGTTGAAGCACAGGCCACGGCGGACGCTGATTTGATCGCGGCCAATGCAGAAGCGGAGAAATCCAAGGTTGCGGCGGACGCGGAGCTGTACGTTGCCGAAAAGAAAGCGGAAGCAAACCGCGCCCTCAATGACAGCCTGAATAGCAATTTGCTGGAATACTACCGGATCACAAACGTCGATTCCCTCTGGAATGGCGAACTGCCTACATACGTTGGCGGTGATGGCAGTATTCCCATCATCAACGGGATCAACTGATTTTCTCCTACCGGAGCCGCCCGGCGCGGCGGCTCCATTCTGTGAGCATGGGGACAGGCCCCTACCGGTTCAAGCCCGGAAATGCCCGAAACTAACAGGAGGAAAGGACAATGCCGAAATACTTAGTCATGCTGCGGTGCAGCAGAGCAAGAAGCAACGCAAACCGCCATAGGCAGGAAACACCGGCCTATCTGCCGTACCGCATAGAAGCACCGAAAGCACTTGACGCAGCGGACAAGGCAAAAGAAGAAGCGGCCCTGTACTACCCGCAGTACCAGAAAATCCAAGTGGACAGTGTAACGGAGGTGCGGGACTTGTGAACAGGTACTACATCAGCGTTGCCGGTTGGAATGGTGCTGGCGTGACTGCGCCGTGCATCATCATCGGACAGGAATTTGAAGCGGAAACGGAACGCGAAGCCGGTGAAGCGGCGGAGAAATCCGCAGACGAACAGTTTCCCGGATATGCGCCGTTTGCAGTTATCAGAAAGGTGGTTTGAATATGAAACTTTCGGGAGTTACAAAGATGGTGAAACGACAGCTTGTGTGCAACGTCTTTCACAATATCAAGAGCGACGACTTTTATATTGGAACAGCATCGGCTATCTACTGTGCGACAGGCTTCCCGCTCCCGCTGAACCGCAGCCAAATGGGTGCGCTGCTGGGAATCAGCGAAGATACCATGATCGAAAAGGTGGTCTACAACGATTTTGATTGCGCATACAAAAGCGATCTTGAGGGGTTCAATCTGGACGACACGGTTAAGGGCGAAGTAGAAGTAAAGAAAATGGCCGTCGGCATTTACTACATGGGAGAAATCCTTATCCCACTGGCGACGGAAGATAAAAAGATGGCTGGCCTTATCTGCTGGTCGCAACTTGCGCCGGTTGAAGATGAAATCAAGAACAATGGCTTCATTCGATTCTACCAAAGAAAGCTCGGCAACGGAAGAACGTACTTTGTGGTAAAAAACGGCATGAGAGTACGAGCAGCCGTAACGTCGTACTCGCTGAACGAGTATGCGGAAGCAACACTGCAAGAGCTGGTAGCTATGCTGGCAGAAACGCATACTGGCGAACAGGAAGAGCATGAACAGACATTCGATGACCTGACGGATGAAGTGGAGAACGAAGCGAACAATGAAGATGTTTGATGCAATCTACAAATGCCGATTGTGCGGTGAAGAATTTGTGGAATGGATGCAGTAAGAAAAGATGTTCGCCGTCTGGTAAACAAGGAGCTGGAAGCAGCAAACAAACGCTTCCCCCAGTTTGCCAGCCCGCACGAGGGACAGAATGTTGTCCGGGAAGAGCTGGAAGAAGCGGAACGGGCGATTGTGCCGCTGAAACTTTACATCGAAACCCGGATGTGGAACATGGTCAAGGCAAACCAGACTGTGCCGAAAGACGATTTCAAAGCCATTCGGGAAGCCGCAGTAAATCTGGCTGTCGAAGCAATTCAGGTGGCAGCAATGGCGAAGAAGTTTGAACACGGTCAGCGGAACAACTGGCCCGGCGCAAGGGAGGATAGTCATGGAGAAGAAAAAAACCGTGCCGGAAGTGGAAACAGTGACAATCACCATGAGCCGACCGGTGGCGGAAGCGGTAAAGACCGCCTATGAGTGGTATCTGAGGTTGCACATGGGCCAGTTCTGGGATATGGCCGACGACCTCTGCATGGAAAAATTTTATTCCGATCTGGAAAACAATGTGTATGAGACGAACGAGCAGCGGGAGAATGCTTTTGACGTTGCCCTGCATCGGCGGGATACCATGCGGGAGGAAATGGAAAAGCTGTATAACCGTTGCGTTCTCCCTGCTCCAATTTCGGATGTGATGAAAATTCCGTACAGAGCGGAAATTGTATGGCTGGTCATTCGACACGCGCTGTCGTGGCACGACAACCCGGACGGTGTTGCAGGGTGCGTCAGCTATTATGTGCCGTTGAACCGCAGCGACCAGCCGCAGCCGAAAATCGAGCTGAAACTGAAAGGCAAAGGTAAAAATCATGAGTAGTGTCTTACAGGCAATCGGCATAATGCCGCTGAAAAAGAACGTCCCGCACCCGCGGACGGCAGACTGGAAACTGAAAACCTGCCCGGAGTGTGGCCGGGAGTGCTGGTATCCGACCAACAACGCGAAGCTGGTTTTGCGGATCAACCCGGATATGAAGTTTGTTTGCTCGGAATGTGCGCTGAAAGCTGGGAGGAATTGAGATGGAACAGTTTACCAACACGGAAGAGCTGCTTCGGAGAATCCGGGAGAACGTGCCTGAAATTTTGGGCGGCGAAAGTAACCCGGATATGGAAGATGAAGTGGAACAGATCATGTGCGTGGTCGAGAGCGCACCGAGGGTCGCCCCGGAGGGGGTGCGCCCGGTGGCGCACATCGCATGGAGAAAACGGCCCAAGCAGTTTGCCGTATATGATCCTGTTCCGACAAACGAGTGTTTGTACGATGGAAAGCCGGTTTATACACAGCGGGTTTTGAAACTCGAAGAATACACAGTGCCGTTTTGTTCTAACTGCGATCACCGTTTGGACGATTGCGCCGGGAGTTTTTGCCCAGTGTGCGGTTCGATTATAGAAGAAAGACGCAGAACATGAAAAAAGAATGTTCCACCTGTGCATGGCATGACGGCTATACATGGGTGTGCTTCAACGGAAATTCTGAGTACCGGGCGGACTTCACTGACCCGGAAAATGCCTGCCCTGCATGGGAAGAAAGGAAAGAGCAAAATGAAAAAACTTGAACCGGCGGAAATCCGCAGACTGGCCGCAATCGCCCTCTGGTGGCGTGGATCACGTCACTTGTCTGAGCGGCCCGCCAAAGCCCCTATCTATATTATATAGGAAACCCGTCGTTAAATTGCCGCCCTGACGAGGCGGCAAGGGGCTTGTATACCGTAGATAAACTAAGGGACACACAGAGAGAAGAGCGCGGAGAGATGCGCTTACCTCCGGCGGGGAAAGGGAGTGCAGAGGGAAAACGAGGGCGGCGTTACAGCAGCCTACCGGGATAGAGAGCAAAGGGAACGCGGCCCGGTGTTTCCCCTCTGCATCGTTCCCCCTCTCGTGTTTGTGGCCCATGATTAAGAAAATTCCATGACGTTTGCGGAAAGGAGGACGTGGAGAATATGACCGGCGGATTTAGAGTTCGGGAACAGAAATTTATCTGCGGTATGAATTATGCCACGGCCCCCTCTATGCAGGTGGACTTCTTCGAGGTGACAGAGCAACAGCACAAGGCCAGCACCCGGAAAAAGAAAGAGCTTGCCACCAGCATTGCCAAGGAATCGTATAATCTGCGCAAGAGTGGTCGGTATTTGGAACTGCTGGCAAACCGGAACTTCCGGCCCGGTGACTATTCCGTTACATACACCTACAACGAAGAACACCACCCTGCGCCCGGTGATCTGCAACGTGCCGACCGGGATTTTTCCAATGCCATCAAAGCATTGTACCGTATCTGCGACAAAAACGGAATCGAACACCCGAAATGGATCGTGGTTTCGGAATACTGCACGATGGACGGGGACAAGCCGCTGGGCCGTCACCATCATCATGTTATCATGTCCCACCCGGCGGGGCTGACCCGTGAAATGGTTGAAAAGGCATGGGGGAAGCGCGGCAGATCGCGGTGCGAGCCATTGGAGTTTGACCACAACAGCATTGAATCCCTCGCAAAGTACATCACCAAGAACGTGCGCTGCAAACGTCACTGGCGGCAGAGCCGCGGGCTGAAACCGCCGAAGATGCCGCGCCCAAATGACGGGAAAATGAGCCGCACCCGGCTGAAAGACGTTTGCGAGAACCGGCTGGAAGATCGAGACTACTGGGAGAGGATGTACCCCGGCTATACCCTGCACCGGTGCGAGTGCATCATAACCGGCAACGCCACCCGCCACCTGATCGTGCGCCTGTACCGCAAGCCGGAACAACGGAGGAATAGGAGGAATCAGCCTTGAACCGTTTGACGCTGGACGACCTGCCGCCTAGATACCGGGCGCAGGCAGAAGCACAGATCGCGGCCAGAAGCCGGGGAAAGTGCGCCTTGCCGCAGTCTGTCCCCGCCGCAGTTGCCACCGCTGAAAAAATCGGCATGGACTTTGACAGCCGGGGCGAGTACGAATATTACATGGGGACGATTCTGCCCAAAGTGCAGACCGGGAAGATTGTGAAAGTGGAGCTGCACCGCACGTTCCTGCTCCTGCCAGAAAAAGAGTATGACGCGGTGAAACTCCCGGCGGTGCATTATACCCCGGATTTTGTGCTGACCTATGCAGACGGCACGGTTGAAGCCGTCGAAGTGAAATCGAAGTTTGTCCGGCGGCAGCAGCGCGATTACATACACCGTCGCCGGATGTTCATTGACCTTGTGGCCGAGCCGCGGGGCTGGCATTTCATCGAGCATATCACCGCAGACACGGCGGCAGAGGTCAAAGCGTGGAAGAGTCTTGCAAAACAGAAAGGATGAAGAACATGGGAAAATCTATGCCGCCTGTTGAAGTGCGGAAGATGATGTACGAAAAGGCTGTCAACCGCTGCGTGGTCGCAAAGGGCGACACCATGAAGAACATGAAGCTCAACCGGGCCGCTGTGGGGCAGGTGGTGACGTACTGCGCCATCATTGCCGCGCAGAATCTTTTCGACCTTGATCGGGACGGGGTGGAACGCTGGCAGGCAGAGCTTATCCGGCGGAGCGAGGTGTACACGCTGGAAACCAACGTGTACGGCACACTGAAAGCACGGGAAAATCTGCGCAAGCGCACGGCCCCCAAGATGAAAGAGGACTTCACCCTGCCGGTCGAGAAGTGGCCGCGCAAAGAGTGGGAGAGGGTGCAGCTCTATGAACGCCGCGGCGCGGGTGATCTTGTGGCCCGGTTCTTTGTCGAGGTCATGGACGGTCTGGGCTACACCACAGAAGAAATCGCCGCCGCCCTGAAAGAGATACAGGGCAACTTCCGGCAGTTCCTTGAATGGTCGAAAGACGGCGAATATGTGGCCTACTACAAAATGGCCCAGTGCTATGAGCAGGCCACGGGTATAGAAGCGGCAATAGACGAAGAACCCGGCGCGAAGCCGATCTTCGGGAAAGAAATCTGAGAGCTGACAGGCAGGAGGATAAACGCGGATGCAGAAAAAGGACACTGAACAGATTTTGCTCTACTATGGCAAGATCGAGAAGCAGCTTGATAGTGTCAACATGGAGCTGGCCGAGCTGCAAGACCGATACAGCCCGATCAAGGGCTTTGCGATGGACGGGATGCCACATGGCAGCACACCCGGCGACAGCACCGCGTCCCTTGCCGTCAAGCTGGCCGACAACGAAGAGTACCAGAACCGAGAAAATGAGCTGATTGTCCGGCGGGTCGTGCTGAAGTCGGATTTACAGGAAATCCGGCAGAAATTAGACCGCCTGAATGATGATTACAAAACGATCCTGAAAGGGCGGTACGTCTACGCTGACCGGTCGTTACAAAAAACGTGGGAAAGCATTGCAATTTCCATCGGCAAAAAGAAGATCACCGCGCAGAGGTGGAAAGACGCGGCTCTGGTCGTTCTGGGCGGGATGTTCGATGAAATTCCCATGATCGAAGAAATCCTCTCCCGCGCGTATGACGCGCGCGATTAAAAGGGCCGGTGTGCTGGGTATGCCGGGAAAGTGATAGAAAATCTATCAGAACCGGCAGAAACAGTCGCCCGGACAGCGGGCAAGGGAACAGCCCGGAAAGCTGTCTATAAAGGCAAGTTGGTAAAGCTCTATGCGCGTGTGCGATGAACCGCTTCCGCAAATCCTCCGAACCGCTCAGAAAAACAAACTTGCGAATACGCCAAAATAGAACGCCCTCGGCGGGTAACTCCGTCGAGGGCGTTAGTTTATATTATCACTCACCAAAACGCACTGTGAAGCCGTCCAGCGGGTCACAGTGATGCTTTTGAAGCATGGCGTTGATCTTCTTGTCCTGTTCGGTGCGATCCGGCGCGGTCACGGTGTAGGGGTGGCCGGGATCGTCCTCGTCATAGACGGCGGTGCAGCCGTGCGGAACAGAGAATGTGCCACGGTTATAGGGGTCAAAGTAAATGTCAAAGTCGAATTTCCGACGCAGGTACTTGTCTAGCATGAAAGAGCTTTTGTCCAGATCAGTGCAGAGCCGATACCCGGCGGGATCGTCAATCCACAAAAGCACGTTGCCGCCAACAAGAGCGCGGGCGGAATCCTCTGAAAGAGTGCCGCTGTACACCTTGCCATTGAACAGGCTGGACAGGATGCCGAACAGCTCTTTTTGCGCCGCGGTGGGAAGCTGCTCGATGCGGTCAACAGCAGTTTCAAAATCTACGCCGTCCAGCTTGTACTTGATTTTGCTGGGATCGTGGATGAAATCACCGGGCATAAGATTAAGCTCCATTGCAAGGCGGTACTGGTGCTTGCAAGGCCGGGTGTGGCTACCACAAACACAGCCGTTCGGCACGTCCAGCGTGACAACGTAGTTGCCGTGTCTGCTGCTGAAATAGCCGGTCTGACCGTCAATGCAGGTCGGTGTCATGTCGGCTTTGAGGGCGGCAAGGTAGCTTTTGAGCAGCGGGCCGTCCGAAACGGTGGGAATGTGGTTCACCCATTCTGGAACCCTATTTTCGTCGGGGGGGGGGTAACATTACGACACATATTTTCACCTCGTTATGTTCTTTTTTGCGTGTGGCCGGGGCGTTCCCGGCTGGCGCAAAATCTCCACTTCAATGATAGCGCAAAACGCGAATAAAAGCAACAAAACGAGAAAAGAAAATCCCCGGCGGGATGCCCGCAGGGGATGGAAGAAATTCGTGTTCAATTCGTGGGAATCGTGAACGTACTGACCGGGATTCGTTCGGTGACGGTGAATGTGTAAGTGCCGGGGCTGGTTTCGTGGCCGGAAACATCGACGTTCTCCGGCGCAAGGTGATGAATGGTGCAGAGCCGCATTTTTGCATCCGCTTCCAGCACCTTTAACCGTTCGGGGGAAGTCGTGCTTTCCTGCTTGAAGTATTCTTTAGTCATTTCTTCCTGCATCTGGTTCAAGAGCTGGCGGACAAATTCGTTGGTTTCGCTGGTCATATTTCGTTGCCCTCTTTCGGCTCGTTCTTCTTGAAGATGATCTTCGGGACGCTGGGCGGCTCACCCTGCTGTTTCATGTATTCGCTGATCTCGTTCGGCAGACCGAGCGGAAAACCGTTTTCATCCAGCGGGCCGTCATAGCCGGAAAAATCTACCACATGAACCGTGGGCGGCTGGCGGAGCGTCTTGTAATACTGGCCGTCGCTGTAATTTACATCGGTTACATGATCCCACCACGCAATGTCGCCGTGTTCGCGCTGGGCGGCTTCCATAGCTGCGCGGGCTTGTTCTTCGGTGAATCCGTCAAAGGTCAGGCGGGAATCGTCGGCAAATTCGGCAACGACGCGCCAAGGTGCGAAAAACTGGGCTTCGTTCACAAAAAGACCTCCTTTTTACGCATTTTGTAAAGCATAGTTCAATCTCTGGCACGAAAAATAGAAAATTCGTTGATGAAAGTATAACACAAAAAGCCCCGGCGGGGAACCGGGGCAGACACATCAAGCAAGCAGTTTGTCGATCTCGGCAAGCCGCGCCGTGAGCCGCGCTTTCTCTGCGAGAAGTGCTTCCCGGTTGGGAGCCGCTTCTTCCGGCATGATCTCGTAAGTCACGCCGTCCGGTAAATCTTCGTGCAGGATGCTTTCGGGGACATTGCGCAGCAGAGCAACCGCACCGGCGGGAACGCGGGCGTAATAGTTGGCGCGGCTTCCGTCGCTGGTGGGCTTTCCCTCGATGAAAGAAACGTCACCGCCGACGACCGCGCCGCTGTCCCGCCCATAAGCGCGGGCAATCTGCTTGCCAAAGATGATAAGAGATTCGCGGGTATTGCCGCAAACGCTCTCGCTGAAAGTCAGCTTGACGTTTACCCGGCGGGTTTCGTCGGGCAGATCGCACTCACCGAACACCCGGCGCATGATCTCGCGGGCCTGTTCCACACAGGCGGCAGGAATCTTCCACTCCCGGCGGGAGCTGTCCCACCGTGCGCCGCCGATGTTCTTGATCTGGCTGACAAATTCGGGGTTATAGGGAGTGTCGAGGTATGCGGCGGTGTCGATGATTGTAATTTTCATAGTTGAATCTCCTTTGCGTTTCGTAGTTCATCCCGGCGGTGCGCCGGTCGGTGGGATCGGGTCGCTTTTCGTGTGGTGCGGCCCGTCAAGGTGTCCAGATATTTAGCGGGCCGGTCGCCGCTGAAAGGTAAAGCCGGGGTTACGTTCGGTCATTCGTGCAACAACCTTGTCCGCCTGATCTTTCGTGAACCGGGGCGCAAAAACCTTGTTCATGCCGCGCCTACCGCCCCACGGGTCGCAGAGGGTGAAATGCTGATCTCCGGGGCCTTTGCAGTAGATGAAGTAGTAAATCGTGCTGGCCGCGGGCATATCGGGGTATCTGCGGGGCGTGGAACGTGCGGCGACATCGACAGAGAACGCGGACAGCATCGCACACCCGAAAAGGTGGGTGCAGCAGTTCGCTTTGCGGTCGAAAATCGCGGCTCCGTCCAGATTGCGCCCGTCTGTGGCATATTCTTTGACCAGATAGGCAATTCGTGTACGGGCTTCGGCGACGGTGCGGAAACTCATATCTTCATCGGTGAAATCGGCGGAAGCGCAGGTGATAACTTGATACCGGTGGTTCGGATCGTATTCACGCATGGTTTGTATCTCCTTTTCGTTTTGTGGTAGCCTTGCGGCTGGGGCTGGGCTGCTTTACGGTGCAACCCGGCTAGAGTATCCGTTTTATGCGTTGAGCTGTAAAAGCGTGGCTTTCGTGGGGATAAGATGCCGTGCAAGGGTGTCTGTGTAACTCGCTTCGCCCTCGTAGCTGTCCACGATCTTCTGCTCTGCCTTGCTCATGTCGTGATAGGCTTTCTTGCCGTAGGACGGCGGCAACCATCCTTTCTTCTGGCTGGCGAACAGGTTGAACGACTTCAAAACGTCGTCATTCGTGAATGTGATGTGGCAAGTGCCTTTTTTGTAGAAAGTGGCGGTGAAGTAGCGGAACTGCACGTTCTGGCTTTGTCTGCTCTCATCGGCGGCTTTGAGCGTTGCCCGGAGTTCGTCGCCGTTGTACTTCTTGCCGTTCGTGTCGAGATAGTGCAGGGTGCGCTCGATTCGTGACAGGCAGCTTTCCGCGTTCCAACTGGGTTCAAACCGCCCGGAGTAATCACCCCACGCCGAACACCGAAAGATCACTTTCTTGCCGACTTTGTACGCTTCGTTCGTACACCAGCCGTTGTAGTAGTGGACATTCTTCGAGTATTCGGAATTGTAGTGCAGATTCGTCCAGTCGTCGAACAGTTCCACGATCTCGCTTTCGATGCCCTGCACGATGTTGGCGGACATTTCTTCACGGATCGTGAGGATGTTGTAAGGGCTGAAATCGTAGTCAACCAGTTCGGAAACGCGGTTGTGATATTCGTCCTGCATCGCTCTGGTTAAGTTGTCCCGGATTTGGGGCAGGTCAAAGAGCTTTTGCCAGTACAAGCCGCGCAAGCTGCGGATCGCTTCGTTATAGCTCTTGTTGAAGTTCAGCACTTCGGTTTCCTTGTCGTCTGCGGTAGCAGCAGAAAACAGGCTCTTGATTCCGTTGTACTCTTCGTAGATACGGCGGATGCCCTCGGCGGCTGCGTTGTACCGTTCCACCGCGGCGGCGATGGGATCAGCAGACACCAGCGCGGCAAGCTGCGGATCGGCTTTCATGTGGTCGGTCATTTCGTTGTTGAGTTCCAACCGGATTTTGCTTACTGGCTCCTTGTCGGGAATGTCAACGGAGATCAACGCCACTTCAACGCGGGCGGCGCGGCGGGCGTTCTTGAAAGCGTCCGGGATGTATTTGATCTGGGCGTTGAGTTCGTTTAGCCTCTGCGCCAGCTCTTTCCGCTCGTTCGTGTAGGGATTGCGGATCGTTTCGGCGTTGAGCAGACAGCGGATTTTGCCACCGTCTTTCATGATCTCTAAAGCCTTGAGCAAGTGAGCAGCACCGGCGGAAAAAGGCGGGTTCATGATGATCGCCGCGTATTTCTTCGCGGGGCGGAACGTGAGAAAATCGTCATGCACCACGCGGAAACCGTCTTTCTTCAATTTGGCGCGGAAGTCGCTGGACAGTTCCACACAGTCAAGATCAAACTCTTTCGCCTTGCTCGTGCTGTAACGGTCAAGCTCTCCAGTTTTGGGATCATGCCGAATATCTGCGACGGCGTGAATCTGGCGGGCCAGTGCGCCGTCACCGGCAGAGGGTTCAAGGATGGGCTGCGGTAGGTGCTTCCAGCCGTATTTTGTGCTTTGCAGACTGTAAGCCATTTCCCACGCGAGATTGTCCGGGGTGGGGTAAAAGTCCCGGCTATCGTTCGGGGTCGTCATGGTTCGTTCTCCTTTTCGTGTTGGATTCACCCCGGCGGGGTGTGGGATCGGGTCGCTTTTCGTTCGGTGCGGCCCGTCAAGGTATCCGTTTCACTGCTGGGCTAAAATCGTGCTCAACCATGTGGAAGAGTCGGCACAATCAACCATTTTCGCAAAGTAGCGGCCCGTTACAAGCTGGAACGCATATTGCGTGGTGTAAGTGCCGCTGTACATTTCCCGGCTGCAAAACTCTTCGATGTTGTTCCGGGTGTGCCAGTTGCGTGGCGGCAACACGTTCAGCGCGTCCTCATACTCCTGTTTCGTGATCTCGACCATTTCCGGGGCGAGCAGCTTTTCCCGCTCAAAGTCCAGCCATTCGCCGTAGGTCATGACGGCATAAGAGCGGGCCTTTTCTTGCGCAAGGCGGCTTTCCCAATATCCCCGGTCGCTTTCGTAGTCGCCGGACTCGATGATCTGGGTGATCCGCTGGATGCTTTCGGCGGTGCTCTTCCGGGCGGCGTTCAACACCTCTTCGGCGGTGCGGGGCGTGGGCCAGCCGGACACGGTGAAAGCGTAGATCTGGACGTTGGGAACATCCACAACAACAAGTTCGTTCTTCTCTTCGTTGGCGGTCATGGTATAATCTCCTTTTCGTTTTCGTGATTCACCCCGGCGGGGTGTGGGGCTGGGCTGCTTTGTGCGGTGCAACCCGGCTAGAGTGTCCGCGCTGGAATCATGCCAGCACACCGGCGGCGATGCTTGCAAAGTCGAGCTGTTGGACGCTGGGAACCATTTCGGGGGCGTTGTGCTTGTGGTTGAGTTCATCGAGAGCCATCACAAACGCGGCGGCTTCGCGGTCGCTGCTGATAAAGTCGCAACGGTAATTCGTGAATTGCTGGACAATGGCCGAAAATTCGGGGTCGTTCTTGCTCTTCTGGTCAAACGTCTTGACGGCTTCCCGGTATTCTTTGCTGTCGTTGTCGTCGTGGGTGCGGTAAAAGTTGGAATACCACTTTTCAAAAACCGGCTCTAATTCTTCCATGCTCACGGTGACGGCGGGGGCTTCGTCTGCTGCTTTTTCGGCAGCTTTCCGGGTGGCGGTCGCCTTGCGCCATGCTTCCAGCGTGGCAGCTTGTCCGGCGCGGTCGGTTTCGGGAACGGCCATAAATTCGTGCATTGCCTTGCGTTCTGCCTTTTTGAGTTCGGCAACGTCGGCGGCGGGCTTCTTCGGGGTGCGGGGCTTCTTCGGGGCCGGTTTCGTGGGAAGCGGTTCAACGTGAACCAGTTCGGGAAGTTCGTGGTGCTCTTCAACGACGACCGGCGCGGGGCGGGCAACTTCGGCGGCAGCTTTTGCGGCGGCTTCCTTTGCAGCCTTGCGTTCGGCGGCAAGCTGCTTGTTGTAAGCGATGATCTCCGCCGTGGACTTGAACCGGGCTTGCGGCGCGGGGCGGCTGCTTTCAACTTGTAAGCAACTGAAAAGATGGGACTTCGTAGGGTAGTAATGCGGATCGGGTGCGGCTTCCTTGCCCTCTGCCGCGGCCTTTTCGCGCTGCTCTTTGCTGGGCTTCGTGGTGTACTTCCACAAATAGCACTCAGTCAACGCCTTTTCGCCTTTCTTGACGCTCTTGCCTTCTTTCTTCCAATAGTCGAACGTGTGCAACTCGTCCGCTGCAAACATGATCTCAATGTCCGCGGCGGTGGCGGGCTTTTCGTTGCCGTCCTTGTCAACGATCTTGCAAGATGCAGCAACGGCGGCGATCTCTTCCGGGGTGTGGTGCGCGGTGGCGATCTGGTGCAGCGTGGCCGGGTCAAGACGTTCGGCGGCGGCGCGGATGATCTGTTTATTCGTCATGGTAAATACTTCCTTTCGTGTTTCGTTTTGTGGATCGTCCCGGCGGTGTGCCGGGGGAATGGGATCGGGTCGCTTTCGTTCGGTGCGGCCCGTCAAGGTGTCCGGCGGGGTCAAAGATCAGTTTTTCGTGATCCCTCTTCGGTGTGCCGCCACACGTCCACGGAATAACCGGCGCGGCGTAGCTGTTCGGCCAGTTGGTGCGCCCGGTCGGCGTTGTTGGCCCATGTGGTGAGGGGAAAACCCCGTTTCATGTAGACGATCTGAAAGCGCATTTTGTACACCCCTTTCAATCTTCGGTTTCGTCGCAATCGTGGCAATACAGCGCGTCAATAACCTTGTCGTCGCCGAAATCGTCCGGGGTTCCGTTGGCATCGACCACAAGATCGATCCGGTCAAAAATCCGCAAATCGGTTTCGCCGTCCACCAGAAAATACCAGTCGTCGCCGTCCAGCGCGTCACTGCACCAGACTTCAATCTGGTTTTCGTTGGTGGCGGTCATGCCTTTCACAATGGCCGGGGCGATATACCGCCCAAAAGGGCCGACTTTGTAGGGACAGGCGGCAGCGGCGCGGGGTGCGCTGGACAGCAGCGCGGCGGCAAGTGCGGCGGCGGTCAAAATTCGTTTCATGGTTGTTTCTCCTTTTCGTTTCGTGGTGTGGCTTTTCGTGCTTTTCCCCGGCTATTGTCGGGGCGTGGGATCGGGTCGCTTTTCGTGGTGCGGCCCGTCAAGGTATCCGGGGGTCATGCCGGGATGCTGTAAAGCTCGCTGAAAATGTCAAGCGCGTCAAGGTCGGCGGCTTTCTGCCGGGCTGCATCCACCGCGCCGCGGTCGTCGTGGCCGTTGAAGTGGTACGCTTCTATAAAGGCGTTGCGGATCGCTTCGGCGGTGCGCTGGTGCTCTCGCAGCTTTTCCCATTCGGCTTGATCCCGGATCAAGATGGTGCAAGTCCATGCGTAGGGGCTGAATGCTTGCAGCACATCAACATGAAGAGACTTGCACCGGCTCAAAATGGCGGTGATCCGGTCGCGCTCTTTGCGATCCATCGGAACGATGGAATAAGCGGGGATATGCCAATCAGCAGCGGGCGAAATGTTCCAGCGGTGGCGGGCTGCAAGCCCATTCACCTTTTTATCGAATGCGGTCATGTTTTCGATCTCCTTTTGATTTTGATTTGCCCCGGCGGGGCGGTGGCATAGGGTTGCTTTTGCGGCAGCGGTGCAGCCCTTGAAAGTGTCCGCTTGACTTTACCGGCGAAAGCTGGTAAAATCATTGCAAGATCGGAACTCGAAAACCTATCTTGCAAGCCTGTCACCCTTTACCGGGTGGCGGGCTTTTTCTTTTGCCATTCGGCAAGAAGAGCGGCCCAAACTGCCCGCTTGACGGCTTTCGGCAGCTTGAAAAACTCTTTATTCACGCTTTTCACCTCTTTTCTGGTTTGATTCACCCCGGCGGGGCGTTGGGATCGGGTCGCTTTCAGCGGTGCGGCCCGTCAAGGTGTCCGGCGGTTCATGCGGTGTAGTGGTTCGCGGCGGCGAAAATGTCCAGATCATCGGGGCTGTCAATCGCGCCCATCGGTTCGCCGTTGCGATAAACGACGTAATACGGGCCATAATCGGCGGCTTTCATGATCGACCCGTCGGGGGTCGTCCATGTTACGGCGTATTCGCCGGATTCAATCGCGGCGATCTTTTCAGAAAGTTTCATGCGGTTTGACCTCTTTTCTGTTTTGCGGTGTTTCGCTTGCTGTGGCTATATCATAGCATGAATCATGCAATGTGTCAAGCATGAATCATGCGATTTTACGAAATGCACAAAAAAGCATGATTCATTCCGTCAATTTTTGCATGGTGCATTCCGGGAAAATTTGATATAATGAGGACAGGCAGAAAGAGAGGTGACAAAAATGCCGCTCACAGACAAGAAAAGAATAACGAACGACCGTTATTTATCGAAGTTTGCGACAAAATCAATCAGAATCCCGAAAGAAATTGAAGAGGATTTGAACGCCGCCGCCGCCCACGCCGGGGAAAGCGTGGCGGGGTATATCGTAAACGCCACGCGGGAAAGAATGGCCCGCGATGGATTCCAGCCACCGCCCGCCCCGGACGATACCCCGGAAGAATGACCGCCCCGAAAGAATGACGCGAAAAAAGAGGTAGACACGGCCCGCCGCCGCGCATACCTCTTTTTTTGTTGCCCTTTTTCCGTGGGGCGTTTTCCGTGGGCGGCTTTTCCGTGGGCGGCTTTTCCGTGGCGGCTCGATGATGCCGCGCCGGTAGGAGATCGCACCCCGCCGCCGCTGGACGCTGGACAGGCCACGCCACGCCGCCGCCCCGATGATCCACGCCGCCGATCTTCACCCCGCGCCGCCCCGATGAGGGCGACAGAATCCACACCGCGCCCCGCTACATAGTTATATAGGACACCAGCCCCGCCCCGGCCCGCTGGACAGATCGCCCCGGACAGGCCGCGCCGGATCGAACCGGTGACAGCCTGTCACCAATTCGGCCCGCCCCGCGATACCTTAAAGGATGCCCGCCGCCGGTGTTTTGCCGCTGTTTTTTCGTCATTTTGCCGGGGTTTTGGGCTGTTTTGGCGGGATTTTTCCCGAATTTTTGGCGATTTTGACGGCTGAAAAAGTCCGATTTTTCGGTCTTTTCTTCCTTTTTCTACCATTTTCCGGGCCACCGGCAAGGTACTGGGAAGGAAGATTCTTCCACTCACGGGTCCGAAAGCCCGAAAATTTTCTAGGTATAGGGGCTTTTTTGCACTTCCCCGGAGGGGGGTCTGAAAAAGTTAGGGGGGATTTTTTCGGGAAAATTTTCAAAATGATACACTGTGATACACTTTTCCGGGTATAATGGGTACAGTGAAAAGTAAGCGAAGCTCCACGGCGTTATGTCGTGGGGCTTTTTCTTTTGCGCGGATTCGAGAAACGGGGTGCAGGAGTGATGCAGGATGCCGAAGCGGAACGACAAGCGCGACACCGCCAAGGCTGAGTACGTCAAGCGGCGGAGGTCGGGCGAGAAGATCAACCTCAAAGAGTTTGCGGCCACGCTGGGCGTGACCTACGGCACGGTTCGCAACTGGAAGAAGATCGACCGGTGGGAGGATGCCATAGAGCGCAAGCGCGGCGGGCAACCCGGCAACAAGAACAGCCGGGGCAAGAAGAACGCCAAGGGCAACACCGGTGGCGGTGCGCCGGACGGCAACACCAACGCCGAGAAAGACGGTGCATATAGCACCATCCACCTTGACCGGCTGACCGAAGAGGAACGGGCGTGGCTGGATGCGATACCCACCGGGGCCAGCGCGAACAACGCCTATGAGTTGAAGCTGCTGCGGATTCAGCAACGGCACATCATGGAGAAGATCGCGGAGTACGAGAAGTGCAGCCCGGAAGAACTGTTCACAGCCACCATCACCGATATGCGCAAACCCGGCCCGGATGCCGAGGGCAAGACGGCGGACAGTGCCGTGCAGAAGATGGCGATGGTCAACAAAGACAGTGCCTTTGTCCGGGTGACGCAGTTGCGGGAAGCTCTGAACAAGGTTTCCGGCAGAATCATTTCCCTTACGACCCAGATTCGCCAGCAAGAAGAATTTGAAAAGCGGTACGCTCTGGAACTGGCCCGCCTTGACATTGCAAAGATGCGGGCGACCGGTGAGGTAGACGTAGACCCGGAGGGGGACGAAGAGGATGAAGAAGAAGCTCCACACGACAAAGATAGTGGCGCAGTATCTTGACCTGTCCGAACGCCGGGTGCGCCAGCTCCGGGACGAGGGGGTGCTGGAAGAGAAAGCCCCCGGCCTATACGATCTGCGTTCCAGCGTCCGGCGGTACATCAACTACCTGCGGGGCGACGAGGGCGGCAAGGCTGATCTCAACGAAGAGCGGGCGAAGCTGACCAAGGAAAAGCGGATCGCTGCTGAAACCGAGAACAAGGTGCGGAACGGTGAGCTTTACCGCAAGTCGGATATTATGACCGGCATGACCACCATCGTCATGAACCTGCGTTCGAGATTGCTTGCCCTGCCGAACAAGCTGGCGGCGAACATCGCCAAGCTGGACGGCGACGAGGACAAGATCATGGACTTGCTGCAAAGCTCCCTCCACGAGATCATGGAAGAGTTTTCAAATTATCAGGTCGCATTGGAGCGGCCAAAGGATGATGAAGATGAACAAGACGGAGAAAAAACCGGATAAACCCGGAAGCGAGTGCAAGGGCTGTCCGTGGGGTAAGCGCATCCATCAGCGGCTTATCCTGTGTATGTTCCCGGAATGCGTCAGGGGTGAGTCGAAACGTGAAGAAGAAACGGATCGTAAAACTTGAACCGCAGACCGTGGAGCTGTTCGCGGAGGTTTTGAGCAAGCTCCGTCCGCCCCCGCCGCTGACCGTCAGCCAGTGGGCGGACAAGTACCGGGTGCTGTCCGCTGAGTCCAGCGCAGAGCCAGGGCGGTGGCACACAGAGAAAGCCCCCTACCAGCGGGCTATCATGGATGCCATTGGCGATCCTCACGTCCGGTCGGTCGTCGTCATGTCAGCAGCGCAGATCGGCAAGACGGATGCTTTCATCCTCAACCCGTTGGGCTACTACATGGACTATGCACCCTGTCCGGTGATGTGTATGCAGCCGACCCTTGACATGGGACAAACGCTCTCGAAAGACCGCATTGCTCCCATGATCCGGGACACGCCCCGGCTTACCGGCCTTGTAGATACCAAGAGCCGGTACGCTGGCAACACCGTCATGAAGAAGAATTTTCCCGGCGGACACATCACCATTGTGGGTGCAAACAGCCCGTCCAGCCTTGCCAGCCGCCCCATCAAGGTGCTGCTGGCGGACGAGATAGACCGTTACCCCAAGAGCGCGGGAACTGAGGGCGATCCCCTTGATCTGGCAAAGAAACGCCAGACGACCTTTTGGGACTACAAAACCGTCATGGTCAGCACTCCCACCATCAAGGGAGACAGCCGAATCGAGGATGCCTACTTGCTTTCTACGCAAGAGGAATGGAACGTACCTTGCCCGGAATGCGGAGCATACCAGCCGTTCCTCTGGGAGAATGTCAAGTTTGACCCGGATGATCTCGACAAGGGCGTGAGCTACGTCTGCCGGGAGTGCGGCTGCATCGCCAACGAATACCGGTGGAAAGAGCAGGGCATTCACGGCAAGTACGTTGCAGCCAACCCCGGCGCAGAAGCCAGAGGATTTCACCTGAACACGCTGGCTTCAACCTTTGTGGGCTGGAAAGAGGTCGTGCAGAAGTTCATAGAAGCCAAGATCGCCCTTGACCACGGCAACCCCGAACAGATGAAAGTTTGGGTGAACACCGAGCTGGGCGAAACGTGGGAAGAGCGTGGAATCCAGTTGGAGGACACCGAGCTGTTCAACCGCTGCGAAATCTACGCCGCAGAAGTGCCGGACGATGTTCTGTATCTTACTGCCGGTGTTGACGTGCAGGACGACCGCTTTGAAGTTGAGGTGGTCGGCTGGGGCGAGGGTGTGGAGAGCTGGGGCATCCGCTACCAGAAAATCTACGGCGATATGCTGTCGGATCAGGTGTGGGACGACCTTGACAACTTCCTGCTCCAAACGTGGCGCAAGGCGGATGGCACGGCCTACCCACTGTTGGCTACCTGCATCGACTCCGGCGGACACCACACCGACGCGGTGTACCGGTTTGCCAAGGAACGGCTCAACCGCCGTATCTTTGCGATCAAGGGCATGGGCGGCAGCGGCGTTCCGTTCATCCGCAACCCGTCCAAGAACAACCGCGTCAAGGCGGAGCTGTTCATTCTGGGCGTTGACGCTGGCAAGACGACCATCTACCAGCGGTTGGAGGTCAAGACCCCCGGACCGAACTACTGCCATTTCCCGTCCAACCCGGAAGCGGGTTACACGGAGGAATACTTCAAGGGCTTAACGGCTGAGAAGAAAGTGGTGCGGTTTGTGAAAGGCCGCTTGAAAGAATACTGGGAAATCAAAGACAAAGAGCATAAACGAAACGAGCCGTTGGACTTGCGCAATTACGCAACCGCGGCTCTTGCCATTTCTCGCCCTGTGCTGAAAAAGACGGACGCAGACGGAACCACCGTCCAGCCGGTCAAGAAAGCGCGGGGCCGCCGTCAACTTTCGGGAGGTATCTAAATGGCAGGAATTACGCTGGAAACAGCACAACGGATGCTGGACGTTTGGGTAGCCGCCGAAGAGAGCGTATCGCACGGCCAGAGCTACCAGATCGGCAACCGGTCGCTGACCAAAGCCGACCTGACGCAGATCGGTAAACGAATCGAATACTGGTCGAACAAGGTGACGGAACTTTCCCGTCAGCGGAACGGCAGGAACCGGATGGGGCATTTTGTACCCCGCGACCTGTAAGGGAGGGCTGACATGGGAATGTTTGATAGCCTGCTCACGGCGATTGCCCCGGAGCGGGCGGTGAAACGTGCTGCTGCTCAGTCGGCAATACGGGCAATCAATTCGGGCTACTCCAACTATGGAGCCAGTCTGCACAAGAAATCTATGCGGGGCTGGACATGGCACGGAGGAAGCCCGAAAGAGGACATCGAGGATAATCTTCGAGTCCTGCGGGAAAGAAGCCGCGATGCCTTTATGGGCGTTCCGCTGGCGACCGGTGCAATCAAGACGATGCGCACCAACGTGGTGTGCGGCGGCTTGACCCCGACACCCCAGATCGACAACGCCTTTCTGGGTATCTCCGACGAGGAAGCCCAGAAGATCAACGCCCAGATCGCACGAGAGTTCTCCCTGTGGGCGAACAAACCGACCTGCGATGCAGACAGGATGGACAATTTCTATATGCTCCAACAGCTCGTGTTCACGGGCTTCCTGCTGAACGGTGACGCTGTGGCGGTGCTGCAAAACAAGAAGTCGCCCGGTGTGCCGTATGACCTGCGGCTGCGGATCATCGAAGCCGACCGGCTGTGTTCGCCCAGCTTCATGGACGTGCTTTCGCCCTGCGAGATCAACGGTCGCCATGTTGAAAAGATCGTGCAAGGTGTTGAAACCGATGCCGAGGGCATGGTCGTTGCGTACTGGATTTGTGACCGTCACCCGCTGGCAAGCACGGTGGCGGCTGGCCTTGCAGCATCACACTGGACGAGAGTGGAAGCCTACGGCGCAAAGACCGGGCGGCAAAACATCCTGTGTCTGATGCAGCGTGACCGCGCCGGTCAGGTACGCGGTGTGCCGCTGCTGGCCCCGGTGCTGGAAAGTTTGAAGCAGTTGGGCCGCTTCACGGACGCAGAGCTGACCGCCGCTGTGGTGTCGGCCATGTTCACGGTTTTCATCAAGAAAACGGATCAGTCCGACGAGGTTCCGTTTGGCGAGGTGATTCCACCGGAAGTTCAGGTGGATGCCCCGGACAAGACCAGCGTGGAGCTGGCCCCCGGCGCGTTTATCGACCTGAACCCCGGCGAAGATGTACAGTTTGCAGACCCCAAACATCCGACCACGGGCTTTGAAGCGTTCATGAACGCTATCGTAAAGCAGATGGCGGCAGCGTTGGAAATCCCGTCCGAGGTGCTTTACAAACAGTTCAGCACCAGTTATTCGGCGGCGCGGGGCGCACTCAACGAGTTCTGGCGCACAACCGGGATGCACCGTGACTGGTTTGCAGATTATTTCTGCCAGCCGGTCTACGAAGCATGGTTCCGGGAAGCTGTGTGCAAGGGCAGGATCAAGGCCCCCGGCTTTCTGGTTGACCCGGCTGTGGCCGCGGCCTACATGAGCTGCACATGGAACGGCCCCGCGAGAACCAACCTCAACCCCAAGGACGAAGCCGAAGCAGCCCAGATGCGGGTGAACAGCGGTTTCTCTACGGCGGCGCAGGAAACCGCCCAAATGACGGGCGGCAGTTACGAAGCAAATATGCGGCAGCGGAAATCCGAAGCCGCACTGAAACGGGAGGTGGACGACATTGCAGGAGTGCAAGCACAACAGCAAACCGCTGTTCCTCAACGGAGCGGCGGCGACCCCGGCAAAAACGAATAACAAGAAGTTCTGGGAGTTCCGCAATGCAGCCGATACCGGCGGCACGGCGGAACTTCTGCTTTATGGCTACATCAGCGAAACGAGCTGGATGGGCGATGAAGTAACCCCGAAAGAGTTCGCCGCTGACCTTGCGACGATCCCGGCAACGGAGGATTTGACGGTGCGCATTTGCAGCGGCGGCGGTGACGTTTGGGCTGCACAGGCCATCGGTGCGCTGCTGGAAAACCGGATCGGCACAGTCACGGCGCAGATCGAGGGCATTTGCGCCAGTGCTGCAACCATCGTGGCAAGTCATTGCAAGGTGGTCAAGGCGGCGGAGGATGCAACCTACATGATCCATCCCATCCGGGTGAATCCGAACGGGTTTGTGGACATGGCGGGCTTGCAGCAGCTTATGGATGCGCTGACCGTGATGCGTACCAACGTGCTGAACCAGTACGCCAAAAAGACCGGCCACACCGTCGAGGAAGTGGCGGCGTGGATGGATGCTACGTCGTGGTGGTCTGCAAGCGAAGCCAAAGAGCACGGCTTTGTGGATGAAGTCACGACCGGCAACCAAACCAAGGCACAGGTCGAAAACCGCAACGGTGCGCTGTTCATCAACAGCGTTGCCGTGCCGGGTGCTTTCGACGATGCCCCTGAATTTGTACGAAACCGCGCTGTGGTGGCCCCTGCCGCAGAGGGCGGTTTTGTAAATACCACCGACAACAGCAACCCGGCGGAAGAGCCGGACAACGACAACGGAGGAACCGAAATGGAGTTCAAGAACAAAGAAGAGCTTCGGGCGGGCTGTCCTGATCTGGTCAATGAGATCGTGAACGATGCCCGTGCAGAAGCACAGAAGCAGGAACGTGACCGTCTTGCCGCCATTGACGAGATCGCAGACACCATCCCGTCCGAGCTGGTGGCAGAAGCCAAGTATGGCGCAAAGGCTTGCACCGCACAGGAGCTTACATACCGCGCCGCTCTGGATGCCAAGAAGAAAGGCCACAAGCTGCTGGACGATGTGCAGGACGACGCACAGGCCAGCGGCGCAAATGCCGTGGGCGGTGCAACCGCTGGCGGTGTGGGCGGTACTGGCGTGACCAACACCAAGCCGACCGATGCCGAGAAGCGGGCCGCTTTCAAGAACCTGCTGCACCCCAAAAAGGAGGACTGACCTATGGCAACTAAGATGCTGAGTGAAAAGCTGGGCGAGGTCGAATACGACAACCTGATCGTGGGCCTGACCCCGCCCAAGCGCGTCGGTGCTGGCAAGATCGCCAGCGTCGGCAGCAAAGAAGCGACCTATACCCGCGGTACTGTGTTCGCCAAGAGCGCAAAGGACGGCAAGCTGTACATTCTGGGCAGCACCGCAGCTTCCGGCGACACGCTGACCGCTGACTGCATCCTGACCGACGACGTGACCGTCCCGGCCACCGGCGATGCGACGACCACTGTTTATCTGGCTGGCTGTTTCAACCCGGACAAGCTGGTGGTCAAGGACGAGTACACCATGACCGAAGCGGACAAGAACGCGCTGCGCATGAACGGCATTGCGATCCTGCCCGTGACTGAGATGTGAAAGGAGGATAAACACAATGGCTGAGATTCTTCTGAATTTTTTCGACAACATCATTCTGGCCGCAGCCGTTGAAGAGGTCGTCCCGGCGGTCGGCTTCTTCAAGGATCGCTATTTTCCGACCGGCGCAGGCGACATTTTCAAGGCTGACAAGGTTATCACCGAGTACCGCGACGGCGACCGCAAACTGGCGGCGTTCGTTGCTCCCCGCGTTGGCGACATTCCCATGACCCGCCGCGGCTATGAGATCAACAGCATCCAGCCTGCATACATCGCCCCGTCCCGTCTGCTGACTCTGGACGAGCTGACCAAGCGCGGCTTTGGCGAAGCGATCTATCCCGGCATGGACGAGCAGCAGAGAGCCGCCCGTCTGCTGGTGGATGATATGGCTGAAATGGATGCCCGCATTACCCGCCGCGAAGAGTGGATGGCCGCGCAGACCATGATTAACAACGGCTGCGATATGGTGGAGTACATCGACGATGTGACTCAGGGCGACACCAAGCAGGTGCGCTTCTTCAACGGCGCAAAGAGCGATCACCTGTACACCGTGGCAAAGAAGTGGAACGAGGACGGCGGCGATTACCGCAGCGATGTGCGTAATATGTGCCGTATGCTGTCCTCCCGCGGCCTGCCCGCTGTCGATCTGGTTCTCGGCTCGGATGTTGCTGACTACATCCTGACCGATGCAGAAACCCAGCGGCTTCTGGACAAGAACAGCGGTATCATCACCGGCGAGATTCGCCAGCAGCTTTCCAAGTACGACGGTGTTGTTCTCATGGGTACTCTGAACTTCGGCGGCTTCATGCTCACTGTGTTCAGCGTCGATGAAACCTACTCCGACGACCACGGCCTGACGAAGAAATATTTCCCCGCCGATGCTGCTATGGTGACTGCTCCCAACTGCGGCCACATGATGTACGGCTCCATCACCCAGATGGATTACGGTCAGGTGAACTACTCGACCTATGCCGCAAAGCGTGTGCCGAAGTTCGTCGTGGATCAGGACAAGGACACCCGCAAGCTCCGTCTGGGCTGTCGCCCTCTGGCCGCTCCCAAGAACAAGAATCCGTACATCTTCGCCGCAAACGTGGTGGGCTAAACCGGAAAGGAGCAGCTACATGAAAATCGTTCAGATCATCGCCGGTGGTTACGGCCACCGCCCCAAGGCAAACGCCCCCGCCAAGCTGATTCTGGCGGGGGAATTTGTTTGCCTTGATGATGCCGAAGCTGACCGCCTTGTGCAGCAGGGCGTTGCAGTCTATGGCGAACCGGACGAGGAAACCCGCGAGATCGTGGAACAGGCGGATGCCGACAGCAACGAGCATGAACCGCAGCCCGCCGCGGCGGACAAACCGACCCGCAGAAAGGCCCGCAAGACCTCTGCGGAGTAAACGGGTGCGACCATGACCGACTTTCTGGAAATGGCAATGGCCGACATTGACGAGGTTTTCTTTCAAGAGTTTGTCGAAAAGCACACCATCGACGGAGAAGAGTTCGATGTTGTGCCGTATGAAGTAGACCTGAAAGAACGCAAATCGCACTGGGAAGCCGGAGCCAAACAAAACTTCGACCAAGGACTGTATATTTCTCAAAAGCAGTTTTTTGTTCGCGTTGCTGATTATGGCCCTGCTCCTAAAATCGGGAAACCGATGGAGTACGACAAGATCACCTACTCGGTGAAGAGCTGCCAGACAGAACATGGTCTGTATTTGGTCACGTTGGAGAGGGTGCGGCAGTAATGGCAAAAGCAATCTATGACGTGCAAGTGCCAAACATCGGTGAGGTGGAACGTGCGCTCGGCGATCTGCATGACAAGGCTCCCAGAGCCATGAAGAATGCAGTCAACCAGACCGCCACGAGAGCCAAGAACATGATGGTTCGGCAGGCACGGCTTCGGTACGCCGTCAATTCCGCCGGTCGCCGTCACCTGAATGCGTTGAAAATCCGCAACAGGGCGACGACGCAGAACCCCACGGCGGAGATTTTTATTTCCAGCCGCCGAAACGATCTGGGCGATTTTCAGTCAAACCCGGCTGTTCCTCACATGGGAACAAGCTGGGTTTTGTCGCCTGAGTTCCACACCTCCCGTGTCTTGAAGAAAAATCCGATGGCCCCGCTGACCGGCGGACAGACCGATTACGGTCAGGCGAGTAAGGGCTTTCTGGTGAAGTTCGACAGTGGACACGTTGGCATGGTGCAGAGGATTCTCGGTCGTCCGGCGACAAACCCGAAATCGACAAGATGGAGGAACAGGAACGGCATCGTAGAAAAACTCTACACCATGTCCAGCCCGTCGGCCAGTGCTATGCACAGTACGGTATGGCGGGAAGAGGTGGAGCCGGACAGCGAGATCATCTTGCAGGAGCGGTTACGGCATGAGGTGTCCAAGATTCTGCTGCAAGCCGGGAGGAAAGCAAAGTGAGAGAAAGCAACTATACGCCGGTTGACGCTGTGAAGTGTCTGCACGAAGAGCTTGAAAAACTCTTTGAGGGCAAGACGTTCAGCGGTCAGGGCAAAGATAAGCCGCTCAACATCTTCGACTTTGAATTTCCAACCGACTTCGGCAACGACGAAGATGTGGACACAGTAGCCGCCGCCGCCCCGTTTATTCTGGTCAAGGCCGCAGGTTGGAGCATCGACAAGATGGAAGAGCCGGAACTGGTGGACATGAGCCTGATTATTTGTACATACCAGACACCCAGCCGCAATAAGGCGGAGGGAGCGCGGGACATGAAAGCCCCGGCGGTGCTGGATTTGTACAACATCATGCAGGATTTGGCCCAGCATTTCCGCGTCTACAACGTCTTTGGCGATTACTTCAACGTGCTGCTCCCCATTGATTGTGCGATCCAGCAGGATAACACAAGTCCGTACTACTTCGCTACCGTGCAGATGGACGTGACCTGCCCCAGCATGAGCAGCGAGAACAACCCGGAAATTGAGGTGTTAATATGAGCGAGAGAAAGCAGACCGCCGCAGAGAATACCGCAGCGGTGGAAAAGACCGGCCCTGTTGTGTACTGTGGCCCGTCCGTAAAGAACACTGTGAAGCAGTTTACCGTGTACAGCGACGGCGACGCGCTGCCGGATGCGGTGACTGACTTCCTGAACAGAATCCCGGCGGCACGGGGCCTGATGGTTCCCATCGCCGACTTCGCAAATACTCGCGCAGCTCTGGAAAACCCCAAGAGCGGCGCGGGTATTATTTTTGCCGCGGTTAAGGCGGCACTGAACTAAAGGAGGGAGTAACGCATGGCAGTTTATAAGCATGGCGTTTACGTCACTGAGCAGCCGACCGGTGTTGTTGCACCGGTACAGTCTACCGCTGGTTTACAGGTGGTGATCGGTACTGCGCCGATCAACCGCGCCAGCGACTCCTATCACTGTACCAATGTCCCGATTCTGGCGACCAGCCTGAAAGAAGCCGCCGCCGCCCTCGGCTACGATGACGACTACGAGAAGTACACCCTCTGTCAGAGTATGGGTGCTTGCTTCAAGGTTCTGGGCGTTTCCCCGGTCGTGTACATCAACGTCCTTGACCCGGCCAAGCATAAGAAAACTATGACAGAAACCACCGTGCAGGTCAACAGCGGTGTCGCCACCGTTGCCGTCAAGGACATTCTGCTGGACAAGCTGGTGGTCAAGTCCGCGTCCACGGCTCTGACCGCTGGCACGGACTACACCGCAGCTTTTGACGATGAGGGTTATGTGACCATCGCCATCATCCCCGGCGGCAAGGCCGCAAGTGCGACCAGCCTGACCGTGAGCGGTACGCAGATCGACCCCACTGCTGTTACAGCCGACGATGTTGTGGGCGGTGTGAATGCACAGGGCGTGGAAACCGGCATGGAGGTAATTCGCCAGATTTACCCCGCGCTGAACATGACCCCCGGCATCCTGCTGGCTCCCGGCTGGTCGGAGAACGCCACGGTTGCCGCTGGCTTGCAGGCCAAGACCACCGGTATCAACGGTGTTTTCCGCGCCGTCTGCATCGTAGATGTGGACAGCTCCACAACCGGCGCAAAGATGTACACCGGCGTGAAGCAGCAGAAAGAGAAGCAGGCCATCACGAGCGCGAACTGCTACCCGGTCTGGCTGTACGCCAAGGTGGGCGATGTGGTCTATGCCGGTTCTGCTATGGCCGCTGCACTGACCGTGGCGACCGATGCAGCCAATGGCGACATTCCCTATGTCAGCCCGTCCAACAAGACGCTGGCAATCTCCGCCGCCTGCCTGAAAGACGGCACGGAAGTGCTGCTGGATCAGGAGCAGGCAAACGTCGTCAACTCGTTCGGCGTGGCAACGTGGCTGAACATGAGCGGCTTCCGTCTGTGGGGCAACAATACGGCCTGCTACCCCGGCAACACCGACCCCAAGGATCGCTGGTTCAGCGTCCGCCGCTTTATGAGCTGGGACGATAACACGTTCATTCAGACCTACTTCCAGAAAGTCGATGATCCGCTGAACAAAAGGCTTATCGAAGCTCTGGTGGACAGCGAGAACGTGCGCGGCAACAGCTTTGTTTCCCGCGGCATTTGCGCCCGTCATGAGATTCAGTACATCGAGAGCGAGAACCCGACCACCTCGCTGCTGAATGGCTGCATCACGTTCCACAAGTACCTGTCCCCGTTCAACCCGGCGGAGGACATCGAAGAGCTGGTGGAGTTCGACCCCAACGCGATCTCTGACGCGATGGGCGGCTAAACGAGAAAGGAGGATATGAGTTATGGCACTGGATACTAACCTGACCCCGGAAATTGTCAACAGTTTCAACGTCTACATTGACGGCGTGAAAGCCATCGGCACGGCCCCGGAGATCACCCTGCCGCAGATCACCTCGGAAACTATTGATGTTTCCGGTTCTGGCATCCTCGGCAAGATCAGCGCACCGAACATCGGCCAGTTTGAGAGCATCGAGCAGGAGGTTTCTTTCAACCTCGTGTATTCGAGCTTTGTCAACGTGCTGTCCCCGAAGCGTCAGGTCAATCTGACTTTCCGTGTGGCGCAGCAGGCGGTCGATAAGAGCCTTGGCTATGCCTACAAGGGCCTGCGAATCGTCGAGATCGGTCGTGTCAAAGAGTTCACTCCCGGCAAGATCAAGGCGGGCGAGGGCATGGAAGCAAAGGTCAAGCTCGAATTGACGTACCTCATGATCGAGAACGACGGCGAAGAGATTATCGCCATCGACAAACTGAACGGTATCTACCGTGTGCAGGGTGAGGATATGCTGGCGGATGTTGCCGCTCTGATCTGATCCCAAAGGAAACGAATGACCGCCCCGAAAGACCGGGGCGGTCAATTTTTTGTATCTGACAGAAAGGAAACTTCATCATGGAGAAGAACATTTCTACCGCCGCAGAGCAGACCAAAACCGCAGAGGTCAAGAAGAACCCGAAGATCATCGAGCTGGCCCGTCCCTATAAGTTCGACGACAAGGAGTATACCGAGATCGACCTGTCCGGTCTGGACGGCCTGACCATCAAGGACGCGGTGCTTATCATCAAGAAGCTGTACAACGAGGGTGAGCTGGCCGCGATGATTACCCCCGAAACTGCCACCGCATACACCGACGCTCTGGCCGCAGCAGCAACGAAGCTCCCCATTGAGTTCTTCCAGTTGCTTCCCATCGGCGCAAGCAAAAAGGTACGCCAGACCGTACAGGCATCCCTCCGCAGCGCGACGGCAGAGGACGGCGACGACAAGGACGATCATAGCCACGTCATGAAGTTCGGCAAGCCCTATACCTACAAGGGCGAAACCTACACTTCCGTTGATCTGTCCGGTGTCGCCAACATGACCGGCATGAATGTCCGTCAGGCGGAGAACCGCATGGAGGAAGAGGACATTCGTGCAGCAGAAAAGACCCTGAACTACTACTACTGCTGCCTGATCGCTTCTATGGCGACCGGCAAGGATGTTGCGTTCTTCCTCGGCCTGCCCCTGTCGGAAGCTGTGCAGCTCCGCGCAGGTGTCAACCACAAGGATTTTTTCGCTTAAAGGGCGGCTACAAAACAATCAGAAAGGCGGCGATAGCTCTCGCCACAGTCACGCACACAAGCGCAGATTTTTACCTGAACTTGCCTGTGCGTGAGCTGGTGGAGATTCACGGGGAGGTTGCGGAGGAATGGCAAAAAATCAAGAACTAGAGCTTTCCATCCTGATCGGCGGTCACGTTGACAACTCACTTGCGCAGGCGGTGAAGTTGGCGAACACGCAGATCGGGAGCATTGCAAACGGCGCATCGAAGTTCGCGGAGAATATCGCCAAAGGTGCAGTAGCCGCCGCCGGTGGCATAGCCGCAGCCGTGGTCGATACCACGAAAGAATCGGTTTCGTTTGAAAGCGAAATGCTGGATGTGACGAAGTACGTTAGCGGACTGACGGACGACAGCGGAAAAGTCATTCGTAGCAACTACGAAGAAATGTCGAAAGACATTCTTGATTTGAGCACGGATATTCCGTATACCGCCGAAGAACTGACCCGTCTTGCGGCTGCTGCCGGTCAGTCTGGTAAGAGCATGGACGACCTGATAAGTGACGGCTTCCTGCGTGATGTTGCTGAAATGGGAACGGCTATGGACATTTCCGCAGATCAGGCGGGCGACTGGGCCGCAAAGTGGGAAGTGGCTTTCGACATAAACCACGATCAGGTTATGGAGCTGGCTGACCAGATCAACTATCTGGGGGCGCATTATGCGACGACCGCCGCAGAAATCGCCCAGACGGTGAATGACACCGGTTCTCTCGGCCAGATCGCCGGTATGGACGTTGCAAGTACGGCGGCTCTGTCTACGGCACTTCTGGCAATGGGTGTTGACTCCGGTAAGGTTGCAACGTCTATTCGCCGGATGTACACAAACCTCTCGATGGGATCAAAGGCGACCGACGCACAGGCGGCGGCATTTGAACAGCTCGGCTTTACTGCGGAACAGTTTGCAAAGGATATGCAGACGGATGCACCGGCAGCAATAAAGAGCCTGTTCACGGCCATTGGAAGCCAGCCGAAAGACAAACAGGTTGGCTATCTGAAAACGCTGCTCGGCCAATGGGCCATTGAATCCGGTGCAAAGCTGACCGGAAACCTTGACCTGTTCATAAAGACGCTGGACGATGTGGGCGATGCTTCTAAATACAACGGCAGTATGTACAAGGAGTTCTTGCTGAAATGCGAAACCTCCGAATCTGTACTGACGATGTTGAGCAACGCATGGCGGGCTGTCCGCATCGAAGTCGGAAACAACTTCCTGCCTATTCTGAAAGACGTTGCCGGGTTCGGCATCGAGAAGATCAACGACTTCCGCGCAGCCCTGCCGGATATAACGGCACGGGTAAAGGAAGTAATCGAATACCTGCTGAACAATGGCGACAAGGTAGCCGCCACGCTCGGCGGCATCGGCGCGGCGTGGGCCGGTATGCGGTTTGCGCCGCAGATTCTTCAAGTCGTCAGCGGGGTCACAAAGGGAGTGAGCGGGGCCGCTACCGGCGGCGGGAAGATTTTCAACGGCATCCGCACCATCGCCAGCGGCATGAGCTACGGCGCACAGATGGCGGGCATCCAGTCCCCGTCCATCGGCCCGCAGCCGCAAAACTCGTTCCTGAAAAATATTGCGACTAAGGCGAACGGTGCGGGTGTTGGCCTGTGGGCTACACTGAAAAACTTTACCGGCCTGACAAAGAACGATGGAAAAACAAAAATCGACTTTGTTCGAGACGTTATGGGCGCATCGGAACGCGGGCAGACCATCCGGCAGAGCTTCCCGGCTCTGAACCGAATTGCGGTTGCCGCAGGTGATGTGGGGAAAACCCGGATCGGAACGGCGGTTACAAATCTTCCCGGAACCATTGCGAAACAGGGCGTTGGCTTCCTGAACAGCCTGAACATCGCTCCCGGATCGAAGTTTAACAGCGTGATCTCTAGTATGGCGGCAAGCACCGCTATGACGAAAGGTAATGCGTCGCTATCGGCACTCGGAAGCGTTTTTGCGCAGACGGGAGCCGGAAAGAAGCTGTCCGGGATGGCGGCGAATGTTGGTACATTCCTGTCCGACATTCCCGGCGGGATCAAAGGCGGCATTGCAAAGGGTGGCGTGAATTTCCTGAACGGATTGAACATTGCCCCCGGTTCTAAGCTGAACAGCGTGATCTCTAGCATGGCGGCAAGCACCGCCACGAAGAGCGGCGGCGCAGCGTGGACGCAGATCAAGGGCATTGCGGGTCAGACGAAAGTTGGCAAGGCTGTGTCCGGCGTGGCGGACTTCGGCGGCAAAGCGTTCGGTCTGGGTAAAGCTGTGGCATCGCCCGTCCTGAAAGGCGGCTTCAACATCTTCGCGGGCCTTATGTCCACATTCGGCCCGGTGATCGCCGGTCTTGGTTCTGTGATCGCGGTGGTCAGCCTGTTGGGAGATCACTTCGAGGACATTCGCCAGATCATCGGACAGGTGTTTGGCGAAAAGGGCCTGACGCTCTTTGATGGATTCACCGGGAAAGTGCAGGGCATTGCAGGGAACATCCACGACACATTGGCCGGTGCGTTCTCACTGGAAAACCTGCAAAATATCCAGCAGAGTTTGAGCGGGAAAAGCATCTTCGGCATCGACGATCTGGGAACTACGTTCGGCGCGGTGATCCCGATTATCGAGTCGGTAAAGGGTTTGATCGGTCAGATCGTAGACCTCGGCGTGAACCACATTAAGCCGCTGTTGGCAGATGTGTTGAGCTTCGCGGTAAACGATTTGTTCCCGGCGGTGTCGCCGCTGATAAGCATGATTATCAGTCTGGTCGGCACGACCCTGATAAATGCGATCAAGCTGGTGGTCGATGTGATCCACGGACTGCTGCCGGTGATAGAGCCTGTGATTCAGTCCATCGTTGGGCTGATAAAGGGCATCGTATCGGTGACGGTCACGGTCGTCAACGGCATCATTCGCGCCCTAAATAGCTTCTCGTTCACGGTTCCCCAGTGGCTTGAACACGTTCCGGTGGCGAAGAACTTCGCCGGTCAGACGTTCGGCTTCAACCTGTCGGAAGTGGCAATGCCCGCTTTCGCCAACGGCGGCTTTACCCGTGGAGTGAGCATCGCCGGTGAAGCTGGAACGGAAGCTGTTATTTCTTTCAAGCCCAGCGTCCATGACAGCAACGTGGAAAACTGGGTGCGGGCTGGCCGTATGCTGGGCGTGTCTGGTGAGGACGCGACCCGCGCAGCTGGTGTGCAGAACGTCCAGTATTTTGCGAACGGCGGCTTCACCGACGGAAGCAAGGAAAAGCTGGACAACTTGATCGACTTCTCCAAAGCCTATGCCGACTACGCCCTGCGCTCCAACGGCATCAAATCCACCGGTGATGTGGTGTCGATGATGTGGACGGTGGCGAACAACGCCATGTCCGGGGACGGCTCTTTGGAACTGGTGGCGACCAGTATCGCCGCCGACGTTGCACCCATCATCCTGAACAAGTATCTGGGAAGCGACAGCACGGTAACAAAGGCCGTAACGGAAGCGGCCAAGACCTACAACGGCGGCACGGTGCTGTCGAGCTGGCAGGATGGTGTCTTGACCGACACTGGAACGCCGCTCTATATGCTGTCGCAGCAGGACGCGGCACAGCCGCCCGCCGCAGAAACGCCAGATGTTCCGGCTGAAACGCGCCAGACCGCGAAAGACTTTGCAGAGAACAGCGCAAGTGCAACGGGCAACGAGAAGCTGGACAACTTGATCGACTTCTCCAAAGCCTATGCCGACTACGCTCTGCGCTCCAACGGCATCCGCACGGCGGGGGACGTAGCATCTATGCTGTGGACGGTCGCCAACAACTCGCTGGCCGGTGACGGCTCTCTGGCTCTGGCAGCTACCAGCATTGCCGCTGATGTTGCCCCGCTGGTACTGAACAAGTATTTTGGCGGAGACAGCACGATCACCTCTATGCTGACCGAAGCGGCCAAGACCTATAATGGCGGCACGGTGCTGTCGAGCTGGGAAAACGGTGTTCTGACCGACACCGGAACACCGCTCTATATGCTGCCGCAGAGGGACACCGAGAAAACCCTGCCGGATATGCCGTCCAGTGCCTACCGTGCCGCGGGCGGCGGTGACGGCGGAAGTTCCAGCAGCATCAAGGATTCCCAGTTTGTCTTTTCACCGCACATCACTGTCGGCAGCGGGACAAACATGGAAGAGCTTGAACGTGAAATGCGGAAGCTGTTTGAAGAGTTCAAACAGGAAATGCGTGAAGAAGAGCGTGAACAGGGCCGTGTCAAATATGCTTCGTAAGGGGGTGGCCTGATGGCGTACACGACAAAGAGCGGCGACACTTGGGACGGCATTGCGAAATCCGTCTACGGTGACGAGCTGAAAGCCGATGTGCTGATGGCCGCAAACCGGGAGTACATCGAGATTTACAGATTCGATTCCGGCGTTGAGCTAGTCACGCCGGACATTGAAGAAGAGGTGGCGGCAAACGATAACCTGCCGCCGTGGAAAAGGTAGGTGGTGATATATATGATTGCGATTCAGCCCAGAAAAACGATCCTGAAATTGGAGTACAACGACACCGATATTTCCGGGGACATTTCCGGGGATGTGGAGAGCTTCACCTATAACGACCGGGGAGCAGATTCGAGCGACAGCATTTCCATCAAGGTAAACGCGGTGGATGATAAGTGGATCAACTCGTGGTTGCCGGATAAGGAAGCTGTGCTACACCCGACACTCTGCACGAAAAACTGGATCGTGCAGGGTGACAGCACCCCGCTTGACTGCGGGACGCTGGTGGTGGACGATCTCAGCTATTCCGCTGGGCCGTGTGTGCTGACCATCGGCGCGGTGGCCCGTCCGAACGGAACGAGCTTTCACGAAAAAAACCAAGAGTGCGTCTGGAAAAAGACCTCCATCAAGCGCATCGCTCAGACCATTGCCGACCGGTACGGGCTGGGGTGCAGCATGGATGCCGAGGACGTGGACATTGCGCTGAAAGAGCAGGACGACACGGATAGTTCGTTCCTGCAAAAACTTTGCAGCACCTATGGCCTGATCCTCAAAACCTACCGGAGCAAAATCTGGATTTTTGATCGTGAGCAGTACAAGAAAAAGGATGCAGTCGCAACCTTTACCCCGGCGGACATTGTGCCTAACTCTTTGAGCTGGAACACAACGCTTTCCGGGACGTACACCGGCGGAGAGTTCACCTACTCGAACCAAAAAAAGAAAGTCAACATCAAGGTCACAATCGGTACTGCCGACAGGATGCTGAAACTGAACCAGTATGCGTCCAGCGAAGCGGACGCAAAAAGGCAGCTTCAAGCGGCCATCGACAACAAGAACCATTCGGCCACGACCATTTCTTTTTCGACGATGGGAAACCTGAGTCTGTGTTCGACCATGTGCATCAATATAAAGGGACTAGGGAAACTGAACGGGAAGTATTACATGGACACCGTGAGCCACACGCTGAACAAATCTTCCGGTCTGGTGACGAAAGTTTCTGCAAGCAGAGTGGGAGGGTAACAGCATGAGCAGCGTTATCCGAATTGGCTCTGTGTCCAAGGTGAACTACGAGGACGGAACCATTGAGGTTACATACGAGGATCGCGCCGATTCGGTCACGGATGAAATCTGCATGGTTTCCAATGCCATGTACCGGATGCCGGTCGTAGGCAAGCTGGTCTGCGTCCTCCACAACTCCGACAGTCAGGAAATGGGAACGTGCATCGGCACGATCTGGAATGAGGACAACAAGCCCGTCGAGGGCAAGAAAGGCCGCTACCGGCACGACTACAACGACGAGCAGGGAAAAGCATTTGAGCAGTACGACGGCGACACCGGCGACTACACGGAAACCATCGACGGCAATGTGAAAGAAACCGTTGGGAAGAACGTGGAGTACACCGTCAAGGGTGACATGACTTTCAAGGTGGGAAGTTCCACCGTAAAGGTGTGTCAGAACGGAACGGTTGAGATCAAGGGCGTTACGCTGAACTTCAACGGAACGACGGTGAACATCAAGGGATCGACCGTGAATATCTCTGGCGGCTCCGGCGATTGCAAGATCAACGGCATTTCTCTGGTAAACCACAAGCACACTCATTCTGGTGCGGCCACGGCTGGCCCGTATGTTGTTGCTGGCGAAACCGGAACTCCGACACCGTAAGGGGGTGATCCTATGGCATGGGGAAGCATTGGATGCTATGCGGGACTGATATTTACGGTATCAAGTTGGCGTGTCTTGACACCTGCCAATATCACAGGAAGTACATCAAGCAACTGGGCCACGCACAGTGTAATCGGCGGCAAAGACAAGAGCGAGTACACGGGGCCGGGTTTGAAGTCGTACCAGTTTGAAATCCAGTTGGTTTCAAAGCTGGGCGTGAACCCGCGCAAAATCTTTGACGCACTCATGAAGCACTGTGAAGCTGGAACGATTGACTACTTCATCCTGAACAACAAACCTATGTCGCAGAATCCGTTCAAGTTGACAAAGGTGACGACGGGATGGGGTGCGGTGCATCGTTTCTGGGGACTGAAAGACGGTAAGGTTACTTTGACGTTGGAGGAATACGCACCGTGAGCGACGATATGGAAACTATGACGCTTGGCGGCTTCGACGTTGAGATTGAGCCGTCTGGCAAAACCGAAGAACTGGATATTTACAACTGTCTGCTGACACTCTATGGCAGCAAAGAGGGAGAACAAGCCCTTGACCGGGAGTTTGGCTTGAACATGGAATGTTTGAGTTTGCCCGCCGAAGCTGCACAGGCGATGCTCACGGCAGAGATCATTCGCAAAACAAAGAAGTACGAGCCGCGGGCGGAAGTGCTGGAAGTGGAGTATGAAACGAGCCACAGCCAGCAAGGACGCATCCGGCCAAAGGTGGTGGTACAGATTGTCTAACATTGCAGAGTTTGCCGATATACCGGAGTACAGCGTTACCGGAAACCTTACGTTGCAGGATGTAAGCAATCTGGTGACGGAAATCTATACCCGGAACTATAAGGCCGTGAACGGTACGGCCCCGCCCCTGAACAAAGCAGACCCGATTATGCTTACCCTGAAAAGCATGACGGAGCTGTACTACATGATGATTCAGATTGCGGAGAAGCGCACCCGCTGTGCGCTGCTGAAAACAGCGACCGGCGCAGAGCTGGACAACATGGGCTTGCCGTTTGGCGTGAAGCGCACCCCGGCAACCTATGCAACGGTGACGGTTCGCTTTACGCTGTCTGCCGTTCAGAAAACCGTTGCCATGATCCCGCAAGGAACCCGCGTCAGAACTGCCGCGGGTGTTTATTTTGCCACAATGGACTATGCACAGATCGACATTGGCAAGACCTATGTGGATGTGCTGGCACAGGCCGAAGTGGTAGGCGCGGGCGGCAACGACATTCCGCCCGGTGTTGTTGATACACTGGTTGATGCCATTCCGTATGTGGCGGCGGTGGAGAACACCGACACCAGCAGCGGCGGCGCAGACGTGGAGAGCGACGACAGCCTGACCCGTAGAATCTGGCTTTCTCCCACGACCTACTCCTGCGCTGGCCCAAAGGACGCTTACGAGTTCTGGGCTATGTCGTTTCGGTCGGACGTAGAGAGCGCAATCGCTGTCAGCCCGCGGGACGTGGCCTGCACGGTGTACATTTTCTTCATGCTGACCGGCGGCAAGATGCCGAGCGAAAAGGATATGAGCGAAATGCAAACGTATCTGATGAACGAAGCCCGCCGCCCTATGACAGACCGCGTAATCTGCAAAGCACCGGAAGAGGTGGAATATTCCATCGACTTCACCTATTACATCGGCTCTGGAAATTCCAAAGGCGCAAGCATCGTTCAGGAGAGCGTGGCAAAAGCGGTGGAGGAATTTCAGGAGTGGCAGCGTTCCATTGGTCGGGACATTAACCCGATGGAGCTGATCGCCCGCCTGCGGGCCGCTGGCGTGAAGCGAGTGGAGCTGCGCCAGCCGGTCGATAAGGTGATCGAGAACGGCATGGATTCGGGAAAAGCCGTTGTGCAGATTCCGAAACTGAGCGGAACGCCGACGATCATCTACGGAGGTATCGAGGATGATTAACCTGCGGGACGCAAGGATCACGGACGGCCTGCCGCGGATTGTTGCAGAACAGCCGTGGGCGCAAGTCCTGTCCGCTGTCTACGGAGAATTGCAAGACCGGATGTTTGAATATCTCGACACCGGCATGACGTTCTCCGAAGTGGACACCTGCGACGAGGGTGTGCTGGATCAGATGGCCGTTTACCTCAAAATCGAGTGGTACGACTCCACCGCCGACGTGGAAACGAAGCGGAGAATCGTCCGAACGGCGATTGAGATTCAGCGGTACGCCGGTACGGTCAAGGCAGTCCGGGAACAGGCAAGTGCCGTGTACCCTGATTCCGAGGTAGAAGAGTGGTTCGACTACGGCGGCACTCCGGGTTTCTGGCGGCTGAACGTCAACATTACGGAAGCGGCGGCGCAGTATCACACCATCCGGGAAATGGAGGACTTGCTGGGATACACCAAACGCCTGTCTGCTCACCTTGAACAGATCAGCTACATGGTGCGGCACAGCATCGGCGTTGGCGTGACGGTGGAGTGCATGGCTTACAAAGTGCCGGAGTGCGGTATTCCGTACTGCGGAACATACTGGAAGCCCGCCCAACTGGGCTACTCGACCGGCGCAGAGCTGGACGCAGCGGCGAACACCGGAGTGTTCCTTGCGTTCCCGAAAATCACCGGCACAATCCCGGAGGTGGCGACGAAAGGTTGGAGCGCAGGACAAGAGCTGCAAACCACCCCGGCGGTGGATGGCTACTCCATCACCCCGGCGGAAACCGGTAGCGGCGTGACCGGCGACCTGCCCGTTACCAGTACAAAGGGCTACACCGCCAATATGCCGCTTTACTCTGAAACCAGAGTGGAAGCATTCACCGGAAGTCCGGGAGAAGCGGGCGATTCGACCACCGGCACAAAGCCGAGCGCGGCAACGCTGGGAACCAGCGCAGCGGCCACGGCGGGCGGTCAGGTGAAAGTCGAAGCGTTCAAGATCACGCCGCGTGTCTGCGGCAAGACCTACCTGTAACAAGCTGCAACAGCCCGCAAGGGTTTTTTCTTTTGCAGAGAAAGGAGAAAGAGGATGGCTTTTTTTACGGATAATTTTCTGAATAACCGCCGCGCTGAACTGCTGCGGGCGGTCACTCGCTTCCAGTACCAGCTCAACAAGAGCACTTGGGTTGACGGCGAGATCAACAGCAAGGAGATTGCCGGGACTGCCGTGGTGGTCTATGTCAATGCACCGAGTTCCGGCGCAAAGGACACGATCACCGGTGTGCGCGTCTACGACAACAACGGTGTGCTGGCCGGGAGCCAGAGCGTGAGCCTGTCCCGCGACAGCATCAACGCCGGTCTGCTGCGGTTTACGTTCCCGCTGATCGAGGTCGAACCCGAAGTGCTGCGGCTGGCGGAAGCAAACGCAGAACTGGAAAAGACTTTCTGAGCAAGGAGGGATAGAAGAAAATGCTGATGTTTAAGAGAACCTTTTGGCGCAACCATGTTGAGGATCAGGACGGCAAGGTTATCCAGCAGGGTACATTGCTGGAACAGGATCAGTTCAACCGCATGGAGGTTGGTATCTCTGATTCCAACATGGCGGCGAACATCATCCACATTATGCTGCTCTGGTTCGGTCGTCGTCTGGGTGTGCTGGAAACGTCCAGCAACAGCCACGACACCGACATTGCCAGCATCAAGACCCTGAACGGCCAGCAGGACACCCGGCTGGCCGCACTGGAAAAGACCACCGGCAGTCACACTACGGACATTGCCAGCATGAAGAACACCGACACGCAGCAGAACAGCCGCTTGTCTGCGCTGGAACCGGAGGTGGCGGCAGAAGTCAAAGGGGTGACGCTGAAAAACGGCAGCAAGTGGCCGTTCGGGATCAACGAGGTCAGCGTGGGACTGGCAAAGACCCGAAAGAATGCCAACTATGGCGTGGACGTGTACGTTAAGAGCTACACCGGCGGGCGGCTGGGGGACATTACCGTGTCCGGTAAGCTGACCAACGGTTTCAAGCTGAAACATGACGGCTCTGCTCAGACCGTCGTGGTCGTTGTGAGAGTAACGGGAGGTATGAACTGATGAAAGTTATCGAACTGAACGAGGGCCGCAAGGTTGAGTACGAGCTGCGCGGCACGAAGCTGGACTTCGCAGACGGCACTCTGACCATGAACCTTGCCAAGTACCAGCGTGATTACCCTGTGACCAAGACCATCACCGGCGATGCCGAGGGCAATCTGCTGATCGACGGCAGCGACAGCCGCTTCTATGTCGCAGAGGTAGAAATCCCCGCAATCGAGTATGAGGACGTGGAGGTTGAGGTCGAAGCCGAAAACGCTACCATGACCGAAGCTGTGGAGGGTGAAACCGAAGCAGCAGAGGACACCACGGCGGAAGATACCGCCCACAAGACCCACATCGAGCGCAAGGCCAAGCCGCTGAACACCGACGACGTGACCCTGCGCCTGTGGTCTATCGAAGATTTTGACATTCTGTAAGGGAGGAAAAGACTATGGCAACTAACTTTGATGCTACCCGCCTTGCGGTGCAGACTGCATTCCCCACCAATGACCTGCTCTTTGACGACAAGGAAATGCCGTCCATCCATGTGTTTATCCCGAAGTTCCGCCTGTGCGATGTGCTGTCCACCCAGAGCACCGAAACCCACCCAGCGTTCATCGTGAACGGCAAGGAGATTGACGGCTTCTGGTTTGGCAAGTATCAGAGCACCTGCACCGACACTGGCCGCGCATACAGCCTGCCCGCAGAAGATCCCACCGTGTCCCATCCGCTTGACTGGTTCGTGACCCAGACCAACGCCAAGGGCGCGGGCTGGCACGAGATCAGCAATGCAGAGTGGGCGGCGGTCGCACTGTGGTGTCACAAGCACGGTTGTGAGCCGAAAGGCAATAACAACTACGGCAAGGACAGCTCCGAAACCTACTACGAAGCAATCCCTGTTCCCGGTGTGCAGGACAACGGCAAGACTGCCCGTGTCCGCACCGGCACTGGCCCGCTGACGTGGAGCCACAACGGGCGCATGGACGGCATCTGGGACATGAACGGTAATATTTGGGAGTGGTGCATCGGTCTGCGTCTGGTCAAGGGCGAGTTGCAGATCATCCCCAACAACAACGCCGCCGACAACAGCGTGAGCAACGGCGCATCTAGCAGCGCATGGCGGGCAATCAAGGCCAGCGACGGCTCTCTGGTCGCTCCTGATGGCAACGGCACGACCACGGGGACCATCAAGCTGAACCGAGTAAACAATCACTGGGAGTGGGATACCACAATCAGCGATTCCAAGGACGAGAGCCGCAGCGCAGTGTTCAAGGACACCACGGCTGCGGCCAGTGTTGGCGATGCTGCAAAGCTGATCCTTATGTCCCTTGCTCTGATGCCGGACACCGCGCTGACCGGTGATGGCATTGATGCAAACTATGGCGGCGATTACTTCTGGGCGAACAATGCCGCTGACGAGCGGTGTCCGGTCCGCGGCGGCGGCTGGATCGGTGGCGAGAGTGCCGGTGTGTTCTTCTTGACCCTCGGCGATCCGCGCTCTAATTCGTGGGCGAGCAGCGGGGGCCGTTCCGCTTTTGTAAAGCTGCCCGCTGAAGCCTGATAAGCTGACGGGCTGCGCGGTAGCGCAGACCAAAGCAAAAATAGAACATAAGGCGCGGTGGGCCAGCGGCCCGCCGCGCTGATTTTTGGAGGTGTTGACTGTGCCGAACGCAGAAGCCGAAGTGCCGCCCCAGCAGGGCGACAACCAGCAGGGCGACAAAAAGAAAAAGCCTGAACCGTTCCATTTGGCGGAGAAGATCGGAGAAATGGTTGACTATGGCTACCCGCTCACAATGAGCTTTCCTCGGAAAGACCGTGAGCTGGCCGATGAACTTCGCAGAAGTATGTTGGCAATTCTCCGGTACAGCGTTGAGATAGACCGGCGATATTTCAAAAAGACCACCACGCAAAATATGGACGTGGAGCTGGCCGTATTGAGAAAGTTTGTCCGGCTGGCGGCGAGTAAGGATTTACACGGGGGCAAGTACCCGCCGCCCTTGACGATGCACCAGTATGAAACGTGGGCGAAATTCAACGATGAAATAGGCAGGCTGTTGGGCGGCTACATTGCTTCGCTCTAAAGCCTGCCGTTTTCATACGGGAACGGGTTATTTACGGCGTGTCCGATCCGCGGCGGCAACTGGAACAATGGCGAGAGTGCCGGTGTGTTCAACTTGAACCTCAACAATCCGCGCTCTAATTCGTGGACGAACAACGGGGGCCGTTCCGCTTTACACCACAAGAACATTTTTGTTCGGCGGGATTCCACGCCGGATATGGGGGCTGTGATCTACGGGTCGCAGTCGGTGTGTGGGTCTAAAGGAATCCGTTTCCGTTCCGGTCAGCACGACCGGAAAAAATATGTATTGCCGCGAAAACGGAAACGCTACGCGCGGCGCGGTGGAATTGAGGGCAGAAATGCCAAACGAAATAAACACGATTCAAAATGCGTGGAATGTGATCTGCGAGTTTGAATACCTCGTAGAAGCTGACCACTCAGCCCGCAAGGGCAAACGATACCGGGCGGAAGTGCTGGCGTTTACTGCAAATCTGGAACACAATCTGTTTCAGATTCAAGAGCAGATGATCGCCGTGGACTGTCCGCTCGGCCCATACCGGAAACTGTGGGTGTCCGTGCCGAAGAAGCGGTTAGTGATGGCCTTGCCATACCCTGACCGGATCGTGCAATGGTCATTGTACCAATACCTCAATCCGATTTACGACCGGCTATTTATTGAGGACTCCTATGCCTGTCGCAAAGGCAAGGGAAGCCACAAGGCCGCAGCACGGTTACAATACTGGATGCGGCAAGTAGACCGGAAACCGGGGCCGGGATGGTACTACCTGAAACTGGATATAAGCAAGTTCTTTTACCGTGTGAACCATGCGAAGCTACTGAAAATTTTGGCGAAGCGCATCAAAGACCCGGAGTTGATGAAGTTCCTCGGAAGCGTGGTAAACAGCAGAGCAGAGCCGTTCGGGTTGCCCCGCGGCAAAGCCCCGCAAGATACCCCGCCGGAGGAATGGTTGTACGATGTGGGGATGCCGATAGGCAATCTCACTTCTCAACTCTTCGCCAATATTTACATGAATGAACTTGACCAGTATTGCAAGCACGTTCTGAAAATCCACTACTACATCCGGTACATGGACGACATTGTGATCCTTGGGGAGAACAAGGAAACCTTGCACGAGTGGAAAGCGAAGATCGAAACATTCCTGCATGAAGAGTTGGAGCTTGACCTGAACAATAAAACCTGCATCCGACCGGTGCGGATGGGCGTGGAGTTTGTTGGTGTGCGCATTTGGCCCGCCTACATGAAGCTACGCAAAAGCACGGTTGGCCGGTTGAAACGGGAGGTCAAGAAAATATCAGAGCTTTACGCTTCCGGGCAGATGGATGAAGAAGCGTTCAAACGCCGTGTTGCCAGTATTAAGGGGCTGCTGGAACACACGGAGAGTGAGAGTCTACGGTGGCGGCTGAACCAGATTTATCTTGATGCTGTACGGAAGTACGGAAAGACAGACCCAGAGGAAACGCTCTGGAAGGGAAAGAACGATGGAAAGAAAGTGGCCTGATCTGTGCGAAACGCTGCTCGGTAAGCTGGAAGCGGCGGGAGTAGACACGACCGCAGAACGCGGAGAGTTTGCCGTGCTGTACGCTGAGTGCTGCGCGGGCGGCTGTGGTAAGGCATTGAGCCGGAAAGGAAAAAAAGAAAATGGCAATTAACGCATATTCGCTGGCAAAGGATGGGGGCAAGAAACTGTCTGCAAACTTTACCGTGAAAGAGTTCCGTTGTAAGGATGGGACTGATCCCATCTTTATTGATGATGCTCTTGTGAAGCTGTTGCAGAATATCCGGAATCACTTCGGAAAAGCCGTGACGATCACAAGCGCATATCGCACTGCCGCCCACAACAAGGCGGTCAAGGGCGCAACGTATAGCCAGCATTGCTACGGCATGGCGGCAGATATTCGGGTGCAGGGCGTGGCCGTAGAAACGGTTGCGGCCTACGCCGAAACTCTGCTGAAAGATACCGGCGGCGTTGGACGTTATCCCGTGAAGAACGGTCGCCCTGCTGGTTGGGTACATATCGACACCCGTGCGGTAAAGAGCCGTTGGGTTGGTTAAGAGTAGGAGGAAAACAGTATGGAGAACATTCTGAAAGTTTTTCTGATGGCATTCCCTGAATGGCTGGCTGTCATCTTTATGGTGGTCGGCCTTGTGGTCACGGCACTGGCGGCGGTACGTCTGGGCTATGGCCTTGTTGTCGCAAAGACCGTGTACAAGTGGATCGTCAATGCAGAAGAAAAGTTCGGTAGCGGCGCGGGCGCGGAAAAGAAAGCCCATGTCATTGCCGTACTGCGTGGGTATACCCCCGACTGGCTGGACTGGGCGATCAATGAGCGGACGCTGGACTGGATCGTGCAGATCGTGTTCAACTTCACCAAGAAGAAGCTCGAAGATTACATGGAAAAGAAATCCGCAGAAACCACTACTGTGGCCCACTTCGGTAACGTGGGGGAGGACAACAAGAATCGCAAGGAGTAAACGATGCTGGAATTTATCGTCAAATACTGGGCGCAATGGCTTTTCGGCATCGTGGCGGCAGGTCTGACCGCTGCATACCGTAATCTCTCCAAGAAGATCAAGGCACAGAAAGAGGAAAACAAGGCAATCAAAAACGGTCTGCTGGCAATTCTCCACGACCGGCTGTATCAGGCGTGTACCCATTACATTGAGAAAGGGTACATCGACCTGCCCGGTTTGAAGAACATTGAATACCTCTATAAGAGTTATCACGCTCTGGGAGGTAACGGAACCGGAACTGAATTGTATACGAGAACAAAGGCACTCCCCATCCGGGACGACTGAGCTAAACTACATCCCCGCTGGTGATCCTACCCGGATCGCTGGCGGGGATTTTTTTGTTGCCCTGCGGTGGCCCCGTTGACAAAACGCCAAAAGTCGGTTACATTTGAAATGCGAAACAAAGCGACAAAGAAAGGAGGAAAAATAACGTGCGAAGATTCAAACATCTAACATGGACAGACCGGCTTCGGATCGAGAAGTGGCTGAACGAGGGCATGAAACCCAAGGACATTGCCAGCAAATTGCGGGTGCATATCTCCACGGTATACAATGAGCTACACCGCGGGGAGTATCAGCGGCTGGTGGGCGATACATGGGAGCTTGTGAGCGCGTACAGCCCGGACATTGCGGAGCAGAAATACCAAGCGCACCTGCGGGACAAAGGCCCAGCCCTGAAAATCGGCAAGGATCACGAGCTTGCAAACTACATCGAAACCACGATCCTGAATAAAGAGTGCAGCCCGGCGGCGGTGTTCGGATATGCGCAGCAGGAGGGCAAGCAGTTCAAGACGAGCGTTTCTGTGCAGACGGTATACCACTATATAAAGAAAGGCTTGTTCCTGAATCTCACTCAAGAAGAACTTCCCCGGCACGGGAAACACAAGCAGGCATATAAGAAAGTCTGCAAGAAAGAAGCTGCTCGCGCCCCGGCGGGGGAGAGCATCGAACAGCGGCCCACGGAAGTGAATGAACGGCAGGAGTTCGGACACTGGGAGGGCGACACGGTGTATAGCGGCAAGGGAAAAGTAAAGACGACCTGTGCGCTGTTCACCATGACGGAGCGCAAGACGCGCAACGAGATTATAATAGGGGTTCCGAACCGCAAGGCAGAAACCATTGTGAAAGCGGTTGACGCGCTGGAAAGGAAGCTGGGCGCAAGGAAGTTCCGGCTGATCTTCAAGAGCATCACGTTTGACAATGGCACAGAATTTGCGGCGGCGGATATGCTGGAACGGTCGTGCATCAACAAGACGATCCCGCGGACAAAGGTTTACTTCTGCCATCCCTATTCTTCATGGGAGCGCGGCAGCAATGAACACGTCAACGGCATGATTCGCAGGAAGCATCCGAAAGGCACGGACTTTTCAAAGGTTTCCAAAGAGCAGTTGGCGGCGACAGAGAAGTGGGTCAATGAGTACCCGCGAAAAATCTTCGGGTACAAGAGCAGCGCGATCATGTTCCAACAGTGTTTGAATGAACTTGGCATAGCCATGTAA